GTAGAGAAACATGGTAAACCTTTATTTGATATGATTAAGGATAAAGCGGGTGACCGACCAGTATATTATGTAAGTGGTGAGGTAGAGGCAAAAGACCGAGAACAGATACGTGGTATCGTAGAGGGACAAAAGAATGCAATTATTGTTGCTAGTTTGGGGACTTTCAGTACTGGTATTAATATTAGGAATCTTCATAATATAGTATTCGCATCACCTAGTAAGAGTCAAGTTAAGGTACTGCAATCGATTGGGCGTGGACTGAGGAAGTCTGACGATGGTTCTGTGACCAAATTATACGATATAGCGGATGACTTACATATAAAATCACACAAGAACTTTACGTTGAGACACTCAGCAGAACGTATTAAAATATACACCAAGGAACAATTCCCATATAAGATTTATAAACTTGACTTGAAATGAACCAAATACCTATAGTAGAGAGAAGACCTCGTGGATTATTATTTGGTGGGTTTACCTCTCCCGATGAAAGACATGAAGAATATGCAAAGGAGATTCACACTGACTCAGAAATGGTGGTGCAAGGAATCTTTAATGGTATAGAAGCATTTCGTAGTTTTGGTAATCACAGAATCGCAACCCATATTAGAAAACATGGATGGGATGTAGAATGTATCGATTACAGTATATTCTTTACTAATGATGAACTATCTGAAATACTACGTACCAGAGTAACCAAGGATACTTTGTTTATTGGTTTCAGTATGATGTTCCATACGATGGCAACCGAACGACTTGTATGGTTTACCAATCACATAAGAGAAAACTATCCGTGGGTGACACTCGTTGCGGGTGGACAAAAGACTTGGACAGTTACATGTGTTGAAGCAGATTATTATATCACTGGTAATGGTGAGTATGCAATGAGTGCTTTGTGTAAATATCTCACAGGTGAAGGAGAAGACCTAAAGGTACACAAGACATTGAAGAATGGTGGTAAGTTGATTACCGCACAACACAGTTATCCGTGTTTCCCTAAGAGAGATGCAAACATATCATTCGAAGAACGTGACCATATCAAACCTAGTGAGACAATAAATATTGAGTTTGCACGGGGGTGTATCTTTGAGTGTAAATATTGTTCGTTCCCTCTGTTGGGTATGAAACAAGATACGACCCGTAACGAAGAGAGTGTTTATCAAGAGTTACTAGAGAACTACGAGAAGTGGGGAACAACCAACTACTATATTACAGATGATACAGTAAACGACTCGAAGGACAAGATTGCACTTATCGCTCGTGCAGTAAGAAGACTACCATTCCAACCACATTTCAGTGGGTATGTCAGAGCAGACCTATTGATTACACATGGAAAAGATACTTGGGATGATATGATTGATATGGGATTTACCTCGCATAGTTATGGGGTAGAAACCTTTAATCATAAGTCTGGTAAGACAGTAGGTAAAGGAATGAAACCAGAAAAACTCAAGAAGGGTCTATTAGAGATTCAAGAGTATTTTCGTGAGAGGTCACCCAACTACTATTGTGGTACATTTACAATGATTGCGGGTCTTCCTCATGAAACGTTTGAATCACTAGAAGAAACCAAGAATTGGGTCAACGAGCATTGGGGTGGACATGTCGTATCTTTTCTACCGTTGATGTTATCAGAACCCGATGACGAACAAGCAGATGCGATTGACTGGAAGGTCTACAATAACTTTATGGAATATGGGTATACATACTCATATGATGAACCACATATAACAAATCCCGAAATAAGAAAAAAGGTTGACGGGATGCGGAAGATGAAACGAAACAATAAGAACCGTGAAAAGAATCTATGGAACTACTGGGTGCATCCAAGTGGAGATTATGACTTTATAGATATGATTGAATGGGTACACGAGTTCACCAAAGAACGAGTTGAGTCAAAAATGAATCCCGCTGGCGTATGGCAAACTTGTTTTGTCCATGCAGAAGTATGGGAGAATCCCAAGGAAGGATATAAATATTATAAACAGGGACACGAAAATTTACCAGTTAAAGGTCTGATAAATATAATCAGAAACTATAAACTAAACAAAATGGAATTACAATGAGTTACAGAGAAGAGTTCGAATTAAGACAATTTAAATTAACCTCTGGGGAAGAGATTGTTGCGGAGATTCTCCAGTGGAATGAAGAAGTTCATGGTAGTCTTGAGATTGTGATTAGAAAAGCAATGAGACTAAAATTAGTTGAGACCGAAGAAGGTATCAAGTATTACTCGTTTCGACCTTGGATGGTTTACCAAGAACATCCCGAAGATATTCTTATCTTGAATGGGAACAATGTTATTGGTATAGCATTTCCACCCGATACGTTGGTCTTGCAATACGATACCGCAGTCAAAGAAATGACTGTTATGAACGAAGAAAGAGAACAAGAATTCACTCAACAACTTGCTGATAAAGTTCATAAAGGAAGATTTGCACAAAGAAAACCACGTGCATCAAATGAAGATGGATTGAAAGAATTCTTACAACAGGATAGTGGGAGTAATGTTATCAGTATGTTTGGTGACATAGACCCGACAAAAATACACTAATGCTTAAACTTCGTAATGTACATGATGATTATATCTTTATCAAGATGCTTGATGATGAAGATATGAATATGAGGATAGTTGACCGACTTAATTCATTGGATGAACGCATTCTAGATACTAATGTAGAGTCGGGAATTATTCCCGCAGTAAAACAGTTTCCTGAATTTCAAAAACTACAAACAATCGTAGAAAACTTTTGTAAAGAATCTTCAGAAAAGATACAGTTAGATTGGTGGGGACATCATTCACGAAACGAACCAAACAAATTTTGGAATAAATCATATATACAATCACAGTATTGTAATGTTATGTGGGGAGTACGTCAAGTCAGTGGACAAATCACGACACCGCACGACCATTGGCCAACCACGTGGTCATTTGTTTATTACATCGACCCACCCGAAGGATGTTCTAATTTATTTTTTCCAACCCTAGATTATGGGTTAGAAATTGAACATGGGAAATTAGTTATCTTTAGAAGTCATTTGATACATGAAACTGTATCATTACCATTCGAAGATTACCGATATTGTGTTGCTGGAACTGTAGTATTCAGCCTCCCCGAACGCTAAGCTTATTATACACTGAGAAACAACTTTTGTCAAGCCCTAATTTAAAAAAAATCGGTATTACTTTTTCATGCTTTGACCTGTTCCATGCGGGACATGTTCAGATGTTAAGAGAAGCAAAGACTGTCTGTGATTATCTTATTATAGGATTACAGGTAGACCCTAGTATCGACAGACCCGAAAAGAACTCCCCACTTCAATCTATAACTGAAAGATATATACAGGTAGATGCATGTAAATACGTAGATGAAATTATTCCCTACAGTACTGAATCGGATTTACTAGACCTATTAGAACTGGTTCACTATGATATCAGAATAATTGGAGAGGAGTACAGAGATAAAGACTTCACTGGTAAGCAACTAGCACTTGACAATTGCAGAGAGATATACTATAATAGTAGACATCACAGATTCAGCAGCAGTCAATTACGACATATAATGGAAAATGAAAATGGCAAAGACGGAAAAGATTAAACCAAAAGATAAACCGCATTACGTTAATAATGCACAGTTCTCGCAATCAGTTGTAGACTACTGTACACTTGTAAAAGAAGCAAAAGAGTCTGGTGGAAAACAACCCATCATTCCTGATTATATTGCAACGTGTTTTTTAAAGATTTGTGAAGGATTATCACATAAGGCAAACTTCGTTCGATATACATATCGTGAAGAGATGGTAATGGATGCAGTAGAGAACTGTCTAAAAGCAATTCAGAACTATAATATTGAAGCTGCAACACGTACAGGTAAACCAAATGCGTTTGCATACTTTACACAGATTTCATGGTTTGCATTCCTACGTAGGATTGAGAAAGAAAAGAAACAACAAGATATTAAGATGAAGTATATGGAACAATCTGGTATCGAAAACTTCCTTGACCAAGAGTTAGGTGACGCACAATCAAATCAAGTTGCTGCCGCATTTGTTGACCAACTTAGATTCCGTATTGATGAAATCAAAGACAGAGATAGGGAATGGAAAGAAATTGTTAAGAAGGAACGTAAGAGGAGAACTGTAAAAGTAGACTCTGACTTGGGTGACTTCATAGAAGATTAATGAAAGTAGGATTTATATTATTGGGTGCGTTAGTAGTCAGTCGATTACTACCGTTACCCCCTAATAGTGAACCTCTATTGGGACTTGCTGTACTATCACCATATTTGTCTAAGAACATGTGGGTTTGGTTTGCACCGTTACTGGTCATGTTAATATCAGATATCATTATCGGGTTTCATGGTCACATGATGTTTACATATACTGCTCTTGCAGTCTCACCGTTTATAAGTAAACACATACACTACAAATATCAATCACTTATGTGGAGTTGGTTGTTGTGGCATGTAATGGCAAACTTTGGTCAATCATATCCCGCATTCTCACCAGAGGCACTTGTTTTCGATATAAGATTCTTACTAAGTGGGTTATGTGTATTAGTCGTATATGACTTGACATTTTATGTTAGACGGAGTATAATGACCAAATGAATTACAAAGAACTAAAGAAAGACCGTAAAAAGTTACGTAAAAAAGCAATCAAATTGCAGAACAATTCTGCGGGTAAACTACCCATGGCAGACGCAATAAGAATTGCACAGAAAGATACTGCAACCAAGTAAAGGTACACCACTTTGAAAATCGCTATATTAAACGATACCCATGCGGGTTGTCGGAATTCATCTGATATCTTTATGGATTATCAAGAACGTTTCTATGCAGAAGTGTTTTTTCCATACTTGATTGAGAATGATATCAAACATATCTTGCACTTAGGTGATTACTACGATAACCGTAAGACAATCAACTTTAAGGCACTACAACATAACCGTAAGATATTCCTAGAACCTATGCGTGAACTTGGTATTACCATGGATATAATTCCTGGCAATCATGACGTATACTATAAGAATACTAATGAGTTGAATGCATTGAAAGAACTACAGGGTCACTATATGAATGAAGTGAATCTTGTTATGAAACCAACAGTAATAGATTATGATGGAACAGGTATTGCACTTGTCCCTTGGATTAATCCTGAGAACGAAAAAGATTCACTAGAATTCCTTGCAAACTGTAAGGCAGATATCGTGGGCGCTCACTTGGAACTACAAGGTTTCGAGATGTCCAAAGGTATGCCTTGTATGGAAGGTATGGATAGGAAACACTTTGACCGATTTGATATGGTATTGACTGGTCACTTCCACGCTAAATCAACTCAAAACAATATCTATTACTTGGGTAGTCAGATGGAGTTCTTCTGGAACGATTGTAATGACCCTAAACACTTTCATGTACTTGATACTGAAACAAGAGAGTTAACACCTATTGTTAATCCTATTACCATATATGAGAAGATATATTACGACCATGAGAACATGCGTAAGTTTCAAGACCTCAAGTATCTTGACAATAAGTTCGTCAAAGTCATTGTTACTAACAAGGGTGACCCATATGAGTTCGAACGATTTATTGACCGTGTCCAAGCACAGAAGATTCACGAACTAAAGATTGCAGAAGATTTTAAGGAATTTGTAGGTTCTAATGTGGACGATGGTAATATATCTGTTGACGATACAGAGACACTCGTATACGATTATATTGACAATGTTAATACTGACCTAGATAAAGGACGCATTAAGAAAGAGGTATCTCACTTAATGAAGGAAGCTCAATCAATGGAGATAGTTTAGTGGCAACTAAGAATGATATCACTGGAGACAGTATTCAGACTAAACCCGATGGTGGTACTGAATACGGTGATGGATGGGACAGGATTTTTGGTAACAAGAATCAGAAACACAAACAACAAGACTTGACTGAATTAAATGGTGACGGTAATCGTGACCGTGGACGTTATGGTGAAGACTTGGAAAAAGAACATCCATTCCCTTACTGGGAACACTACTGTACAGTAGAATCTTCCTTAATGGGTGTTGCAATAGGTGAACCTTGTAACTGGTGCGGTCTGACCGAAAAAGATTAGACTTGACTTTATATGATGAAGGTGGTATACTACCCCAATGATAAATTTTAAAAAACTAAGATTTAAAAATTTCCTGTCTACAGGAAATAACTTTACTGATATAAGTTTTGATGACACACCGACTACGTTAGTGGTTGGTCACAACGGTGCGGGTAAGTCCACAATGTTGGATGCACTGTCGTTTGGACTATTTGGTAAACCCCATCGAAAGATTTCTAAGGGACAACTCGTAAATACTATTAACCAAAAAGGTACAATAGTTGAAGTTGAGTTCTCTATTGGTAAACAGAACTATAAGATTGTCCGTGGTATCAAACCTAATAAGTTTGAGATATGGGTCAATGGTAATATGGTTAACCAAGACTCCCATGCAAAAGAATATCAATCGATGCTTGAGAAGAACATTCTTATGTTATCTCATAAATCATTCCACCAGATTGTGGTGTTGGGTTCGTCATCCTTTGTACCCTTTATGCAATTAGCTGGCGGTTCAAGACGTGAGGTCATAGAAGACCTACTTGATATCAATATGTTCTCTAAGATGAACGGACTTCTTAAAGAGAAGATGTCTATTCTTAAAGACCAAATACACAACAACTCACATCAAATCAATCTAGTTGATACCAAAATCAATGCACAAAAGAAGTATCTACGTGACCTGAGTGCGATATCTAGTCACCAGAAGAAACAGAAATTAGATACTATTAAACAGTTACAAGAAGACATTCGTGTACTCAATGAGTCAAATGCGGAGGTCACTGAAGAAGTCACTGCATCTAAAGAAGTCACTACCGAAATTGTTAGTGTGGGTAAGGAACTACAATCTCTCAATGAGTTTGCAGCAGGATTTAAAACACAACAGAAGGATGTAGTCAAACAGGCAAAGTTCTTTGAAGAGAATGACAAATGTCCTACCTGTGACCAAGACATCGACCAGAAACTAAAAGAGTTTCATCTGAACAAGTGTAAGACTCGTGCGGGTACTATTAATGGTGCATTAGAAATGCACAGTCTACGTAAGTCAGACTTGGATGCAAAGTTAGAAGAACTCAATAAGATGCAAGACAATATCCGCAATTGGCAATCTAAGATTGATGCAAACACTCAAGAGATTATGAGTATCAATAGAAACATTGACACCTTGAATGGTGAGGTTTCTAAGATTGACGAAGGTACTGGTGACCTATCAGAAGCAAACACTGAGTTAGAATCCTTGCGTACTGATAAGGAAGACCTACAAGAGTCCAAGTATAAACTCAATGAACAACACTCATACAATCAAGTGTATGCAGAGTTGTTAAAAGACACTGGTATTAAGACCAAGATTATTAAACAGTACTTACCAGTCATCAATCAGTTGACTAACAAGTACCTACAGATTCTAGACTTCTTTGTACACTTTGATTTGGACGAAAGTTTCGTTGAGACTATTCGTTCAAGACATCGTGATAACTTTTCGTATGACTCATTCTCTGAGGGTGAGAAACAACGGATTGACTTGTCCCTACTATTTACGTGGAGACAGATTGCAAAGATGAAGAATAGTGTTGCGACCAATCTACTAGTCCTTGATGAAACTTTTGATTCATCTCTGGATGAAGAGGGTATTGAAAACCTCATGAAGATTATCTCTACACTAGGTGAAGATACAAACGTTTTTGTTATCTCACATAAGAGTGAACTCGAAGATGCACATTTCCATCGTAAGATTGAGTTCGTAAAAGAAAAGAACTTTAGTAAAATAAAGGCTTGACTTTAAATGAAACGTATGGTATCATACACTTTATAAATTACAAAACCGAGAGGAATATATTATGGAATTATCCGATACTACGATGAGTGTTCTAAAGAACTACTCAACTATTAACCCGAACATTGTTGTCACAGAAGGCAGCACACTAAAGACTATTTCAGTCGCACGTAATGTTCTATCTACTGTTGAACTTACTGAAGAGTTTCCACAGTCATTTGGAATCTACGACCTGAATGAATTTCTAAATGTTCTATCCCTAGTGGATTCACCACGACTCAAGTTCGAGAAGGACTTTGTGACCGTGGGTGATTCAACTGGACGTTCATCAGTGAAGTACTTCTTCTCTGACCCTGAGATGTTAACCTCGCCTGGCAAGAATATTAATATGCCAGAAGCAGAAGTTAATTTTGTACTAGATACAGATACATTGGGCAAAGTAAAACGTGCCGCTGCAGCTTTAGGTCACGATGAGATATCAATTACACCTGTGACGGGTGCGATTCGTTTATCAGTCATTGACAGTAAAGACGCAACAAGTAATGTATTCTCTATTGATGTAGAGGGTACGTACCCAGATGATGTTGATTTCAACTTCATCATGAATGTTGGTAACATAAAAGTTGTCAACGAAGACTTTGATGTAAGTATCAGTTCGAAACTTATTTCAAAATTTGCAAGTAAACAATCCACGATTGAATACTTTATTGCACTAGAAAAAACATCTAACTACGGAGCATAAAGATGGCAAAAGCACAACAAGCAGAAAAAGACCACTCTTCAATCTATGAACTTGGTAACAGAGTTTCTCGTTCTACAGTAGCAGTAATTGATACTGTTGTACAACGAGGTGGATTCAAGGGTGAGGAATTATCAACCATTGGTCAACTAAGAGACCAAGCGGTTCAAATTATTCAACTATGTGAGGAGTATCAATCCGAACAAGGAGTTGAAGAGTAAACGTTGCGTTCCTCGTGACGTGGGGGTGTGAGAGTTCCTTTCCTTTCCACCCCCGAATTTTTTCTTGACTATTTGTTTCATATAGTGTACAATGTATATTATTAGAAACACTTTTATTATTATGGAGACATTATGTCTAAAGAATTCCTCTGGGTTGAGAAGTACAGACCCCGACTAATTGGAACTACCGTTCTACCCCAAGACCTGAAAGATACTTTCCAAAAGATTGTAGACTCGGGCGAAATCCCCAACATGTTATTCACTGGTACTGCGGGTACTGGTAAAACTACAATCGCACGTGCGATATGTGACGAACTAGGACTTGACTATATTGTCATCAATGGTTCAGAAGAGGGTAACATCGATACCCTACGTGGTAAAATTAAACAGTTCGCCTCATCCGTTTCTCTCTCAGGCGGTTACAAGGTTGTTATCCTTGATGAGGCGGACTACCTTAATGCACAGTCAACCCAACCCGCACTGCGTGGTTTTATCGAAGAGTTCTCTCAGAACTGTCGATTCATTCTGACTTGCAACTTTAAGAACAAAGTAATCGAACCCCTACACTCTCGTTGCAGTGTGTATGAGTTCAACACATCTAAAAAACAAATGGCACAACTTTGTGGTGAGTTCATGACTCGACTACAAATCATCCTTGATGGTGAAGGTGTCACATATAATAATGATGTTATTGCGGGACTAATTGGTAGGTACGCACCAGACTGGAGACGTGTACTTAATGAAGCACAACGTCATTCTATCTCTGGTAAGTTGGACACTGGTGTTCTCATTAACGAGAGTAATGCAAACTACGGTTTACTTTTCCAGTCATTGAAATCCAAAGACTTCAAGAAGATGCGTAGTTGGGTGGTCAACAATATGGACACCGAACCTGCCGCAATCTTCCGTGGTATCTATGACTCCATGGAGGGTAAAGTTGCACCAACATCTATACCTCAACTGGTCTTGATACTCGCTGATTATCAATACAAGAATGCGTTTGTCGCTGACCACGAACTAAACCTTGTTGCATGTCTGACTGAATGCATGGCAAATGTGGAGTTTGTATAAATAATCATGAACAAATTTTGGACGATATGGAAACATGCACTCGGTTCTTTTGATGAAGAAGACGGGTATGATGTTGAGAATGAAAATAGAATCTCATACATCCGCACGTTTATAGTACTCTCCAATTTATTGTGTGCATACATCATAATGATTAACATTATAATAGGATGGTTTTAGTGCAAAAATGGTGGAGGGTTTGGGCGAAAAGTCTTGGTGAGAAAGTCGGAGAGACTGACCAACAAGCAAACACCATAGCAGTCATTCGGACTGTTTGGTGGTTAACACACATGGCAACATGTATTTTTATTATTTTAAATGCGATAGCAAATCACGGTTGGGATTTATTATGAGTTATCAAGAACAAGTAGAACAGTTCATGATGCAAGGGGAACAGAAGTTTCCTCAAGATATCAAATCAGACATGGCAGACCTGTACATGTCTCTAATCACAGAAGAGTATAACGAAACATGGGAAGCATTCCATAAACGAGACCTCGTAGAAGTTGCGGATGGTCTTGCAGATATGGTGTGGGTCATTATGGGTATGGCATCCGTATTGAATATTCCTTTTGATGCAGTATGGAATGAAGTCCGTGCATCCAATATGTCTAAGTTCGTTGACGGTAAAGTCGTTAAGAATGCAGACGGTAAGATTATGAAACCTGACGGATACTTCCGTCCAGACATTGCGAAGGTGTTAAATGATTAAATATTTACGACAAGTATCCAACGTTCTCGACCAAGTAACAACAGACAAATTTGGTAATCGTATCCACAAAGATACAGGTGACTATGTTATTATTGTTGCAAAAAGTGAAGAGAAAGTAGAACATCAACCAGTAACCATGGTCAAAGTGAATAACGAGTGGTTACCTAAACAGATGGAATTCGATTTTGGATAAGTGGGATGTAGCACATATGAAGACCGCAAAAGTTTATGCGAGTCTATCTAGTGCCAGAAGATTACAGGTAGGTGCAGTTATCGTAAGAGATAATAGAATCATCTCTATTGGATACAATGGTATGCCTAGTGGATGGGACAATAACTGTGAACATACTACCGTTGTAAATAAAGCGTTGCCTGGCGAACCAGATAACTTTGTAGAAACTTTAAAAACTAAACCAGAGGTAATACATGCGGAATCGAATGCAATCACGAAAGTTGCAGCTTCAACGGAACAGACGAAGGGTGCAGTTCTTTACACAACACACGCACCATGCGTTGACTGTGCCAAACTCATCCACCAGTCTGGAATCGAACGAGTTGTCTATGCAGAAGAGTACCCCAAAGGTGACCAAGGATTGACTTTCCTTGACAAGTGTGGTATAGTAGTTGATGTACAACCGCTCTAGGTATATTAAGAACAAATACGGATATCCTTCTACTAAGAAGGGTACTCTAATTGACATTTATGTGTGAGAAACAATGAATCCCTTTAATTATGTAAACAGTATCAACCTATCCAAGAAGGACATTATGATTACTCCAGAAGATGAGAAATCATATAATTCCTTTATGGTTAACCGTAGTCTATCGTATTTCTCTGATACCGCTGTAATTGCGAATGAGATGAACCGATATCACCATCTAGATTCCCGTCTACAATATTCATTTCTTATAAATATAATTAGGAAACGAAAACGTTTCTCTAAGTGGGTAAAACCTGAATTAGAACATGACCTTGAGTCGGTGAAAGAATACTATGGATACAGCAATGAAAAAGCTAAACAATGCCTACATCTCTTATCACCTTCTCAGTTAAAAGAAATAAAAGAAAAGGTGAATAAAGGTGGAAGAAAGTAATTTAGTAAAATGGGCTCCTGTGAACATGTTAGAGGTAACTCTAGCAGAACCAGATGACTTCCTTAAAGTTCGTGAGACTCTGACTCGTATCGGTGTCGCATCACGCAAAGAACAAAAACTATTTCAATCCTGTCATATCTTACATAAACAGGGACGATACTATATTGTCCATTTTAAAGAGTTGTTTATGTTGGACGGAAAGAAAGCAAATCTAGAAGAGAGTGACGTGCATCGTAGAAATACAATTGCAACATTGTTATCTGACTGGGGATTAGTTGAGATTCAAAACAAAGAAGTATGTCAAGAATGCGCCCCTCTACGACAAATCAAAATAATCGGTTTCAAAGATAAAGCAGAATGGGAGTTGTGTCCCAAGTATAATATAGGTAACAAATAAATGACACAGTGGTTGTTTAATAAGTTATCACCTTATGCTATTCAATTTAGAGAATGGTCTAAGGGTAAAACATGGATACAAATACCGTTATGGATTCTTATCGCATGGATGTTAGGATTCGCTAATCCTTACTGGTGTGTATATCCTGTTTGTTGGATTCAATAGTGTTTGAAGAACATAGGGAAGAGATTCGCAGTAAGAAACACTGGTGGTCTAAGATACCTTTTCAGTGGGACTGGAACGACATGTTGCACCTTGTTGATACTCATCCACAAGAGTTATATGACTGGAATCGTGAGAAACAAAGACTAGGATTAAACTCTTTTCATAGAAGACCTTCTGCACCTCAGTTTGCAAAAAACCTTGTTGCAGAAATGGAGAAGTTCTTTGTTGAACCCGCTCCAAAGAAAGACGAATATACGAAGGGAAGACCTCAAATAACAAACATTGCGTTTGTTGGATTTGGACAGTTTTCTGGTTCGTACCCAAGACATAAAGACAGTATGGATGTCTTCTTGGTTCAAGTAATCGGTGACTGTAAGATAACTATCGGTGAACAAGAAGAACCAAGGAATAGTGACGAAACAACTGTAATGAAGCCTGGCGATTGTGTTTTCATACCAAGAGGTACATGGCATCATTTACAACCCTCAGTATCTAGAGTCACATTCTCATTTGGATTTGAGAGTGACCCAGACTGTGACCCAAAAACTTTTATATAAGGCTTGAATTATAAAAATTAATCCTTATATATAGTAGTGTGAGAAATAATTCTCACATGCGTGAATGCCGTTAATCGGGTTCACGTCCATCTTGCTAAATTAATATAGGAGATAAAGCAACATGACAAATCTAAAAGTAGGTAAACAACTTTTCCCACGTTCAGCATTTATTGGTTTCGACCATTTATTTAACGAACTGGAATACGCAACCAAACACGCTAACGACCATTACCCACCTCACAACATTGTGAAGACTGGTGAAGATGAGTTCGTCATTGAGGTAGCAGTTGCGGGATTCACACAGGACGAAATAAACGTTGAACAGAAAGAACGCTCATTGACCATTAGTGGTTCACATGAATCTAGAGACCGTGAAGTAATTCACAGAGGTATCTCTACAAAAGCGTTTAGGAGACAATTTAGACTTTCTGAGTATGTTCTAGTAACTGGTGCTTCACTAAAAGACGGTATCCTTGCAGTTACATTGAAGACGGAAATCCCAAAAGAGAAGCAGCCTCGTTCAATTAAAATAAGTTAATTGCGAGGAAAAAATGAAATTAACCGAAGCTAAATTAGAGTTCGGTTTGTTTGTAGGAACTATGATGTTAATGGTTCTTGCACTACAACCCTTACTGTAAAAACGAGAAGGGGGCGGGAAACTGCCCCTTTCATTATGTTATGAAAGCATATATGATTGCAGACCTGAACAATCCAACTTCCGTGAGATATACGGAGATTGCATTAGAGTCATGGCATAATAAAACCCCCCTTGACATTGAAGTCATTCAGTGTTATACTCCCGACACAATATCAGAATTAGAACCTCTCTATAACTGGCAACCATTGTTACATCATGGTCAAAAGGAACAGAAACAGTATGCGTCATCCACTGAAAAGTCTGGAGACATTACACACTGGCAGTTAATAAAGAAACGTTCAGAGTCTAAATCAAGATTCTACGTATTGGAACATGACTCATATCTAGAAGATGCAGACGAATTTAAACGACAGTTTGATTTTACTATGGAACATGGATTGTCTTATGCAAACCATGGACTCTACATGTCTTGTTATTCTTTTTCTAGAGTTGCAGCAATACATATACATGACTTGTTAACACAACGAGCATTTCCTTTAAATGGAGGCCCGTTTGGATGTGTAGAAAGATTGGTAAAAACATATCTAAGTGAAAAACCTGACCGCAAGGCAAAGTATACATGGATGTTACATCATCCAAATACAGAGGCAGTAAGTGTGGGATGGTCTGCCGAAGAAATGTTTCAAGCATATAATTTTAAGAAAAATGATACTCCCTTCAAACGTGCATCAACCCAGATTATATCCAAGTCTATGGGAATCACCCAAAATCATATAGGGTTGGATTTGTCATTAAGAAAAGGTTTTAAAATAATTGAATAAAAAGCTTGACAAACCCCGTTGAGTTTAGTATAATAGATGTATTGGTTGGGAATGACGTGACCACCCGCCTAGGGAAGTTTGTGACTTGACGGTGAGTAAGCGACTGACTCCATTAGACTGATTAACATATCAGTGATGGAATCGACATAAGGTGGAAAAGTTAAAAAAACAAAATCAATAGAATTCAAACTTACCGAGTTACAAATGCGTAACAGTACAGTAAGGAGTCTTCCCCCCTAGAGGGTTGAAGGAAAGAACACACTGATTAGGTGTCCCTCAAAGTAGCTTCAATCCTTGATGATGGGGGTTTTTTTTATCTTGACTTTTGTATTATCTTCCTGTATAATACAACATTAACTTAGGATTTTCTATGGATTTTTATACATCAATTGACCGTTACGGCAGCACCCTTTTATATCGTGGGTACTCTGGTGGTCAACGAGTCAAGAAACGTATCCCGTTTAAACCAACACTGTTTGTAAACTCTCGTAATAAGAACAACGTATCTGGTTGGTCTTCATTAGAGGGTAGACCAGTTGAACCCATTGAATTTGAGACTATGCGTGAAGCAACCGAATTCACCAAACGTTATCAACACGTGGACAACTTCAAGGTCTATGGACAAAACAATTTCATCTCACAATTTATCGCACAGAAGTTTCCGAATGATATAAAGTTCGAACGTGAACTACCTGTAATCACCACCATTGATATTGAGGTCGCATCTGACCAAGGATTCCCTGAACCTGATAAGGCAGACTATCCTGTTATCTCTATCTGTACCAAGTCCAGTAAAGAAGACTTCTTCCGTGTCTGGGGTCTAGGTGAATACACTCCCAAAGAAAACTGTATCTACAATCAATGTGACAATGAGTTACAACTATTGGATACATTCCTTGACTACTGGCAGAATCATGGGTCACCTGATATCGTCACTGGTTGGAACAGTAAGGGATTTGATATTCCTTATCTTGTTAACAGAACAAGAAAAGTTATTGGAGAAGAGTCCACCAAGAGATACTCACCTTGGGGTGTTGTATCCGCACGTACTGTACGTGGTAAGATGGGACACAAAGATGTGGAGACCTATGACCTTATGGGTATTGCACAGTTAGATTACTATGACTTGTTTCGTAAGTTTACACTCAACACTCTAGGTCAACAAGAATCATATCGACTTGACCATATCGCACACGTGGTACTTGGTGAACGTAAACTCTCATATGAAGAACACGGTAACCTACATACATTATATAAAGAAGACCATCAAAAGTTTATTGACTACAATATCAAGGACGTTGAGTTGGTTGATATGTTGGAAGAAAAACTGGGATTGATTACTCTTGCAATGACTATGGCATATCGTGGTGGTACTAACTTCGAGGAAGTATTCGGTACGACTACTATTTGGGATACAATCATCTATCGTATTCTTAACCTACAGAAGATTGCAGTACCATCCAAAGAAGAGAAACCCAAGGGTGACTTTGCGGGTGGATATGTAAAAGAACCCCAAGTTGGTTCACATGATTGGGTAACGTCCTTTGACTTGAACTCCCTGTATCCTATGATTATTGTACAATACAATATGTCACCTGAGACTGTGGTAGATGGTTTAGTTGATACTGACGTAGAACGTATGTTACAAGGTATGACTAAGACCGATAGTAATTATGCAACTGCACCATCTGGTGTTCGTTTCCGTAAGGATAAGGAAGGTATTATTCCTAGTGTGATTCGACAGTACTATGCAGAACGTAAACAAATCAAACGTGAGATGTTGGACGCAAAACAAGAATACGAACAGACCCCAACAAAGTCCCTTGCAAACAAAGTTGCAACTCTAGATAACCAACAGATGTCTATCAAGATTCTTATGAACAGTCTCTATGGTGCATTGGGTAATCGATGGTTCAGATACTTTGACCAACGTGTTGCAGAGTCTATTACTCTTGCGGGTCAGTTATCAATTCTCTGGGCAGAACGTGCGGTCAATCATGAGATGAACAAACTTCTCAATACTGACGAAGACTATGTGATTGCAATTGATACTGATTCAGTCTATATGCGTATGGGTGACCTAGTCAACAAGTTCAACCCCAAAGACCCTGTAAAGTTCTTGGATAAGATTTGTTCCGAACACTTTGAACCTGTACTGACTAAAGCTTATGAAGTTCTTGCAGACTATACCAATGCATATGTCAATCGTATGGAGATGGGACGTGAGGTTATTGCAGACAAAGGTATTTGGGTTGCAAAGAAACGATACATTCTGAATGTACATAACAATGAGGGTGTCCAATACAAAGAACCAAAACTCAAGATTATGGGTATTGAAGCGGTCAAGTCATCAACCCCGATGGTTGTTCGTGATAAGATGAAAGAGATGTTCCACATACTTGTGAATGGTACTGAGTCTGAGACCCAACAGTATATCAGAAACTTCCGTAATGAGTTTTCCTCGTTACCACCTGAAGATGTATCATTTCCCCGTGGTGTAAATGATGTCAAGAAATGGAAAGATACAAAATCTATTTACAAGAAGGGTACACCTATCCATGTGCGTGGTGCTTTGTTATATAACAAGCATACCAAAGGAATGCGTCATGAGGAAATCAAGAACGGTGAAAAGATTAAGTTTGTCTATCTAAAAGTTCCGAACCCGATAAAAGAAAACATCATATCATATCCGCAGAACCTACCCCGTGAGTTGGGTCTTAATAATTATATTGACTATGACAAGATGTTTGACAAGACATTCCTTGACCCACTTGAACCTATTATGGATGCAGTCGGTTGGACTGCTGAACCTCAGTCATCATTAGAAGATTTCTTCGCTTGACATTTTAAGGAGACTATGGTATTATATACACAATGAAATATTCACTTACAATCTTTCAAAATACTTTTGACAACAAGACCCACCGAACTATGACGTTCGATTCGTGGGAAAAGTTCGTTGTATTGTTAAGTGAACTATATGATAAAAAAGGAGAAAAAGGTGGTAGAAATTCTAGTCCTCTTATTAGTCCTGCTAATTATGTCACCGATACTACACGGTCTAATAAGAATGTTAATCGCTGGTCTGGTTGGTGCTGTCTTGACGTTGATGATTATATGGTACATACTGATTCCAATCGCAGTCCTGTTGAGTGCCTAAAACAACAACTACAAGAAAAGTATGGTCGATTTGAGTATGTGTGTTATAACACTGCATCATCTAGTAAAGACCAACCCAAGTTCAGATTAGTATTTCCCCTGACACGACAAGTTGATAGAAAAGACTTACCACACTTCTGGTTTGCTATGAACAAACGGTTTGAGGGTATGGGTGATGAACAAACAAAAGATTTATCACGGATGTACTATGTCCCCGCACAGTATCCAGACGCATATAGTTTTATGTTTACTAATGAAGGTGTGCATCTTGACCCTGATATGTTGATGGACAAGTATTCGTTTGTTGAACCACAAGGTAATACTTTCATGGATAGATTGCCACCTGAACTACAGAAAGCAGTCTTAGAACATCGTAAGAATTCACTAGATAACACAGATTACACTTGGACATCATATCGTGATTGTCCGTTCTTCCCTAGAAAGTTAGAACAAGAATATAGAAGTATTACTAATACTGGTTGGTATCATAAAATGTATCAGATTATGATTGCAGTAGCTGGTAATGCAGTTAGTAAAGGGTATCCTATTTCCGCATCTCAGATTGCAGAAATGTGTACTCAGTTAGACATGGAGACTGGTAACTGGTATGAGAACCGACCATTAAACAAAGAAGCAGACCGAGCATTGGAGTACATATATCGTAATGGATAAGTGGCAAGTAATACAAGGACGTAAGTCCGAGAAAGATAAAATACTATTGTACCAAGGAAAAGCCGTTTCTTTTCGTGACGTTGCAATGATGTGTATATTCTTCATGGAGAATGAAGACATACTATATCCACCATCCCGTGGTCTAAAAGGTGCGGAGATGTTTAAAGACTATATAAAAGAAGTGTTAGAAAACAGAAAAGTTCCTACGGATAGTAAATATGCGATTAGGAAAAACCACGGAGTTGTAAAAGTATGAGAATATTGATTACTGGTGCAGCGGGTTTCATTGGTTCACATCTTGCAGATAGTTTATTAGAAGATGGATTTGATGTTGTTGGATTAGACAACTATAACAACTACTATGACCCCGCACTTAAAAAAGACAGAGTTGCATACTTTGGTCATCAAGTATATAAGGCAGATTTAAAAGAGTTTGACGAAGTAGACCGTGCATTTAATAAGTTAATGCCAGATGTAGTCATTCACCTTGCCGCTCGTGCGGGTGTACGTGACTCTGTTGGTAATGAACAGTTATATCACCAAGACAATATCATTGGAACACAGAACCTTATTCAAGTATGCAAAATGTATAAGGTTAAGAAAGTTCTCTATGCATCTACTAGTTCAGTCTATGGTGGAACACCTATCCCTAAAACAGGATGGGTTGAAGATGAGGTTACTGGTCACCAGTTGAATCCATATGCATATACAAAGTATTGTAATGAATGTCAGTTTAAAATCTCTGGACTAAACAATATAGGACTAAGGTTCTTTACTGTATACGGCCCTTGGGGTAGACCTGACATGGCATTATATCAGTTTGCAGATTCGATTGTTGCGGGTGATTCTATTGAAGCATATAACTATGGTAATATGAAAAGAGACTTCACCTATGTTGGTGACATTATCGAAGGTATTAAATTAACACTATTTGCTGACCTACCGTCTGGAGAAATCTTCAACATAGGTAGAGGTAAACAAGTAGAACTTATGCATTTTATTGATTGTATAAGTAAAGAACTGGGTAGAGATGTTGATGTAGTTCTCGCACCTCGACACCCCGCAGATACTCTAGAGACTTGGAGTAATACTGCGAAACTAAGAGAACTAGGATATAAACCCAGAGTAAACATTGAAGTAGGTGTTGAGGCATTTATTAGATGGTACAAAGATTATTACGGAGTAAATTAATGAAAGATGATGGTTTAAGAAATCTAAATCCTGACGGTTCACCTCAACAGGTGCAGACAAGACTAAAAATTGGTATTGTTGGTCATGGTTTTGTAGGGGGTGCAGTAGACTATGCGTTTACCCATCCTGAAATTGATATGTATTATGTTGACCCAAAACACAATACAACGATTGATGACTTGGTTGATTGGCAACCACATGTGTCGTTTATTTGCGCTCCAACTCCAATGTCGGATGATGGGTTTGTTGATGCGTCCATTGTAGAAGACGCAGTATTAAAACTATTGGAACATACAGAAGGTGGTGTTGTTGTCAAATCAACAATCACTCCAGATATTGTTGACCGTTTATATTCTTCAATCTTTGAAGATGACATCAAACGTTTGACTATCAACCCTGAGTTCCTGACAGAATCAAATGCAAAAGAACAGTTTGTAAATGCAGAGTATCATGTTATTGGTGGTCACCCTGACGCATGTCAAGGTCTTGCACAGTTGTATGATGTGTACAGTCTATGTACTGCAACAGAATATTTGTTCTGTTCTGCACCAGAAGCTGCATTCATTAAGTATGGAGTGAACTCATTCCTTGCAACTAAAGTAACATTCTTTAATCAATTATATGATTCTGCAATTGGATTTGGTTGTAATTTCCCTACTATTGCAAATGCAATCGGTAAGGACAAAAGGATTGGTGTTGGTCACACCCGTGTGCCTGGCTATGATGGTAAACGTGGATTCGGTGGTGCGTGTTTCCCCAAGGATACAAAAGCATTTACTTTATTCGACCCTAGCTTGACTTTAATTGATAAGTGTGTTAGTATAAACAATGAATTTCGTAATGGTTACGAATTAGATAAACGTGAGGAAGAAAATAATGTCAAGTATGATGGACAAGCTGAAGAAGAACAGCAAGATAAAAACGACAGCGATACTGTCGGAGAGTAAATTTTTTACAGAAACAGATATGGTGCCAACCGATGTTCCAATGGTGAACGTTGCGTTGAGTGGAAGTATTGACGGTGGTATCACGCCTGGCTTAACGGTACTAGCAGGCCCGAGTAAGCACTTCAAAACTTCATTTGCATTGCTAATGGCAAGTGCATATATGAAGGCAAAGAAGGACGCAGTAATGCTCTTTTACGATAGTGAGTTTGGTAGTCCCCAATCTTACTTTGAGCAATTCGGAATTGATACCTCACGGGTGTTACATACACCCATCGCCAATGTCGAGGAACTCAAGTTTGACTTAATTGGTCAACTTGAATCAATCGATAGAAAAGATGACGTAATAATCGTTATCGATTCAATTGGTAATCTCGCATCCAAAAAAGAGTTAGAGGATGCAATCAACGAGAAGTCGGTGGCAGATATGTCCCGTGCTAAAGCATTGAAGGGTCTCTTTAGGATGTGTACTCCATATCTGACCATGAAGAATATCCCTATGCTTGCCGTCAACCACACATATAAAGAAATTGGACTATTCCCTAAAGACATCGTAGGTGGTGGTACTGGTATATACTACAGTGCAGATAACATCTGGATTCTGGGAAGACAACAAGATAAACAAGGAACTGAGATAAAAGGTTACAGGTTTATCATTAATGTGGAGAAATCACGTTATGTTAAAGAGAAATCTAAAATACCTATCACAGTATCTTGGGAAGGTGGTGTCCAACGTTTCAGCGGTCTTTTGGATGTCGCTCTCGTTGGTGGTTATGTCGCTAAGCCTTCTAATGGTTGGTACTGTCGTGTGGATAGGGATAGTGGTGAATTGGTTGACCCAAGAGTTCGAGAGAAGGACACCCTTCAAGAAGAATTCTGGAAACCAGTCTTCGCAGATACCGACTTCGCAGACTTCCTCAAGTCACAATACTCAATTGGACTCGCACAAAAAGTAGACATGGAAGAGATAGCAAATGTCGAATGATATTGAGAATATGCTCAGTGAAAAGATTCACTATGAACTTGTTCCTTCGGATGACCCCCATGGATGGGATGTCCGAATACTAGAAGAGTATCCTGAAACGGTTATTACTTTTGGTGCAATCAAGTTTGTAGGAATCGATGATAGTGGAGACGATGGAGAGATTAGATTTGATTTCTCCATCAAATCCTCACCAGACCCAGAATTAACAACAGAAGACTTGACTTTTCAAGCATATGTTGGTACAATACTTAATAGCGTAATAGGTACAGCTATTGCAGAGGGAACTATGGTTGCACAGGATAGTGACTCTGGTCAAATTATGGCAACAGAAGAAACACATGAGGACTTAGAAGAATTATATAATGAATATCAATCTAGAACAGACAGTACTGCGGAATCTACTGACCAATGATGACTACATGCGGAAGGTTCTTCCGTTCATATCACCTGATTACTTTGATGGAGTCTACAAAGGACTATTCAAAGAAGTCACTAAATTTGTAGCAAAATACAACAAACTACCAACTCTTGAATCATTCAAGATTGAAATCGATGAAGAGAACTCTCTTGCGGATGACCAATATCGTTCCGCAATAGACCTTCTTCCTAATATTTTTACACCCGAATCTGAGAACCTTGAATGGTTAATTACACGAACTGAGAAGTGGTGTCAAGACCGTGCGGTCTATAATGCGGTAATGGAATCTATTTCTATTATCGATGGTAAACATGCAACAATGCAAAAGAATGCAATACCCGATGTATTGTCTAAAGCACTTGGTGTTACGTTTGATACTAATATCGGTCACGATTATCTAGAGAATGTAGATGGTCGTTATGATTTCTACCATGAACAAGAAGAGAGGATACCTTTTGACCTTGATTACTTTAACCAGATTACTAAAGGCGGTTTACCGAATAAGACTCTCAACATTGCACTTGCTGGCACTGGTGTTGGTAAGTCTCTGTTTATGTGTCATGTCGCTTCCAGTGCATTAAGTCAAGGACGCAATGCATTGTATATTACTATGGAAATGGCAGAAGAACGTATCGCAGAACGTATTGATGCAAACTTACTGAATGTTCCTATTGACCAACTAGAGAATCTATCCAAGACTATGTTCACAGATAAGGTTCAACAGATTGCCGCAAAGACTCAAGGTAAACTTATTATTAAAGAGTATCCTACTGGACAGGCAAACACGGCACACTTCCGTGCATTACTGAATGAGTTGAAACTCAAGAAGAACTTTGTCCCTGAGATTATCTTTATTGATTACCTGAACATATGTGCATCATCTCGTATGAAAGGTATGGGTGGTGCAATCAACTCTTATTCTTATATCAAGTCTATTGCAGAAGAGTTACGTGGACTCGCAGTTGAGTTCAATGTACCCATCATGTCTGCAACCCAGACTACACGTTCGGGTTATGGTAATGATGATGTTGGTCTAGAAGATACTGCTGAGTCATTCGGTCTACCCGCAACTGCTGATTTAATGTTTGCATTGATATCTAATGAAGAACTAAATAACCTTGGTAAGATAATGGTTAAACAGTTGAAGAATCGTTACAATGACCCGACACGTCACAATCGATTTACCATAAAGGTTGACCGTAGTAAGATGCGTCTGGAAGATGATACCGATGAAGAAATGATTCCGAATGACCCTGATAAAGGATATGATGACAAACCTTTATTTGATAAGACTTCGTCTGGTAAGAGAATCAATCAAGAAAACTTTAAAAACTTTAGGATGGAATGATGGAATCGTATGGATGGCCACTACTAACCCTCGTACTAATGTATGGTTCATACTGGTTAGGAAAAATACATGGATTTATGGATGGAGAAGACGAAGGTTTTTTGATGGGTGTAGAACAAAGTCGAGCGCCTATCACACGTTCTATTCTCAAATGGATTCGTGCAGACAGAGATATCAATATCAGTGACCCTGAAATTGAAGCAATAATAAAACACCTAGAAGTAGATGTTGATTTACAAAATGGAAAACAAAGGAAAATTAACTATTATGAATAATGTAAATTTAATTGCGTTGAGTAAACCATCCGCAAGTACGGATTGTCACACTGCAAGTGAACTGGTTGCATATACAGCTAGAGTAAGTAACCCTACGAATCAAAGTAATAAGAAAACCGCACCTAAGTTACTGAAGTATCTTATGAAAGAAAATCATTGGTCACCATTTGAAATGGTGCATATGACCATGGAAATTAAAACGACTCGTGATATCGCAAGACAGATTATTCGACATCGCTCATTCTCATACCAAGAATTCTCACAACGTTATGCTGAAGCAAAGGTCTTTGAAACACGTGAGGCACGTCTACAGGACGAAACCAATAGACAAAATTCTATTCCGACAGATGACAGTACACTAAAAGAATGGTGGAACATGTCACAACAAAGTATGATAAGATACTCTACAAAAGCATATGAAGAAGCGTTAGAGAAAGGTATTGCAAAAGAACAAGCACGTGCATTGTTACCTGAAGGTTTAACTGAATCTACATTGTATATGGCGGGTAGTCTACGTAGTTGGATTCATTATTGTGACCTAAGACGAGCAAACGGAACTCAGAAAGAACATATGGACATTGCTGAACAATGTTGGGATATCATCATGGTTCACTTTCCTGAATTAGGATTAAGGGATGAGTGAGATAACAATCCGTAATAAGGGTTTACTCAAGACCCTTAACGAAACGTTGGATATGTTCTTAGAACATAAAGACCTTTGTACGGAATTGTCAGATAATTTACAGAAAGATATGCCCGTTGAAAATTGGGAAAACTTCTGTAAAGAAGAATACATGCATGAAATGATTGCAAAGGGTGATGCTCATCAAGGATTCCCTGAAAGAGGATTTGGTTTTCAAGTAGCACAAGGTGCTAAACAAAGACCTGATATATTTGAACCATTGAAGAAATGGACTAAGACTGAACTCCCTATGAGATTTGGTGCAAGGTCAAACTCCCTGACATCTTATTATCCACCCAATGGATTTGTAGGATGGCATACTAATTGGAATGCATCTGCATATCAATTGATTCTTTCATGGAGTGAGACTGGTGACGGATATTTTTCTTATTATGACAGAAAGTCTGATACGATTATTACTGAACCTGATAAGAAAGGATGGCAAGCTAGATGGTATAGGTTTGGTCGTCAAGACGAACCCCAACATCATTGTTGGCACGCTATGTGGACAAACTGTCCCAGATTTACACTTGCATTTAAATTCCCTTATTTGGTTTCGACTTCTGAGTCTCACATCAAAATTGAGAAAGAAGACGGTGCTTTTGACCAATTGATGGATTTCGTAGAAGATTTAGAAAGTGCTTGACTTTTCGCCATCATGGTGATATACTGTAGAGATAAATTGAGGAAATTATGGAAATAGATTACAAATATAATGAAGACAAGGCAATCAAAGAATTGTCTGATTACATTGACGGAACGTATGGACAACACTACTCGAAGAATAAGTTTCAAGCAACTGAGTTTATTATCGATGGTGGACATGGTGATGGTTTCTGTATAGGAAACATCATGAAGTACGCACAACGTTATGGGAACAAAAATGGTTTCAATCGTGCAGACTTGATGAAGGTCTTACACTATGCAATCATTCAATTACATGTACATGACCATTACGAGAGGTAGTCATGAGAAAGGAACGTATTCCTTTAAAGGGTGGTGCAGAATGGGATGCACTCACAAAGTCACGTAAGTACTACGTGTATCTAACGAATAGTGGTGTTGTAAAATCTATTAAGAAACAGTACAATAAACGACTTCGTAAACACCTCAAACAGTTTGATAAGAATGATGTCAAATATCGTGACGGTGATAATACCTAAAATAATTTCAGAAAAAGCTTGACAAACAGCGCCATTCTTGTTATAATAACAATATAATCAAGAAAGGAGAGATTATGAAAACATTGAAAAAACACGGATTATTGGATTGGGACTTCATTCAACCAATATTGATGTTAACTGTTATGTTAGTTATTGGAGAATTAGTATGAATAATGTGATTGAATATGATGTCTATGAGTCATTCAATAAGAGTGGGTCATGTAGACAAGGTGAGATAACCACTACTTACGACACACTTCACAATCTTTTCGGTACACCGTCTTACACAGACGCAGACCCATATGAGAAGGTATCTTGTGAGTGGGTTCTGAATGTTAAGGTCAGAGATGAAGGTGACGGATACGATGATTGGTATTACGAACAAGTCTCTATCTACGCATGGAAGTATGGTAGAATTCCTACTGAAGAATGTCAATGGAATATCGGTGGTTTCAATTGGGAAGCATCTGAAATCGTCCAGTCAATAATTGAATCGGGTGTTGAACCCGCATATAGTGAGGTAGCTTAATGTCTAAGATGGGACAATTTGTTTTTGAATGTCAAGAGATTGCGGAAAGCAATTCTCATGAGTCAAAAGAATCGGTCATTGCAGAAGTCGAACAGACTTTTGTTGGTGAACGAAAGTATCTAGTACCTATGGCAGTTGATTCTGCGGTAGGATACTGGGAAGAAATTCAGTCAGATTTACGGATGTATCTCTGACTGGTAATATTAACTCTAACTAAGGAATTATGAGAAAGAGTAACTTTAATAGGAGACCACAACGTCCTAAACCAAAGGTGTGGCCAAAAGACGGTGCAAGAGAAGTCACTGTCAGAAACGGAGATGTAGAAACTGCATTAAAGATTTTCAAAAGGAAAGTCAAGAAGTCTAACATTCTCTTTGATTTGAAGAAGAAAGAATTCTTTGAAACTAGGAGAGAAACTAGACGTACTGCAAAACTGAAAGCAATCAGAAGAGTTCATAAGAAAAGGATTAAAGACCTAGAACTCGAAGAGAGAATGAAGTTCCGTTACAGATAAGTCACTTTATTGTCACACAACTGTAACAATCCGTATAAATAAAAGTATATGGAGAAAAGAAATATGTGGAAGAAATTACACAAACTTATGAAGTCTGCAAGACTACACAAAGTTATAAATATGTCTATAGGTTAAAGGAGTGTACCATGAAAAAGACGAAACGTATAAAGTCTCGTCACGCACGGGTACTGTTCGCAAAGGACAGTCCTTTTACCCACAAGGTTGTGCCTGACAAGACCAAGTATAACCGCAAAAAGAATCCCCGCAAAGTCGGGGATTTTTCTTATTGGTCTTTATTAAATTCTCTAAAAGGTCTAACCTTCCCATCGTAGAATAACATCTTATACCAAGGAGTATCTCTTTTCATACGTGGGATTGTATACTCAAACTTCTTCCCTTCTTTGTTAATCCAAACCACGTGATATCCAATCCATCTTCTTGACGGATACCATTGTGCCTTACCACCATTTACAATCAGATTCTCTAGTGTCCAGAAATAACAATTGTTCTTTTTAGTGAACAAACGTATTGGCCATGACCAGAAAAACACAATCATGAGTGCAAATGTAATCCATTTTCTGTATAAATTATCCATATAATTATATATACAGACCCTTGTTTGTATAAATAAAGGCATGGATGAGATGGTAATACTAGTCTCCGAATTGGGTTTTCCAGTTGCTGCTGCATGTTTGGGTGGGTTCTTCATGTTCCTAACATTAAAATACATAATGAATGGTGTTATTGATAAGGTAAATTTTATCAGTAATATGGTCTCTGGTCTCGATAATCGGGTAAAAAATATGAATCACGATATGATTCGTATGGATACAACCATGTGTGTAGTATTAGGAATCAAACCAGACTTGAATAGAATTAGTAGAGCGGATGGACAGAAAGATGCACGGAGGGATTAATTGTTGAAACAATGGATGTAGTTACAGCAATAAAAGATTTCGGCTTTCCGATAGTTGCCGCATTGGGGATGCTTTACGTCATCTATTTTGTGTGGAAGACTATAACACAACAAGTAGAATCCAAGTTAGATGATGCACATATAGTCATTATTGGTCTTATTGACCGAGTGAGAATGTTAGATAATGATATCATTCGATTGCAACAGAAATTAGATACTGCAATAGAAATGGGGAGAAAAGAAAAAGAAGATGAAGAATAATTTTAGTTTAGTAGAAAAAATAGAATCAGCATGTTTGTTAATTGCTTTTGGTCTTATGTTGTTTGTTGTAGTTGAAGTACAAGCTGCACCCAAAGAACACAAATTTAAATCACCATCATTTAGTGGAATAAATCAATCGTCACATTATTTGACAATTGAGAACCAAGAGACTTCAAGAAAAGAAGCTATAAAACAGGAGATTAAAGACCTCAAAGAACAGATGGAGAGGGACGCAGAAAATACAACCCTCGCAAAATTTATTAGGAATGTCGAAAGCAGAATCTACTCGACATTATCAAGACAAATAGTAGATGGTATGTTCGGAGAGAATCCTAGTGATACAGGTTCTTTTAATATCGAAGGTACTGGGATATCATACGTCAGAGACGGTGATTCAGTAATATTAACAATAACAGATGAGAACGGTAATGTCACGACTATTACTATTCCCCTTGGTGATTTTGGTATCTAGTTGTTCAACTTTAGGGGATAAAATAGAATTCCCCACCGAAGAACAACCAAAGGTTCAGGAAACATTACTTCAATCTGAATTAAGGAATGTTTCGAAACCAACAAGGAAACCAACTGTAGCTGTATATCAGTTTACAGACCAAACGGGACAAAAAAGACAGAACAGTAGTGGTGGAACAAGTTTTAGTTCTGCTGTTACACAAGCACCTTCAGTGTATCTAATTAGAGCATTGAAACGTGCTAGTAAGGGAAATTTCTTCAGGGTGGTTGACCGTCAAATTATTGACCATGTGACGAGAGAACGTCAATTAATACGACAAACTCGTCAATCATATGAAGGAAATGACTCTCAGAAGTTGCCAGCGCTTACTTTTGCTGGCATGATTATTGCTGGGGGTATAGTAGGATACGATTCTTCTATTGACACAGGAGGTAGTGGTGCCAGAACATTAGGCATTGGTGGTTCTCGTGAATTTAGTGTAGACACCGTTACGGTGAATATTAGATTGGTTTCGGTTGCTACGGGTGAAGTTTTACTTGATGTTATAACAAGTAAGACAATACTATCTACAGCGTACAGTGGAGATGTATTTAAATTTATAGAACAGGGTACTCAACTTATAGAAATAGAAAGTGGAGTTACTCAAAACGAAAGTGTATCAATTGCTACTCAACGGGCAATTGAGCAAGGAGTCCTAGAACTTATTTTGAGGGGGTCTCAAAAAGGTTTCTGGACATTAACTGGAGAAAAATAATGAACGTTAAGGCAAAATCATTTTATGCTGTGATGTTCGTAATTGGTGCTGCATATGCTTATGCAGACAATGAAGTCTATATAGACCAAGTAGGAAATGGTGGAGATATAGAAATTATACAAGACGGTAGTGGAAATAAACTAGGTGGTGGTCTATCAGATACCAGTAAATTCCTCCTCGATGGGGCGGACATGGATTTCAAGGTCAATTTGACTGGTGGAAGTAATAACCTAATAGGTTCTATTATTGGTACTAGTACAGTTGATATTGATGTCAGTGGTTCTTCGAACGATTTACTTTTTGATATTGATAAAGACAACTCATTTGGTGCTGAAAATGGTGATTACGTAATTGATATAACTGGTGGTAATAATGACCTAGACTTTGACTTTGGTTCTTTAGATACTGCTAATGACCTAGACTTTGATTTCGTATTAGACGGTGATTTTAACACCGCTGATGTGAATATTGATGCAACAGGGGTCGTATTCAATATGGACGTAGTTTCAGACAACTCAAACTTGTTATATAATGCAAGTGGTTATGATGGACATAACTTTGTTCTGACTGGAACAGGTAACTATTGGGACATTGAAGTTCACCAAGAGTCTACTTTACAGGCAGATTCATTGGAGATAGAATATGAAGGTTCTGGTACAAGCACGACAGACGCAACTATTTGTATTAGTCAGTCTGATGATGGGACTAACACTAACTGCGGAGGCTAATGATACTGACGTAGGTGCAGTAGACAAGGCAGTTGGTTGGAGACAAATACTTAGAGACACAACTAAGATTGAACCCGCTATGGGTCAAGATGTAATCTCGAAGGATGACCTTCGCACAGGTGAAGGTCGCCTTCAGGTTCGTTTTTTAGATGATTCGAAATTAAGAATGACAGAACATACACGTATCGTAATTGATAACGTGGTATTTGACGATGACCCAAGTAAGTCTGACTTGGCGATGACGTTTGCCCAAGGAACTGCTAGATTCATATCTGGTGGTTTGGGTAAGGTTGACAAAGAAAATATCAGACTCAAAACCCCTACCGCATCAATCGGTATCAGGGGTACAGATTTTACGGTAACCGTTGACGAATTCGGGAAAACGCTCGTGGTACTTTTGCCAGACGTAAACGGTATTTCATCTGGTGAGATTATTGTTTCAACAATGACAGGTGAGGTTGTACTCAACAAACCGTTCGAGTCCACAACAACAACAGTTGCAGAAACCGCTCCATCTGCACCCGCAATCCTAGACTTAACTCTGGATATGTTAAACAATATCATGATTATCAATCCCCCCAAAGAAGTACAGACACAAGAAGAGTTCATGTCAAGTGTCACTGCATCTAAAAACATCAATCCATTAGACATAGACTTCCTTGACGAAGATTTATTGCAAGATGAGTTTGAAGAAGATTTGTTGGAATTTACAGAACTTGATATCAATTATCTAGACGTTGACCTACTCGAAGACATGTTAGATACTTTTGATAGTCTAGGAGAAGATATCCTACAAGAAAAACAAAGTACAGGTGAGTTAAATCTACAGGGAACAGAAGAAGGATTTGATACAGTCACACAGGTCGCAACAGTCATAGAAGGAGACAAAGTAACCTTTAACAGAACAGTAAACGATACCGCAGTAGTAACTGTAGACAAAAATGCACTGACCAATTTATTAATAGAACAAGACGGAAAAGAACTTGACCCGATTCGTGTAAACGGTGTCGAAACAGAAATCATAATAAAACAATGAAGTACTGGATACCATTACTTGCATTTATACTGTTTACCGTTCCTTCGTGGGGACTAGACCTAACACTACCCGAACCCGAAGAACCCTATGATTACGAAGAGATAGAAATACCAGAAGTTTATATATTTAATTTTGGTGACTATAACGAACCCCCGACTAGAACACAACTGACTATATTCTGGACTCTCAATGCATTAGATGTGTGGACAACACATAGAGCATTAAAAGATTGTCCTAATTGTAGAGAGATGAATCCATTGCTACCAGACAGACCAAAACTTGAAGACCTCTTATTACAGAAAGCAATCGTAGGTGGCATAATACATTGGCAATCAAGTAGTGACTATATGACGGGTATAAATATAGGTTTAACATACGCAGTCGTAAACAACTATAAAATAGTGTACTAGATGAAAACATGGCATGTATTTGTCACCCTTATTGTCATGGTGACATTAAGATTATTAGACCCCTTCTTATTAGAGAGTGCAAGACTCTCATTCTTTGATTCTATGCAGAGGACACAGGATGTGTCTATATCAGAACAAATTGTACTGGTAGATATAGATGAGAAGACTCTAGATAAGTTCGGACAGTATCCCATTCCCCGTAAAGTAATGGCAGATGAGATTGATAAGATTGATGGTAGTATTATTGCATTCAATATCTTGTTTTCAGAAGAAGACAGAATGGGTGGAGATGAATACTTTGCAGACATCTTATCATGGAAACAAGCAATTGTTGCAATCGCACCATCCAACAGAACCAACACAGACTATCGTCCACCTCGTATAGGTACTGCGACATTTGGTGATAGGGACGCAGAAGACTTTAGACCAGAACTGCCAGGCATGTTGTTTGCACAACCAATCATCCACGACAATGCATTTGGTTATGGTACAATATCATCTGCACAGGATGTTGATGGTATTGTCAGAAGACAACCCCTATTAGAGAACTTCGATAATAGACTGTATCCCGCATTCGCATTAGACGTACTTAGAGTTGCGGCAGGGGATTCATCTTATCAGATATCCACGGATGACTATGGTATTCAGTTTGTTCGTATTCCCAAGTTCAAACCAATCACTACAGATGTAAACGGTAACGTTACAATCGCATACTGGAATGAGTTTAAAAGATATTCATTTACAGAACTAGACCAAATACCCGAAGGTTCAATTATTATTGTAGGTGCAACTTTTGAAGGTTCTAATGTGGTATCTACACCAATGGGTGCAATGTACCCCCATGATATTCAAGCAAATCTAATCAAGACAATGATTGATGGTGTAGTTTTAAAACGACAGTCTGAATTCATGTTATATGAAATTATTGTAAGTGTCATACTAAGTGTCATACTTATTGCATTCATAACACTTGCACCAATATCTGTATCTGGTATGACGTTTGGTGTCATACTCATGGGAATATACTATTTTGTAACTGATACATTCTCAACATATTTCTATATGGTTGACCCAGTATTTCCTATATTAACCATGGTGGTCATATTTGCACATGGTTCGTTTGTTCAGTTCTATACACAGTTCAAAGCTAAACAGATGATTAAGGGACAGTTTGGTACATACCTATCACCCGACATGGTGGACATGTTGGCAAAAGACCCCAGTCTTATGAAGTTGGGTGGTGAGAGAAAAGAGATGACGTTCCTATTCATGGACATATGTGGATTCACCCCCATAAGCGAGCATTATAAAAACAAGGATGATGCAGAGGGTTTGGTCACACTTATTAATAACTACTTAAATGAGATGACTAATATTATCCTAAATAACGGTGGAACAATCGACAAGTATATGGGCGATTGTATTATGGCATTCTGGAACGCACCCTTACCGTGCGACAATCACGCAGAGATGGCAGTTAAATCTGCAATAGAGATAGAAGAAAAGACTAATGAACTTAGACAAAAATATCAAGAACAAGGTCTCCCGCCTATTAATGTTGGAACTGGTATTAACACTGGTACTTGTATTGTTGGTAATATGGGTAGTGAATCGAGATTTGATTATTCAGTCATTGGAGACTCCGTCAACCTTGCCGCAAGACTTGAAGCAACCGCAGCAAGAGGAGACTACCTTGAATACAAGACCATCTACTCTAGTTTTACAATGGAAAAACTCACCACTATTAATTCGAGACCAATAGGTCAGATTAAAGTGAAGGGTAAGGAGGAGATGATTGATATCTACACAATGGACAGATAACTTCCTTTCACCCGAAGAATACTCAGAAGTTCAAGAACTGTCAAACTCTATTCACTTCCATAGTGCAGAAGAGTATGCAGACAAATACGGTGATAGTACACATCCACACCCTATCAAGAATTTCAATTGGAAAGAATGGAAAGAGTGTAGACGCAGTGACAATCTGATTGATTATCTAGATAATGTCACTGATAAGATAAACTCTATGTTTGAGTGTGAGGTTAGTAGACTTGAATACTTCCAACACCCTCTTGAAAACTTTCCAACGTATGACGATTCCCCCCCAAAACATATCGATGCAAAATTCGAATTCTCTGGTGTCTTGTATCTAGACCAAGGTAAGGAAGGACTAGGTACTACAGTTGGAGACCAGTATATCGAATGGAAACCCAATCGACTATGTGTCTTTGACGCACACACTCCCCATACTCCCCATATGGGTGGTATAGACCGTAAGGTTCTCACTTTCTTCTCTTATAAGAAAAAGTTCTAAGAAACACCCCTCTTATTCCATTTTATTCTACTTATTTTCAAAATAAGTGTTGACGAAACCTGTTCAATAGACTATAATGTATATGTAAAGTCGAGTTGAGAGAGAGAAAGTTATGAATGAAGTTTATGTTTACATAGTCCGAAACATGGTCAACGACAATGAGATGGCACGTTTTGAAACTATCCAAGAAGCATTCAAGTGGCGTATGGCACGTAACTTGATAAACGAATGTTGGATTGACCACGCATTAATCCGAGAGGTGAAATAATTATGGCTTATGCCCCCGCTAGTGTTGAACCAGTTTTAGGTGAGTTTGTCGAGAAAGAAATCGGTAACTACTTTCACTGGACTAAGAATGGTGACTTCGGTCATGGCCCTTTTACCCGATTCCCTCACTTGGTGTGGGTAGGTGGTCTGGGTCAACAATACCGTTATGCAGAGGTCTTAAAGACTGTTGCATATATCTGTGTTGATGAAGACGAGTGTGGTCTTCCTGTTGTCGAAAAGTGGGAAATCAAAAACCGAAAGGAGTATGTGTAATGAAATTTTTACCCCATGAAATTCTTGCTATGTTAGAAGAGAAGTTAAAGTACGAGGTTGACCCTATCCGTATCCGTCAACTTGAGGCAAAAATATTTAAGATGAAATATTTGAAGGGAGTGAAGAAATGAAAGTAGGAACAAAAGGTTGGAAACGTATCCGTAGACAATACTGGCAGAACAAGTATAAACTTGCTTGTGGTTGTGAACGATGTGGATACAGAAACAATGCTCGTGTACTTACATTTGACCACATTGACCCATCTACCAAACACCCAATCGTAAAGAACGGTTCTGGGTTGACTGGTATGAAAGCGGGTGGTATGTTTCACTTGACTCATCCCGATATTCCATTGAAAGTCATGGTTGATGAATGGCGTAAGTGTCGCATCCTATGTTTTAACTGTCATATGGAAGACAAGTATTACAAATATAATTTAAATTAATTTGAAAAAAAGCTTGACAAAAGGTGTGCTTGTTGTTATAATAAGTGTATAATCAAAAAAGAAAGGAGATTTTATGGAAATGACAAACGGAATAATCGGGACGCACCTTGCGACTGATACCCCTATTACACTCCCTTTGAACTACAAAGAGATGCAACTTGCATTGGGTTCAGGTGGAACTGAAGAAGTTCAAGGGAACGTTAATGAATTATGGGACTTAATGTGCAATGCAGTTCTTGAGAGAACTGGTATTGAAATCATTGGTCAAATTGAAATAGATTACATCGTGGTTAACGGTGTAAAAAGAACTTTCCACTAGGAGGATATTATGGGAATTCATGTAAACATTTATAAACAGTCAAGGGACGAAGATTCGTTCTTTGGGGATAACGACTGCACCAATGGTGGTGAGTCTAGTTATTCGAAGGGTTTCACTGTGGTAAACGCAGAAGGGCCATTTGAACCGTGTGAGGACTATCCTGCCGCAGAACTTGTAATGGCAGAACCTATCGGTGGTAGAAAAATTCTGAGACTAATTCCAGTTTCCAAAAAAGGAAAGTGGACTATGTTCGGTGGGAACTATGCGGGTTGTTCAGACTCAAGGTTCTCAAGACTCTGTGACCAGTTACTTGGTGGTTCGTTCTACGGTGCGGTTGCAGTTCACGATAGGGTGGAAGGATGAAGGGTTATAAAAAAGGTACTCTGTTACAGGAGTACTTCTTGAACCCGCACTTCAAACCTACGAAGAAGGAAAAGAAGGAATTAGAAACTTTTTTTCAAAATAAGGTAAATAAGTCTTGACATTACTTGTCGGACTTGTTATAATAACAACTTAATAATCAAACGAAAGGAAATATATTATGATTAGTACAAAACTAAAACAGGAACTCCTCAACCTGAACTCTGCACAAGAGTTGAATGAGGTAATCGCATTCGCTAGGGATGCAATCTCCATGAAGGCAAAAGCTTCAATTAACGTTGGAACTAAAGTCTACGTGGTTCAAAAGACCAAGAAAACTCTTGGTGAAGTCGTTAAAGTGAACATCAAGAAGGCAATCGTTATGTTGCCTGAAGGAAGATACAGTGTTCCATTATCTATGTTGGAGGTGGCGTAAATGAGTCATGAAGTAGAAATTATAGACGGTCAAGCACAGATGGCGTATGCGGGTGAACTCCCGTGGCACGGTCTGGGTACTAAAGTTGCGAGTGACCTTGCACCGTCTCAAATAATGCAACAGGCAGGACTTGATTGGTCTGTCGAAAAGGAGACTATGACCACTGCGTCTGGTGTCGAGATAGAAGGAAAAAAAGCACTTGTAAGGTCTTCGGACAGTAAAGTGTTGGATGTAGTTGGTGACAACTGGAATCCAGTCCAAAACAGTGAGGCATTTGAGTTCTTCTCAGAGTATTGTCTTGCGGGTGATATGGAAATGCATACTGCGGGTTCACTGAAAGGTGGTCAAATGGTATGGGCATTGGCAAAAATCAAGGAGTCATTTGACATCCTTGGTGGTGACCAAGTCGATTCATATCTCTTGTTCTCAAACCCACATAAGTATGGTAAAGCAATTGATGTTAGATTCACTCCAATCAGAGTAGTATGTAACAACACATTGTCATTATCACTTGGTCAAAACGTTGCAAACTCTGTGTCACTAAATCACAGAACTGCGTTTAATCCTGAGTCTGTTAAACAGACAATGGGTATTGCACATGAGAAATTTGCGAAGTACAAAGAAACTTGCGAATTCCTTGCGTCCAAGAAGTTTAATATGGAATCATTGATTCAGTATTACAACGAAGTCTTCCCAAGAACTTACCAAGGTAAGAACGAAGTGACTGTAAAAGGTTATGAAGACTTGACCAACAATGCACAGAAAGCGTTTTCATTCTTGGAAACACAACCTGGCGCTAACTTTGGGGAAGGTTCATGGTGGTCTGCACTTAACAGTGTGACTTACTTGACTGACCACAAAATGGGAAGGGAATCTGATTCAAGATTGACTTCTGCATGGTTTGGTGCGAATCAAACTAGGAAAGTGAAAGCAGTTGAGAAAGCAGTAGAGTTCGCACTCGCATCTTAATCAACTGATATATAATCGGGTAGGGGAGAAATCCCCTACCTATTTTTCATAGGAGAAAAAAATGGGACAACCAGTAAACGGTTTTGATACAAATGATGTTGTTGCAGTTATGTGTAACAGTGGTGAGTATGTTGGTAAGTATGCCGCAGTTCAACAGACTGCTGATACTGTTACCCTTGAAGACCCACGAATGGTAGTGAGTAACGAACAAGGTTTGGGATTTGCACATGGTATTTGTGTAACAGGTGAAGCAGATGTTAACTCTGTTAATATCTTTCATTCAAGTATTTGTTTTGTAACCAAAGTTAATGATGACTTGCGTAAAGCATATATCAAAAATACGAGTGGACTTATAGTCTAATGAAACGTAGGATTTTATGCATAGATTACGGTCTATGCAATTTCCACAATCTTAGAATTTTAGTTGAATCTGGACATAAGGTCTGGGTTACCAATACCTCAGATAAACCCCATCAAGCACCAATTAGATATTATGAGTCTTTAGGGATAACACTTATACGTGACAAAAGTGTCACTGAACGTGAAAGTGTTGTACGTAAATTTGTAGAGGATAATAAGATTGATACTATTATCAACTCTTGGCCACATTACCAAGTTCCTCGGAAGTGGATACGTGAACTAGATTATATTGGACATACCGATATTTCTAGAGACCTAGAAATACAAAAGAAAGCAACTCGACATAAGATTGAACAGCTTGGAGTTAAGTGTCCAAAGTTACTTTCGGACTTGACCATACCTTGTGTAGTAAAACCATGTCACGTTAATAGACCAAATCCAGACCATTCTGAAATTGTATTGAATCAAGAACATCTTGATTATGCAAGAAAAGAAACTGGTGACGTGTATATTGAAGAGTACATCCCTGATAACATTGAAACTAATGTAGAATTTGTTATGTCTGAGGGTAAATGGTCTATTCAACATTGGCAAGAAGTAATTGGTGAAGACGAAGCAAAACTAGCGGGTAATTTTATCCACTGGACTAAGTTAGTCTCATTTAACTACTTGACCACCGAAGATAAAGAATTGACTCTGAAGAACTGTGAAAAGATTCTTGAATGGGCATCTACCTTGGGTGGTAGTTATATTGGTCAGATTACGGGAGTCATTAAGGATGGTGTCTGGTATTTCATTGAGATAAATGTTAGACCTGAACAATCCAATAGTCTACCCTACTTTATTACTGGGGACGAATGGTTGGAAGCAATGCATGGAAAACCTGAGATAATCGGGGATTCCTATCCATGGGATATCAATAAGGTAGTATTACAACCTACAGAACCAAATGCACCCTATCCATTCCATCTTCATGAGAAACATGGGGTCAGTATTCCCTGTGGATTAGACATTCTGAAGGATAAACACCGTGTTGCACGTCAATTTAGGAATAGGTCAGATGACCAATGTATGGGAATCATCGTTGTAGACCGTGATATCCCCCAAGAATTTGTCGATGATGTGAAAAAAGATGGTAAATTTATTGTAAGTCATTGTTTTATATAGGAAACTTATTTTCAAAATAAGTTGACAAACCCTGCTCAGTTTGATATAATGTATATGTAAAGTCGAGTTGAGAGAAAAATGTATGATGGGAAACTATGTTCAACCAGAAGAAGTCTTCGTTGGAGTCGTAGGTGGTAACAAATACCAACGTGAGATAGTTCAAAAGGTTGCAGATTACTGTGTTGTTAAAATGATGCCAAGGATGCGTAAACTTGAAGTCCTGATTACTCTGAAGAGTTTGAAGTCTGAGGGTGTTGAAGGTTGGTGTATGCAACAAGATGACCGATTGTTTGACCTTGAGGTTGAAAAGAATCTGAGTCTCAAAAACTTAATCACTTGTGTTTGTCACGAGATGGTTCACGTCAAACAGTATGCACGTAAAGAGATGGTTGACTACTACGACAAGAAAGCACAGAGTCGTAAGATTCGTTGGAAAAAAACTGTGTATGGTTACGGTACTGCATATGCCCGTCAACCTTGGGAGAAGGAAGCATTCAAGATGCAAGAAACTCTCTGTGAAGAAATTTGGGAAAAAGGAATTATATAATGGAACAATTGAAAATGCGTTATGAAACCTACTTGTTAAAACACAAGGCAAAACAGAATCGTGGTGCGAAGTATTCTCGTGATACTGAGAAGACTAAAACCTATCGTGCGGAATGGTCATTCCAATCTCGTGCGGAGATACCTGATTTCAAAGATTTGAAGGAAGCACAAAAGTTCGCAAAGAAACTCTACAAGAGTAAAACGTGGATTAAATTGTGGCAGAAATCTGTCGAAGAAGATGTTGGTAAAATCTTCAACGGTCAACCTCAAGTAGTTGGTATGGAACGTAGAAGTAAAACCATGTCTGGATACACTAACGGTAGTACCGTTACACTTTGTCCTGTTACTGGGATGAACAAGTATGTACTGTTACATGAACTTGCACACTGTCTAGGACATATGCACCACGGACGTTCGTTCCGTCAATGCGTCCTGAGTCTGGTTGGTGCATTCATGGGTGCAAAAGAAAAGAAAATTCTCAAGGAAGAATTTAAGAAAAAGAAACTGGCCTGCGGTGAACCTCGTAAACCAATGAGTTACGAGAACTGGGTTGCGTCAGTAAGACGAATGGAGAAAGTACGTGGTGAATAAAGCAATAAAACGTGCAGATAAAATTGATAAGATGATGAAGGAGTCTGTAAAACTTTCAGAAAAATTAAGTAAAGCAGAACAAGAACTACCATCTATGGAAGAGATTGCAAACAGTAATCGATGGTTCAAATCTGCAACACCAAAACAAACATTAGACTGGTATGTCAAATGGGTTGCATCTTCGATGTTACTCATAGGTATGTCAATGCGTGGTATCGAAGGATTGCAGTTATATGACTTGACAATCAGTATCGGAGGTGTTATACTCTGGTTATGGGTTTCGATATTGTGGAAAGACCGTGCATTGATTGTTGTTAATTCAGTTGGTCTATTACTACTTACACGAAACTTAATAACTATGTTAAACGGATTATAATTATGAATTTTATACACGAACAAATTGAACTGACTGAAATGGATGCGGTCACTACCGATACGGGGAGACAATACAAAACCCCTGACGGAATCAACCTACCATCTATTACTACAGTACTGTCGATACTGTCTCGTGATTCTATTGCAAAATGGCGTAAACGTGTGGGTGAGGAAGAGGCAAATCGTGTCTCTACTCGTGCATCTGGACGTGGTACACGTGTTCACGAAATCTGTGAGAAGTATGTAGACAATGACCCAAACTATAAAGAAGGTTATACACCTGATATCATTGAGTCATTCAATCAGTTGAAACCTATCCTAGATGAACGTCTGACTAAAGTTCATGCACAAGAAGCACCTCTCTACTCTACCCATCTGGGTGTTGCGGGTCGTGTTGACTGTGTAGGTATCTTTGATGGTAAACTATCCATCATTGATTACAAGACATCTATGAAACCTAAGAAACTAGAATGGGTCAAAAATTACTTCATGCAAGAAGCTGGTTATGCTGTAATGTGGGAAGAACGTACAGGAATGCCGATTACACAACTCGTTACTATCATTTCTGTGGACAACAATGAACCTCAAGTGTTTATTGAACACCGTGATAACTGGATAAACACATTAAAAAATACCATTAAACAGTACAATGAGGAAAATTCCACTTCCGTTTTATTATAAATAGATGTATAATTACAGTTTATAACTTATGGGATATCGATGCTTCAGTTTAATCAACTTACAGAAACCTCACTAACCTTTGGGGAAATTGTGCGTCCTGATAGGGCGTATCGTGCTGACCTATTCATTACTAAGTACAAATCGGGTGAAGCATTCGAGACCACCAAGGGTGATTCGATTGTTCTACAGTATGACCCCGCAATTGAAAAGGCAATACGTACAGGTAACAAGAAAGGTTTACCAAAACTAAAGTCACTTGATGGTACGGTCATCGCTTTTGGTCTACTCAAAAAGACTCTAGAGTTTGGTGGTGGTACATCTGGTTCTGGTGGTGGTTCAGATAATACTCGTGCAACCGAATCCGCACAATGTGTCTATGCACAATTGATGTGGGACAATCCCAAGACCCAATTCTCACCTGACGAACTCAAGTCTGCATTCCAGAAAACAAATACCGATGCCAAGTTAGACGAGATTCTACTGGGTGATGACGAGTGGATTGCATCATCTATTAATGGTGCAAAGATTCTTCATAAAGTATTGAAGAAGAAACAGTATACGTGGCATCGTGGTTCACAGTGGGTGTCTAAACTTGAAGAAGTATACAAGAAACTCAATCGTGAAGAGAAACTATTCAGTAACGTAAACAAATGGACTCCCGCAGATATATGGGCAGTTGCTCGTGGTGCAGAAAACAAATACAACATTCATGATGCACTAAGTTTCTCAGAACTTAACAATGAACTCTTGAAAGCATATGCCGCTCGTGATATAATGGGTATATCACTCAAGAAGATTGGGAAGAAACCTAAGTTGTCACAAGTAAATTTCCGTAAACCGTTTGTTCCACCTCAGTTTACCAAACAAACATTTGGTAAGAGAAACTTCTATGGTGCAATGGACGGATACTTATATGGGTCTGGTGGATTCCAATTACAGTTCCGATTATTCCCAACCTTCCAATGTGAAATTATTGGTAAGAAAGCAAAACATGGTAAGGTGTCCTTTGGTGGTATCAGTGATGCAATGAAGGAAGCGACTGGTAGACCTCTGACACAGAAGAAAGTCGTTGAACAATTACTTCTGAAAAACCCACAACAATTCTATGATAACTTCTGGAAGAACTATTCAATGACTACTGAGAAAGAAAGTAAAGATGAACTGTTTAAGAATCTACAGAAGAAAAAGTTTGAATGGCAAGTATCTAAATACATGGTAGTAGAACTATTTACTGCAATCAAAGGTCGGGAACAACAAGTACTTGACTATTTGGTTCGTATCGCAAAGTCACAAACAAAGAACTCTGCTGTTCACTTGAAGGTGTCGTAATGAAGTTTAATGATTTTATAACAGAACAGAAAAACACTCACATGACCCACATTGAGGATAAGGTTCTCTATGGGGGTGTCAATGGTACACGTCAAGCAATCAATGCACTACGTGAACTCCGTGACATGTTATCTGGACAAACTGACTCTAAACTGTCCACAAAATGGGATGGCGCTCCCGCAATCTTCTGTGGTCAAGACCCTAGTGATGGAAACTTCTTTGTTGCGAAGAAAGGTATCTTTGCGAAGAATCCTAAAATCTACAAGTCTGAAGCGGACATTAAAGCGGACATGAGTGGTGACCTTGCAGACAAGATGAGTCTTGCATTGAAACATCTACCAGAACTTGGTATTAAAGGTGTGATTCAAGGAGACTTCTTGTTTTCAAAACCAGACGTTAGTACCGATACTATTGATGGTCAGAAGTATACAACCTTTCACCCGAATACAATCATCTATGCAATACCCTATGACCAAGCGGATGCAGTCCGTAAAGCAAAGATTGGTATTGTATGGCATACCACCTATACTGGTAAAGACTTTATGTCGATGAAAGCGACATATGGTGTAAACGTGTCGAAATTTAAGAGTTCTGTAAACATATGGTCACAGGATGCAATGTTGCGTGATGTGTCTGGTGCGACTATGAATAAGAAGGAATCCGCAGAGGTAACCAAACATTTGTCCGATGCGGGTAAGATATTCAATAAGATATCTGGTTCTACTCTGCGTGAGTTAGAAAATAATAAAGACCTTGCAACCCTGATTGAACAGTACAATAACACTTTTGTGCGGAATCAAACTGTGATTGGCAACACTAATACGCACGTTCAAGGTCTAATCAAGTGGTTGAACGAAAAATTTAAGAAAGAAGCAGATAAACGTAGTACTGATAAAGGTAAGATGGTACAATTTAAGAAGTTAGAAGAGTTAATGAAGTTCTTCTCTCCAAGAAATAAAAAGAACTTAGTTGCAATGTTTGACTTACAAAAGAATATAGTTCTTGCAAAATTAAAACTTATAAATAAACTTAATAGCATAAGTTCATATGACACCTTTGTTCAGACCAAGAAAGGTTATAAGGTAAAGACTGGTGCAGAAGGATTTGTTGCTATTGACAAACTGGGTGGTGATGCGGTCAAGTTGGTTGACCGTCTTGAATTTTCATATAATAACTTCAGTCCAGATATACTGAAGGGATGGGATAAACCAAAGAGGTAAACTATGTCCAAACCAATAGGACTAAAAGAATTCTTAAAAATTCTAGAGCAACCAGACGAAGCGTTGAATATGCAACAACGTATGAAACTGGCACGTTCGCTCAAGAAGAATAAAGCAAAAATTGCAATGGGTCGCAAACGTGCGGCACGTAAAGTTGCATCTCCAGAGAAACTCAAAAAACGTGCAATGAAACAAGCACGTATGACTTTCCTCAAGAAAATCACTAAAGGTGCTGATAAGGGTGACCTATCTATGGGTCGTAGAGCATCAATTGAGAAACGCCTAGATAAGATGAAACCCAAAATACAGAAACTCGCAAAGAAATTACTTCCAAAAGTTCGTAAGGGTGAATTGGAACGTAAACGAGGTGGAAACAAAAGTGATTAAAGATTTTAAATCATATCTAGTCGAAGAGGCAAAAGAAGTTTATTTTACATTTGGTAGAATGAACCCGCCTACGATTGGACATGGAAAAGTATTAGATACTATAGCAAAAAAAGCAAAGGGTGCAGACTATAAAGTCTATGTATCCCAATCAACGGGCGCTAAAGACCCGTTGTCATATTCTGACAAAGTAAAACACCTACGTAAGATGTTACCAAAACATGGTCGTAATATCATGGTAGATAAAGGTGTAAGAAATGTATTTGATATTGCTGCAAAATTGTATGACCAAGGATACAAAAAAATAACCATGGTAGTCGGTGAAGACCGTCTCCGTGAGTTTGAAGTATTGTTGAACAAATACAACGGTAAGAAAGCACGTCATGGGTTCTATAACTTTGAATCAATCAATGTTGTATCTGCGGGAAGGAGAGACCCAGACGCAGAAGGTGTGGAGGGAATGTCTGCATCTAAACAACGTGCGAACGCAAAGGACAATGATTATCAAGCGTTTATTCAAGGTGTTCCATCTGGAATGTCTGACCGTGATACACGTAAGTTGTTCAATGATGTAAGGAAGGGGTTAGGTCTCAAGGAAGAGACATCTTTCAAACGTCATATTGAAATGGGTCATCTTTCAGAAACAAGAGAACAATTCGTCAAAGGTGAGTTGTTTGAACTTGGTGATACTGTTGTTATTAAAGAAAGCGAAGAGGTCGGTGTCATTACAGTCCTTGGTGCAAACTATGTCATTGTAGAATGTGGTGACAGAAAGATGCGTAAGTGGTTAGATGCAGTAGAATTAGTAGAGAAGAAAGCTGTACAAGACCCTGACATCAAAGACAAAGAAGGTACTCAACCCGCCAAGTATCACAAGGGACTAAAGAAGTCTACTAAAAACAAACGTGACGCACACTTCAAGAAACATGGTAAGAAAGCAGACGATGATGAGTCTGCATATAAGCCAGCGCCTGGCGATAAGACCGCAAAGACTAAACCATCCAAGTACACAAAAGCATTCAAAGACATGTATGACGAAGATTGTTGGGATGGGTACAAACAAGTTGGTATGAAGAAAAAAGGTAACAAGAGTGTTCCTAATTGCGTACCAGTAAATGAGTATGGCGGCCCTAAAATCTCCAAAGCAGATTACCTGAAGAAACAACGTAGTGGTATTACTATCTCTACATCCGAAAATGCGGGTGAAGAAGGAACAAATAAACTTCTCAAGAAGTACAAAAAAGATACTCCAATGGAAGATGCAGTCGCAAACGCAAAAGATAGAATCAAAGCAGAGAAGGAAAGGGACAAAAAGAAACATGATGGAATTCTTGACCGTGCCAGACTTGCTCGTGCAAAAGCAAAAAATAGGGAAACCAAGTGAACAAATTTAATCAACATATCGAAGAAGGTGCGTTGGCAGACAAGTCCAAGAAGTCTGGTATCTCTGTAGACACTCTTCGCAAAGTTTATAATCGTGGTGTTGCCGCATGGAAGACTGGTCATAGGCCAGGCACTACTCCTCAACAATGGGGATATGCACGTGTGAACGCCTTCATAGTAAAGAAGAAAAAAGGTGGGTTGAACCACGATAAGGATTTAGCGTAATGAAAACATTAGAACAAATACTCGAAGGTAAAGACTTCGAACCTCATATGATGTATGACCCAAAGACTGGTAAAGGTTACAAGGCAGAAAAACCTGAAGACCATGAACGTATGAAGAAGATGGGATACTCTCATGAGAAACCAGAAGTCAAAGAAGACTTAAAAGAAGAGATGATTTCTTACAGAGTTAAGAAAATGCAGAAACCTGAAGAAGATAAATTTCAAAAGTCTGCTAAGATGATGGGTTTAAAGTATACTAGTAATAAAGGTAGAGACGATACAGTAATCGTTATAAGTGGCACTAAAAAGAAACTCAGAGACTTTGATTCAGTAGTTAGAGGCAAATCATCATACGGTGACCCTTCAACAATCAAACATTTTGACGAAGGTCAGTTCTGGGGTCAAGACAAAATGGCAAAATCTATAGACAAAAAGATGTCAAAGACTCATGTCAGACTTACAAGAGACAGTAAGGGTGGATACGAAAGAGCGACAATACCTAAGAAAGACAAAAAGAAAATTGCACAAATGAAGAAAGACGGATACAAAATAGACCCTACGTTTTCTAAAGAGTCTTTAGATGAACAACACCAAGAAGCATTAGATATGTTGCAAGAAAACTACAGAACTCTTGCACGTAAAGGTATGGGTACTGAGACTAAGAAGGATGCACGAGTAGGTTTGGAGTTAGATTTCTATGAGACTGAACGTGGTGACAAAGTATTCGGTAAGATTATCAAAGTAACTGGTACTGGATACACTGTACAAGCAATGGAACGTGGTAATAGTAAGAAGTATACCTTCAAGTTCCATGACCGTGCAAAAGCAAAGAAACTTCTTGAAGCAAGAGACTTCATGGAAAACTACCGTGCAAAACGTGATGCAATGAGAGATATGCCTAAACGTGGAAAAGACTCTGCGGATGATGACATTGAAGCGAATGACGATGACCGTAAAGCTGCATCTAAGAATGTTCTTATGCAAATCCGTAAAGCATCTGACCTACCTAAAGGTGGCCCGATTGAATTTGAAGGTGGTAAGAAAGGTAAGATTTCACAAGACGATGCAAAGAAAATATCTAAACTATTTGATATATTAAAGAAACCATCTGACAAACAAAAGTTTCAGAAAGTAATATCAAAAGACTTGAGAAGTATTCAAGCACTATTAAAAAGGTTAGGTAAATGAAAGATTTAAAGAATTTTATGGAAGCAAAAAAGATGAAAGGACTGAGTCTTTATGGTTCTGAAATATCGAACATAAAAGGAAAAGACGGTAAACTATATAATGCAAAACCCGTACTTATGGGTGGTAAATTATCATATAGAGTTGAAGACCAATTTGGTAAATTTGAAACTCTTCCGTTAAAAAAATTCGCTGCTAAGTTCGGTTAGATGAAAAAGTTTAGTGCATTCTCTACAATCTATGAGGAAGAAAAACGTCTTCATAAATTAAAAGAAAAAAGTATGTTAATTACTGGAGATGACCACGCCCTAGATATAGTTCTAGGAGACTTAAAAAAGAAAATGTTTAATAACATTCGACATAACAAAATGGGTTTTGTGAATGGTATTGCAAAGATGGTAAGATATAAGTTGGATAAGGCTAAGCAACAAAAAGGTAAAGTGGCACTAGTGCCGATTAAATAGTATGCCTAGAAATTATAAAAAAGAATATGAGAATTATCATTCTCGACCTGACCAAAAGAAAAGACGTGCAGCACGTAATGCCGCTCGTAAAATGCTAAAGGGAAGAAAAGAACTTACCGATGAGAAAGATGTTCATCATAAGGATAATGACCCATTAAACAACGATAAATCTAATCTCTCTATTGTATCACAAAAGTATAACAGAAGAGAACCTAGATTGAGGACTGAAATGAAAACATTTAGTGACCACTGTAAATGTGGACACGAATCTGGACTAGTAGAGAGTAATCTTTACAGAGTAGGTTCAGAAGCGTATTTTAAATACTGGAGAGACATTCGAGAAGAGTGGGAAAAAGGTAACGTAATGATTGAACCATCTGAAGTGGAAATCATGGAAGGTGACCTTGGTAAATTCGCACGTTTTAATAATGAGAATGTTGCACTAGATTGTATCTTCGAAGAGGAGAAACAACCAGAACTAAACAAACCAAAAGCGGGTGGGCCGAAGAAGTACTATGTGTATGTCAAAGACCCCTCTTCTGGTAATATTAAAAAAGTATCTTGGGGTGACACCACTGGACTCAAAGTCAAGTTGAGTGACCCGAAGGCACGTAAGTCATTTGCTGCAAGACATGATTGTGCAAATAAGACAGACAAAACAAAAGCGGGATACTGGGCATGTAGATTGCCTAGATATGCTAAACAATTAGGATTAAGTGGTGGAGGAAATTTCTTTTGGTAAAACCTTATACTGAGTTGAAGTGTAGTAATGGTAAGATAAGGGTTTTTAGGGAAAATGTCAAAGAAGAAGATTTAATCTGGCACAGAGATTTAAAAGATAGAAGTGTACATGTACTGGAAGGTCATGGATGGTGTTTACAGAAGGATAACGAAGTACCACTTGACTTGTTAGAAGGACATACTTACAGTATTAACAAGATGGAATATCATCGTGTTATTAAAGGTAAAGGTGATTTGGTTATTAGAATATATGAAGGTACTTAATGTAATTTATCGTGGTGGGGCTGGTGGTGAATTTTTTGGTGGACTCTTACAAGAACTTGAAGAGATTGCAACCAAAGAAATCATAACTAATCCTGAGACGGAAAGATGGTTTTTGAAGAGAGAAGATTACCAGTCACATGAAATAGAAGTGACCAGAGGGAATCCTAGAGAAGTTCAGAAACCAAAATGGGATAAAGACTTGTGGAATGTTAGACTAGACCACGGGTATGGATTCCCAATTAATCAAGAGTTCTGGACAGAGTATTGTTGGAACGATTGGGATGAGACGAAGACTATTGTGTTCCTCTCAAAAACTAGAGAAAGTTTGGATTATACTCAACAACTTGCAAAGTGTAAGTTAGTTAGAGATGAAGACAGAGAAGCTGGTATGAATATGATTAAGGATGGTATTCTTGCTCATGACCAGTTTTGGAATAGACCGTGGGAATCACAGGCAGAGATGTTTGCGATGTGGATGGATACAATACCCACAGAACATTCCATGTTATTGGTTGACCCTTGTGAGTTGTTTTTTAATAACAAGGATGATACTAAGACAGAATTAAAGAGAGTCAGTGAATATTTGGGTATGAAAATACCAAGTAACTGGCAAAATAAGGTAGAAAGTTATAGAGTTAGAAATCAAACTCTTATAAATAACACTATAACTTACATTTGATGGGAACAAGTAATGCCACAAGAAACGCAATCAGCTAAACTTACTAGAATAGAAGTAGAATCTAGCAACAGGTTTGACCGAATTGAGAACAAAATCGACAAGCTTGCTGAGGCATTAGTAGCACTTGCTCGTGTCGAGGAAAAGATGATATCCGTGGAACAGAACAATAGTAATAACTTCGACAGAATGAATCGTTTCTCTCAGAAGTTAGATGAGATAGAAAAAAAGGTTGATGCAAATGCAGCAACTGTTTCAATAATTAACAAAGTAGTTTATTTAATAAGTGCGGCAATAATTGCTAGTGCTGTAAAATTCTTTTGGATGTAGGAGAACATAACATGAGAACTAAAGATATGAAATCGCTAATGGATGCCTACAACCAAGTCATCCTCGGTGAATCAGTAGAAATTGACGAAGCACGTCAAATGAAAGACCCTAAGAAAGACTCTATGGTCTCTAAGGGTGGTAAAACAATCGTAATCGATAAGTCAAAAGAGAAAGAATACCTCAAGAAAGGTTGGTCTCTCGCAGAGAAGAAGAAACTTGACCCTGTCGATGACAAAGCAAACGATAAGAAATTCAAAGACCGTAAAGACAAAGACATCGACAATGATGGTGATGTAGATAGTTCTGACGAATATCTTCACAAAAGACGTAAAGCAACCGATGATGCAATCGATGGTGGTAAAAAACCTGCTAAGAACGAAGGTAAAAGAGGTTTTATCAAAGCTGCTAAAGACGCAAAAGCAAAAGGTGAAAAAGACTTTATGTTTGCGGGTAAGAAATACAATTGCGAAGATGCATTGAACGGAGACGAAGAAGAGTCAGAAGATAAACCTAAGAAGAAGAATCCTTTTCCACCTAAGAAAGACGGTGAAGAAAAAGATGAGAAAGATTCTGAAGATAAGGATGATGACAAAGAGTCCGATGACGAAGAAGAGAAAGAAGTACCTAAAGTAGCTGGTAAGAAAGATGACAAGAAGAAAGTTGCATCTAATGCCAAGACTGCTGAAATCTCTAAGATTGGTGAAAACTCTGCGGATGCAAAAGCGGCTGGTGTTGGAAGAACAGGTGAGACTTACAGAGACAGAATGAAAAGATTAGGTAAGACACAATCTGAATCATTAGACTTAGTTGATGCAATTAAAGACCTACATAAGATGTGGGAAAGTGCTGCAAAGAAGAGTGTTAAAGGTGCTACAGATAAAGGTGAAGAGATTGATTCTAAACAGTCACCTAAGTCTAAAGAATTTGACAACGCTCATGATAAGTCTGATAAGAAAGTTGAAGACAATGTCGAAGATGCAAAAAAGAAAAACAAAGTTGCTCAAGACGCAACTAAGGCAAAGTCTGGTAAACGTCCTGTAGACCACGAAGTTGGTGACAAGAATGTTGTTAAGTCTACCGAAGTTAAGGAAGACGCAGAACAAATAGTTAAACAAGCACAGGATATCATTCAAGGTAAGACTATGTCTGAGATTGCTGACTTAAACTCTGAGAAACCAAAGAATCCTCATGATGCACGTACTAGAGAAGCAAAAGCATTCTTGAAACGTATGGCTAAGAAACAAGGTACAGTATAATGATTGTATTACAAGGAACTCAAGCTGCATGTGGTACAACCAGTGGTGCAGCATCAACTTTCGGTGACGCAAGTGCAGTAAGACTATTTAATAGTGGTACTACAATTCGTCTAATTACGTTAGAAAAGGCAGATGGTACTGATATAGGTACTATCTCCTTAAACGCAAAAGCGGAGATAACATTACGTAAATCTCCTACTGATAAAATATTCGCTGCAAATGCCGAAGTACTTGGTGTCGCAGTCGGATTTTCATACTAAAAGAAGGTAAAATATTATGACAATTAAAGCTCCCGCATGGTGCGAAAACGCAGTTCCCACTGCAAATGGATGGGAAGACCCTGATACAGGTGAATTATATGCATCTGGTGGATTCACTCCAGACCAAATTGCAGAGTTCCACGGAACTCCCCCTGCCCCTAAAGTCTTAAAAGAAGCACCTCCAGTGAATGATTTTGTAAAGACTCCAACAATGCTTCATGAAGCACCTGTTGGTGGTAAGTCTCTAGAAGAGATGACTAAACTTGAATTAGAAGCACTTGGACGTACTCACGGTATTGAATTAGACCGTAGAAAATCTAAAGCAGACCTAATAGACGAAGTGAATGCAGTCATAGATTAGTAGATTTATTATGAATCTTCTGGCGAAGGCAAACGAATATATTGTAGGAAATAGTGGATACGGAATCATAGGTCTGTTCTACATAAGTCTTGTAGTTGTCGGATATGATTTAGCAATCAATCAGAACTGGTCATTATTATGGTGGTATCCAATAGGAACTGTCATAATGTTAATACTCAGTTCTGCATTCTATCACCGTGCAATCGCACACCCAACATGGAAATGTCCAAACTGGTTGAGATATCCTTTAACGTTTATCTCTACTGGTCTTGGATTAGGTGCAGTAATCCCTTGGGTCGCAACCCATAGACAACACCATTATCATTCAGAAGAAGAAGGTGACCCACATGGGCCTCAGTATTCTCTTCTACACAATCTGAATATATATCTTACTAAACCAAACTTTATGTATGTCAGAGACATACTGAGAGACCCTCTATATGTTGCACAACTAAAATACTTTTGGTTATGGGCAGCAATTACTATTGGTCTCTTTAGTGCAATGTTTGGATTTGTTGAATGGGCATTCGTATATGTTACCATGATTGTACACCAAGTATTCTTGTTGTATGTTGGTCATATCAGATGGATTCCACAGAATGGATGGAAAGGACATTTCCTTGGACTCATTTATTCACCTGAAATCTATCATCTAAAGCATCATGATAAACCCATGAACGCTAGACTTGGTAAAGTTGATTTACCCTATTTGTTATTAATTAAGTGGTTCAAACACAATGGTGTTAAATAGAAATCTAATTCATTCCGACTTTATATTATACCCACATAGAATAAAACGAGAAAAGTTCTTTGAGGAGATTGACCGTGCAAAGAACTATCTATCAACACGATTCTCTAAGGGTGACCATATAACGATTGGATATACCAGTAATGACATAAAAGGTCTTGCGTTTATATTCGCATCTTTTGAACTGGGTATCGCAGTAAAAGTAATGAGTGAACCATTCTTCTGTGGCCCTGAGTTTGACCCAAAACGTTTTGAACATCTATTGACATTGATGAAAGACTATGATACAATAGACGGACGTTGGATACTTGATGGTATGGTCAACGATAGAGATGACCCTATACTAGGTGGACGTGCTACAAAAAGAGATGTCTTTGGTAGTTCATTCCAAAAGTTAATAAATGAACTGGGTGTCCCAAACTATTATATGGGAGATTATAAGTCTTCTTCAACAAACGTGATTGATGTTGATGTGAGACCAACAGATAACGCAACATCTTATTTTGAAGGTGGAGATTGGTTATCAGTTCCCCCAGTAAAATTTAAATCACATGAATATATATTAGACCAAGTTAATAAACAACACATATGTTTTGAAAACAAGGTTGTTGGATTAACAAAAAACATACATCATGATAATGCATTGGAAAGATTAATACTACCCGCAATGATGCAGAGTGGTAACCTTGTTGACTTCCAGATTCCTGAACCAGACTTTGGTGGATTCTTTGTTACAAATGACAAGATAAGTGCTGAACAAATGTTTGAATATATTATGATATATGGAAATAAACTTATTGATGCATTTAAAATTGATATTATTATGTCACCAACAGACGATACATTATTTAAATTTCTTAATCACAGAGATAAAGACTTTGATAAAACACTAGAAGTTATACTTCATGATGAAATTACCGATGAACACAGAAAATGGGAATCTAAGATGGATATTAAATTTCTGATATAACTTATATACATACCTATATGATGAAACTTACAAAAGATAACCTTACGATATACGCTGCTCAGCATTATCATAATCCACGTTGTATTGACTCAGAAGAATTCTTCGAAGATTTAAAGAAATTCAAATACATTAAAAGGTTACTCAATAGGTATCGTGATACAGATATCCTGTCCGAACGACTTATACTAAATCATCTCATTGTAATATTCAATGTGTTTGGTTTTGAAGCGGGACTTAACATCTTAGAACTCAAGATAGAACTTGAACATTGGGGAGTTTTAAAACCCTTCCTAATATTCCTCAAGGCAATCAAGAATACTGAATACACCAACATTGAAATGGATGCAAAAGTAGTTGAGGCACTAAGAAAAATAGCACGAGAATAATGGAACAACAAATTGACCGATGTGGTGATTGTCATTCCTGTTGTAAATCCTTTGGGGGGATTGATAATCAAATAAAATTAATTGAGTTAGACATTCAATACGAATGGGACAGATGTAGTAAACTCTGTGATAACAATCGATGCACCATATATAATAAAAGACCACAAACATGCAGTGATTTCGAATGTCTCTATGTAGAGTCAGACTTACCTGAAGAGTATCTTCCTGATAAAATAGGGTTTGTTACCGAGATGCGAATAGATGCAGAAGGTCATTTTTTAAATATCGTTCCTAATCAATCTGCAAAATCTGGTGTAACTCCCGAAGAATTTTGGGAAAACAATTACAAAAATATCCATGTTATGATAACAACAGCGGAAGAAGTATGGTCGATACGAGTCCATACAATCAATATATCAACTGCATCTGGGTCACAGGATTTCAATGTCTAATATAATTCCTACAGAATCTAAGTGTGGTGACTGTACTGTTTGTTGTGAAATCATGGGTTATACTGGTCTATGGAAGAGTGCAGACAGATATAATGAAGCAGAATTTTATGGTGTAGATTACGGTGCATGGAGTACTTGTAATAAACTATGCGATACAGGTTGTTCTATTCAAGCGGACAAACCAAAAATATGTGACGAATTCTTTTGTTCTTACGTAGAACATGACCTAGAAAGCATATATAGACCAAAGGACTTTGGTTTTGTTGCACATGTACAGAAGTGGGATGGTCGAGTTGGTATCCTATCCATGGATAAAACATTACCACCAGAGATTCAATACAACAACAATAAAAGAAGACTAGATGACTTAATAGAAGAAATACTGGTAAGTGAAGGTAGACGCTTATCGGTGGATTTACATACCAAACAGGGAACAATACAACTACGATGAAATATTTTATATGCAAAGACTCAAGTAAGTTTAAAAAACATGAGTACACACAGTTCGGTCAATGGTGTTATTACCATGACGAACTGGTGAATGTCTGGAAAGGGCCAGACTATATTGTCATATATTCTGGTTACCTTATTGAAGGTGACATCGAAGACGCATGTGAACGTTGGAGTTTCAATGAAGAGAATGGAAACTTCTTTGCAATCAAATTGACCTCAGATAGATTTGAGATTGCGGTTGATTACTTCCAAAATCATAAAGTGTTTGTTGGACGTAGGTATGGAACAGAAATTAGTAATTACATTCCGTTCATGACGATTGAGAAAGAAGACATTCGATATAGTTATCTTGAATATGGTCAAGCAGACCCACAGAAACGTGAGTTCAAACCTTTTGAAAACTCCACCTTTTATAGACACATCAATTCATATATTCCAGATTATGATTATGTGGGTGATTGCAAGAAAGCACTTGAAGAAGAGAAGTGGACTGATACTAATGCACTTGCAGATTATATCCATGAATGTATGGAACAACATTCAAATCTAATTAAGTCTCGTTATAAGAACAGGTTTATTTCTCTCAGTGAGGGAATAGATTCTGCACTCCAATCACAATACTTCTATGATGACCCACAACACATCTATAATATGATGCCGTGTCATGCGGGAGATGAGGGACTCAAGTGGAAAATGATTGCCGCAAAGAATTTCCCCGATGTGACACATGACGTGTGGGACAGTAATTTATCGATACAACATACTAAAGATTATATGAAAGATAGTAGTACAAGATGGGGTTCTATCTTACCTACGATGAAGATGGTTGCAGACTGTAAAGTAAAACCTGATATTGTTATGTATGGAGTTAACGGAGATGAAATGTTCTTCCGTGATTTGATTCCACATCTACACATGTTAATGGTAGAACATAAGGATGAAAGATATCTAGAAGCTGCAATTCAAAATATTATTGATGAGAAGACGCATCATTATGGTGCATCCTATACACTGGGTACACATAAGACTACACAAACCTATCTAGACGAATGGTTCAAGGAGTGGATTGTTGAGGACATAGACTGGGAGAATGCAGAGTACAATATGTTAAAACTTTTGACTCCAAAACTTTATAGTCGTAGTATCAGTGTAAATAATGATGTACTTACTGCATCTCTATATAATGACAGAAGGATATATCATGAAGTGTTTAAGACACCCAAGTCATTCCTTCTGGGTGATTCTATGGACTCACCTATACAAAGAGAGTTGTTAAAAAGATTTGATTATGACTTTCAGACACCACATAAAGATGTATTATATGCGGTATATGAACCAATACTTTTAACCATTTTTGATGCAACTGTTGGACGAGATATATCACAACATATCTAATTTAAAAGTTTTTTAGAGTATAAATAGAACTATGGGATTATTAAAAACAGCAGCAGACTTAGTATACACGATTCGATTCTTGAAACTATTGGTTACTCCAATTGAGAAAACCAAAGCATTCGAGGCGGGTATTATTGATGAGACTGGTAAGAAACGTAAGGACTTCAATACGAATAGTACTGATGACCGTGAAGCATATCGTTCTCATTACACACCCTTCCATCGTCTTGTGTTCAATCTTAAAAAGATTATGGCAAAAGCGCCAGGCGGTACATCCATAGTCGCAAGATATGGTGCTGCTCTTGCCCTTATTAAAGAACACGGTGAATTAAAAGATTCACATATTATGGACATACATGCAGAAACAGGGATTGATATCCTTGATGTTCTTGCAGAAAACTCGCAGTGGTTTGTCTTAAATGATAAACAATTGTCGCCTGGCATTTATCGTATCAAACATGATACCATGAATGGTCTATGTGAAGATGTCCATAAAAATGATAAAATACGAGTAGAAGAAGATGCATATCCATTTGAAGAGATTTTAGGTATCGACATCTATAAAGGAATACACCTTGCAACAATGAGTGAAGTGTATTTTACAACTGGGGAGTTAACCAGATGAAGAAATTCAGAGATTTCGAAGAGGACATGACAACCAGTGCCGTTGCGGGTGCTGGCGATGATAGTACGACTGTCCCTGTCCATTTGAAAAAGAAGAAGAAGAAGAAACCAGAAGTACTTTCTAGGTTTAAAGAAATGAGAAAACGTTGGAGTAAATAATGCTAAGTGGATTATTAGGTAGTGTGCTAGGTTTTGGGGGTTCAGTTGTACCCGCAATCACAGACCACTTTAAACAAAAGTCAAACAACAAATTTGAATTAGAAAAGATGGAAAAGATGGCAGAACTCCGTGCAAAGGGTTATGACCATGAAATCAAAATGTATGAACAGATGGGTGCTGATAAAGAGCATGACCGACTGATTCAACATGACATCTCAATCAACCAAGGTACTGGTATTATTGCGGGTCTACAGAAGTCTGTACGTCCTGTAATCACATACTGTTTCTTTGGATTATTTTGTGCAATCGAAGTCGCTCTTTTGAGGGAAGCACTTAACAGTGGATTACCTCTTGCAGAGTCTTTAGGTCTTCTTTGGGATGGTGACACCAAGGCAATTTTTGCTGCAATTATTTCGTTCTGGTTCGGTTCTAGAGCAATCGATAAAAGACTTCAGAAATAACTTGACATTTTACCCTTAATTGGGTATAATACAATAACTGAAAAAACTCAGGGGTATATATAATATTACCCCCTGAAAAACTATACTCTATGGAAAAGTAAAAATGCCCGTCAAACTTGATAAAAAGAAAGATGCCCTACTGGAAGAATATGCAGTAGGAATGTTAAAAGATTTTTACTTACGTGATTATGAAAAGAGTCCTCAAGAAGGATTCAGACGAGCAGCAGAAGCTTGGTCTAAGTATAGAGAAGAAATGGACGATGAACTCGCCCAACGTCTCTATGATTATGTAAGTAATAAATGGTTTATGTTCGCCTCCCCTGTGCTATCTAATGCACCCAATGGAGAAACTAAGAAAGATAAAGGGATGCCAATCTCTTGTTTCTTGACCTATGTACCAGATACCCTCGAAGGATTAATCGGTCACTCATCTGAGTTGAGATGGTTGTCTGTCTATGGTGGTGGTGTAGGTGGTCATTGGTCAGATGTAAGAACCGTATCAGACATAGCGCCTGGCCCGATTCCGTTCCTACATACTGTTGATGCAGATATGATTGCATACCGTCAAGGTAAAACTCGTAAGGGTTCTTATGCCGCATACATGGATATATCACATCCTGATATTGTAGAATTCATGAACATGCGTATACCTACAGGTGACGTACAACGTAAAGCATTAAACTTACACAATGCAATCAATATCTCAGATGAGTTTATGAATGCGGTAATGTCTAATGATACGTTTGACCTACGTGACCCTAAAGACGGAACAGTTAAAGAATCTATTGATGCACGTAAATTATGGGAACGTCTAATAGAGATTCGTTTCCGTACAGGTGAACCTTACCTAAACTTTATTGATACCGCAAATGCGGGTCTACCAGAACCTCTTAAAGAAAAGGGGTTAAAGATACATGGGTCTAACCTATGTAATGAAATACATTTACCGACATCCGAAGACAGGACTGCGGTATGTTGTTTGTCCTCATTAAATTTGGAGTATTATGATGACTGGAAAGATACGACAATCGTTCGTGATATTACTAGGATGCTTGACAATGTCTTGCAGTACTTTATTGAAAACGCCCCCGATACAATATCAAGAGCAAAGTATTCCGCAGAAAGAGAGAGAAGTATTGGAATCGGAGCAATGGGATTCCATTCCCTCTTGCAACGACACGGAGTTGCATGGGAGTCTGAAGCTGCAAGAGATATTAACCGCACAGTGTTTGCTCACATTAAATCAGAAGCAGTACTGGAAACTGAACTGCTCGCAGAAGAACGTGGTGCATATCCAGATGGGGAACTGTCTGGAAGAAGAAACTCCCATCTTCTTGCGATTGCTCCAAATGCCTCGTCTGGTGTAATTTTAGCGACAAGTCCATCTATTGAACCATTGAAGGCAAATGCATATACACATCGTACACGTGCGGGTTCATTTCTTGTAAAGAATAAATACCTCGGCAGATTACTAGATGAAAAAGGTGAGAACAATGAATCTACTTGGACATCTATTATAACTAAAAAAGGTTCGGTACAACACTTACCATTCCTTAATGAAGGTGAAAAGGCAATCTATAGGACTGCGGATGAACTTGACCAGACATGGATTATTACCCATGCATCTGAACGTCAAGAATATATCTGTCAAGGTCAATCAGTAAATTTATTTTTCCCTACTGGTTGTGAAAAGTCTTATGTAAACAAGGTGCATCTAAAAGCATGGAGTGACGGACTCAAAGGTTTATATTACCTAAGAACTGAGTCTAAACAACGTGCAGAGAATGTATCTGAAAAAGTAGAACGTGTTGCACTTGCGGGTGATACCCGTAGTATAGTCTATAGTAAAGCAGATTGTCCTTTCTGTTCTATGGCAATGGAAGAACTAAAACTAAGAGGAATACCTTATGACAAGATTGACCTCAAGGATATTGGTAAGACTGCCGCAGAAGTAACAGGACGTAAAGTAAAAACAGTACCACAAATTTACATCGAAGGTGAATATGTCGGTGGGTACGAAGAATTGATGGAATATTTAAACAAACCAATAGAAACAAACGAAGACGATGAATGTCGTGCTTGCGAGGGATAACAAATGGCATTATTAGAATTTAGCAAAACATATAAACCTTTCCTCTACCCTTGGGCGGTGGAATTAACAAAGAAACATGAAGAAGTTCATTGGGTCGAAGATGAAGCGGAACTATCCGAAGACATCCAAGACTGGAGAACAAAACTGTCTGGTGAAGAGAAGGAATTTATTACTCAAGTATTGAGATTGTTTACTCAATCAGATGTACAGGTGGGTGAGAACTACCATGAACTGTTAATCCCTAAGTTCAAGAACAACGAGATTCGTAACATGTTGTCTTCATTTGCAAACCGTGAAGGTGTACACCAACGTGCATATGCATTATTAAATGATACACTAGGATTACCAGACGAAGAACATTCTGCATTTATGGAATACAAAGAGATGGCAGACAAGATTGACTTCATGTCTCAAGGTGACATTAACACCCAAACAGGTCTTGCACTTGTACTTGCACAATCTGTATTCAACGAAGGTATGTCTCTGTTCGCATCATTTGTAATGTTGTTGAACTTCCAACGTTTCGGTAAGATGAAAGGTATGGGTACTATTGTAGAGTGGTCTATCAGAGATGAGACTATTCACGTACAGGGTAATGCAAAACTCTTCAGAGAGTTCTGTGAAGAACATCCACGTATCGTCAACGATGAGTTGAAGTCTAAAATCTATCAGATGGCACGTAATGCTGTTAAGTTAGAAGACCGATTCATTACACTTGCATATAAGTCTGGTGATATCGAAGGTTTATCTGAGGCAGATGTTAAACAATACATCCGTCACATTGCAGACCGTAGATTACTACAACTTGGTATGAAACCTAAGTTTGGTGTAAAGGACAATCCACTACCGTGGTTGGACTGGGTACTGAATGGTGCATCTCATGATAACTTCTTTGAAAAACGTGTGACTGAATATTCAGTTAACGGTATGGAAGGTGACTGGGGTTGGGTCGAAGAAGGTGACCCTGAAAGTTGTGGATTGGATGGAACTGGTTGTGCCGCCTAGTGGAAGACGACATAACCTACAATTTGGAATGTCATCTTTGTGAAACAGAAACGGAAGTACTCGTAAAGAATTGCGAGGAAGAACCCCAATATTGTCCCATGTGTGGGGTAGCAATAGACTAGTTATATATACTCGTATGTGGATATACGAGAATAAAGAGTTTAACCCTGAAGAAGAATTCTTGGAGGAATACCAAGGATTCGTCTATTGCGTTACAGAAGTATCAACAGGTAAGAAGTATATTGGTAAGAAATTCTTCTGGAAACCTAAGATACTTCCTGTTACAAAAACAAGAAAAAGACGCAAAAGAACAAGGGTTCAATCGGACTGGCGGAACTACTATGGTTCGTCAGAAACAGTAAAAACACTCGTAGAAGGGGGTCAGGACTTCCAGAGAACCGTTCTAAGACTATGTCGTACTAAAGGTGAGTGTTCATACTACGAAGCGAAACTACAATTTGAATATGATGTTTTGTTGAGTGATGAATACTATAATGAGTTTATAGGTTGTAAGATTCATGCAAAACATATTAAATCGTGATGCAATTTCCTCTGGACGAGGATTTGTATATGATAAGGTCGGCAAAAACACCGTCTGTTTAGAAATAAACAAAATAAAGAATTTACTCTGGGATGCGGGTGCAAGAAAAGGTGACATAGTAACTATCGGTATTATGGTAGTTGATGTGAAACATATCGCTTCTATCTTTGCATGTGCGGAACTAGGATTGAAAGTCTTTATCCTCAATAGTCCAGCAACAAAAGAATCCCTACCATTTACTAAACTTGCACTCCATGGCCCGAGTGATTTCACTATCTACAGTTCTCAAGAAGATACCACACAAGTCTATAATGGTCTTCACGATGAGATGATAAAACTATACGGTGGTATTCGTATTGATGTCATGGAAGATTCGTCTGATAGAAATATCCAAGGTGAGTTAGTATATCCAGAAGACACATTCTTAATAAGTTCTACCAGTGGAACAACTAAAGCATCTAGACCAATATTGTTTTCACACCAAGAAACAATGGCAATCGCCAAACGTAATATAGATATATTTTGGTTTGGACATGATGCAAAGGTTATTCATTCTAGAAATCTACATCATGCATCCGCAATCATGACGCATCTGTTACCCGCACTTATGAATGCATACTCACATAGTTCTTTTGCACTGGGTCATGATGGGTCGCACGAAGAAGATTATGACTATTTAAAGGGTCTGAAAGATTTATCAGACAGTCCTCCATCAAACATTATGATGCCTAATAAGAATGTTCTCTTTGATTTTCTAGAGAGTTTTGGGGGTGCATTCAAAAGAACTGTCAATGTCAATATGTGTGGATTCTTAATGGATGCAGATTTCGTTGACCTTGCAAAAGAATACAATGTTTGTTTTCAGTCACATTACGGTAGTATTGATACCGCTATTCCCTTATTAATAAACCGTGTAGACAAAGATACGGTACATGTTCCTAATTCATTAGGGGTACTATGCGATGACTTTTATAAGACAACCCTTGAGGATGGTCGTATGAAGGTAGAATGCCCATTCTGGAACGAACCAAGATACATGGATGATGAGATAGCTTTGTTTGATGGTGAATATATTTTAATGAGTAATCGTCCAGTATCCCTAAAAGATATGGGTGTACCAGAAGGATTTGATATAACTCCATTTTCCCATGATACTAAAATCGACTTTGAACAGTTGAGAGGATACTTAGATGTTACTAATAGCAGGGTGTAGTTTTGCATGGGGAGATGAGTTGGTTGGTTCAAGAAGCAAACCACCAACACATTATGATTTAGTATTCGGTAGTATTTTATCATTAAAGTTAGGGTTAGAGTACAATAATATATCTGCATGTGGTAATTCTAACTACAAGATATTCCGTGACGTTATGAATAATATGCATCTAAACCCTAGTCACATCTTTATCTTGTGGTCTGACCCTTTGAGAAAAGAGAATCTATTAGAAGTAGATAACCATCAAAGAGACCTGTTAAAGGTACATACTACTATGTCTATGACTCAGTGGCACGAGAATCGATGGGATGACTTGATGCTTTCTATGGAAGAAGGTGTTGCACACAAGTGGGCAAGACATCATCCATTTAATTATATGACCTCGTTTGGAAGAAGTGAAAAAGCAATCGATGCATATGGTACAGGATTGTGTACTGGATTTACTCACCTATTACCTCAAATGATTGCAATGCAATATATGTGCGATGGTATGGGGATTAAGATTTCTCAAGGTGTATTCCATGGAGAAGTTTTCTCTGAAGTGCAAAGATACATGGCAAAGATTGAAAGATTCCCTTCAAGTAATCAACTCAAAAAATGGAACACATGGGTATTAGATTCACTTGACAAACTAAGACCAGAGAATAAACTGGGAATGAACCCCGACAAGTCATTCGATGAGAACGTCACCATAAAGTCTCTAATGGGGGACAGACCCATGAAGAAATGGGGTCATCCCGATGAAACTGCACATGTAGACTATGCAGAATACCTCTATAAAATCATAAAAAATCTATAAAAAAAGCTTGACAAACTCTGCTCTTGTTGTTATAATAAGTATATAAAATGAGAAAAGGAGAGAAAATGTTAACGTTTAATCAAGAAGTGGGTTATCCTACCAACACCGAGAAAGGTCAATTCATTGAATACCTGATGTGTTTCTATGGTAAAGACCCTAAATGGGATGCGGTTTATCCCGAAATTGCAATGGGTACTATCGATGCAGTTGAGTGTATGGAAGAATTCCTCAACGGTAAGTACGAGAGTGCAGTGGTTAAAGGTGAACATATCTGGGGTGGTGGAGACACTATCGACAGAGAAATAGTTAGGGATATTTTCTTAAAAAAGTGTGAAAAAACCCTTGACAAACCTTGTTAATCTTGTTATAATAATAACATAAACTGAAGAAAGGAGATAAATTATGGCGTTTGTGAGTCAAGAAGATAAAAAGAAACTTGCGGTTGGAATCAAAGAAGTCTGCAAGAAATATGGATACAAAGTATCTTTGGGTGTTAATCACCACAGTACTTTGGTTGCAAAGGTCAAAGGTGCAGAAGACATCTTGACTGAATACTGTGAGGTTCAGATGCATCCTCAGAAGGTTTTGGAAAGAGAGAACAGACACTACACGTTTGACCCTGTTGAAGTAATGGAAGATTCTAAGAAGTGGGGACATAGAGTCAACGAGTATTGGATTCCCGAAAACTATGGTGAGAAAGGTATTCCTTTCTTGACTGAATTAAAAGGTGCAATGGAAGGTGAAGACTTCTTCAATGAAGATGACGCAATGACAGACTACTTCCACAGAAGTCACTATATTGAAATAAGTCTGTACTCATAAGGAGATATTGTAATGGAAATGTATTTTGAAATTTTAGATGACTTGAGAGAGTCTGGTGAAATCAACATGTTTGCTGCACCAAGGGTGTTACAAGAAATGTTTGATTTGAGTAAATTTGAGGCAAGGGACATCGTCTCTGCGTGGATGAAACAATTTAATGGTTGACAAACCATGTACTTAATGTTATGATATATAATTAAATAAGGAGTTACTTCAATGTCTATAACTGTTGAAGAAATTGAAAAGAAAGTATCTGCAATCGAATCAATGATTGCGGGTGCGGAAAAGCTACTTGTGGCATCACAAGAAACTGGAAATGAAGAAGGTGTCGCATCTGCGACATATCTGGTCGTTGAATATGAACAAATGTTGAAAGAATTTTGTAAATATTATAACGTTTAGAGAATCTTTTTCGTATATATAATATTAAGAGGAAAATATGCAGAAAGAAGTATTTGAAATCTTCGAGGATTTCACTAAACTCAAAGCACGGAAAGATAAAATTACTTTCCTAAGAGAACAAGGGAATGAAGTCCCTGCCATTAAAGACATAGTCCGAGGTGCATTCGACACCCGACTAAAGTTTGTCTTACCCGTAGGTAAACCACCTTACTCCCCAAACAGACCTGAGTCTGTACCATCATCACTGAGAAAACTGCACAAACAGTTCGGTGACTATGTGGAAGGTGCAAGGTCATCCGCAATGGGTCAAATCAGACTAGAAACAAGATTCATCCAACTATTAGAAAGTATCCATGCAGAGGATGCTCTAATCGTTCTGGATATGGTGGCAAAGAAACCACCAGTAAAAGGATTGACAAAGAAAATAGTAGAGGAGGCTTTTCCAAACCTATTGACTTGATATTTTGTTATGTTGTTACGTAAACTCACAACAGCAACCGTAAGGAGCAAATATGCCAAGAAACCAAATAGAACGATTAAAGAGTGACAGTCGAGAACTTGATAACTATATCCACCGTCTCAAGAAAAAAGGACGAGACAACCTTGCTCATAAGTTATCGATTAAAAAATCATTCTTAAATCAGACTATTACCGAGTACGAAAATCTGGACACTCAAATTCTAGCATAACTAAGGTAGGTGGTCAAAATCTCGTAGGGGGTGCTTAGGCACCCTCTTCGTCAATTGGAATTATTATTATTATGACAATAACAATGCTGAAATCTAAAATCCATGGTGCAAAAGTGACTGAGTGTGATTTGCATTATGAAGGGTCAATCAAAATTGACCGTTTCTGGATGAAAAAAGTCGGAATCCTTCCCAACGAACAAGTAGATGTTGTTAACCTAAATACAGGTGGACGATGGACTACTTATGCTATCGAAGGAGAAACATGGCAAATTGGTGTCAATGGTGCGGGTGCAAGATTAGCTGTACCTGAAGATGAACTAATCATCATGGCATACTGTCAAGTTTCTACCCTGAGAGCAAGAACTCTATCCCCCAAAATATTAATAAACAAAGAGATGTATAAAATCTGATGCCCCTATATACAGTAGTAAATGAAAAAACTGGAGAAACAGAGGACTGTTTTTGTTCTTATGTACGTCTCCAAAAAAGATTAAAAGAACTAGGTTCTGATTGGAAACAACAGATTGGCGCTCCCGCATTAATAAGTGGTACTGGTAATGTTGTTAACAAAACAAGTAGTGATTGGAAAGACCACTTGAAGAATATCGAGAAAGGTGCTGGCGGTAAACGACAAGGGGTAGATTTTAAAAGATGACAATGAAGCGTCTCAAGATAGACCATTTGATGACATACGATGCAATAACATCCAATCAACAAATTGCATATGAATCTTGGAAAGACGGAGACCATTTAGTTCTCTGCGGTTCTGCGGGTACTGGTAAGACCTTTGTTGGTATGTATCTTGCACTACAGGATGTCCTTGATAAATCTTATGAACAGGATAAACTTGTTATTGTAAGAAGTGTTGTTCCTACCAGAGAAATGGGTTATTTGCCTGGCAGTGTTGAAGAAAAGATTGATGCCTATGTTGCACCCTATAAATCAATTGCAACTGAACTCTTCAATGAGAAGATGGCATATGAGAATTTAGAACAACAAGGAATTATTGAGTTTGTATCAACATCGTTTATACGTGGTACAACTCTAGATAACTGTGTGGTATTGGTTGATGAGATGCAGAATCTTACCTTCCACGAACTAGACAGTATCATTACAAGAGTGGGTAAGAATAGTCGTATTATCTTCTCTGGTGATTATTATCAGTCTGACCTGAAGTCCAGTTCAGATAAAAAGGGTATTCTTGACTTCATGAATATTATGGAAGTCATGAATAATTTTACAACTATAGAATATGGATGGGCAGACATCGTCCGTTCAGACTTTGTTAGAGACTATATAATGACAAAGGAGATGGTTGAAAGAGGAAACATAAAATGAAATTAAGTAAAAATTTTACACTCAATGAGTTTACTAAGTCTATGACTGCAACTCGTTTGGGTATCGATAACACTCCCCAAGACGAACATCTAGAAGCTGCAAAGGAATTGTTTGAGAACTGTGTACAGAAAGTTCGGGAACACTGGGGTATCACACGTATTAGTTCGGGATATAGAAGTCCCGCATTAAATAAAGCAATTGGTGGTTCTACTAGGTCACAACACAGTAAAGGTCAAGCAGTTGACTTTGAATGTGATGGAACAGACAATCTAGAAGTCGCAAAATGGATTAGAGATAATCTAGACTTTGACCAAGTTATCTCTGAGTTCTATGTAGAAGGTGACCCAACGTCTGGTTGGATTCATCTATCTTACGTAAATCCTGAAGAGAATCGTAACAGGTGTTTGACTGCAAAACGTGTAGATGGTAAAGTCCAATATAGTGTTGGATTACCTGAGTGAATTTAATATTCCAGTACATGATAACAAACGAGGAGACGGAAAAACGAGCTCCTGTCCCACAATATCCTCAAGGTACTAGGTCTGAATTATATCGTGTAACTGGTGATTTATCTGCAAAGTCGTTTCAAATCTATGCAGATAAGATTGGATGCAAACACCAATATTCTACTAAACAAGTGTACACCAAACACTTTGAAGGGTCAACCGTTCTTTTATTTGAATGTCTAAGAATCATCTTTGACCCTATTTACGACCAATTTGAGAAGATTGCGTTTATTGATACCGACATAATCTGTAATACTGAAGAGAACATCTTTGACCAATGCGGTGAGTATGAGGTAACAGGTGTCTTAGAATCAGAGATTAAAACATCTAAAGGTGGTGGATATAATACTTGGGATTACAATGATAAAACAAAAAAGTCCTTAATAACTAAGTATGAACGCAATGGTATCCCTATTGTCCCTACAAAACCCCCACATCGTGCTTCTTGCGTTACAACATTCAATACTGGTGTGTTGGTGTGGACTAAACAAGCACGTCTTAAAGCACGTAGGGAGTTTGACCCTTGGTGGAGTTATATGCAAGATGGAGACCAACACGGAGACCCATTTTGGTTGAATAATGACCAACCTTGGATATCTGGTCAAATAATGAAACACGGGTTAACATGGCAAAGTATCGACCAGAAATGGAATGATACCCCTACACACTGGGAAGATGACCGTGGATATGACATGAATTTCCTTCATTATACAGGTGGTGGTAATAAGGTTGTCATGTTAGATGACTATAAACAAGGTAAATTTAAATATTTAAAGCCTTGACATTTCACGCATTTCTTGTTATAATAGTAACATGAATGAAAAGACTAACAATATAGGAAAAAAAGTGCTAAGTCAGTACCATAAGGTAATACTTACAGACGCAGATGGTGTTCTCCTGAATTGGGGATACGCATTTGACGTATGGATGACCGAGAAAGGTTATACCGCAGAAAACAAATTAGAATACAATGTCGGTACGATATATGGTATTACTAAAGAAGAATCAAGAAAACTAGTCAGAGAGTTCAACGAATCTGCCCATATGGGTTTTGTGCCTCCATTAAGAGACGCAATCCAGTATGTCAGAAAGTTGCACGAAGAACACGGATATGTGTTCCACCTGATTACGTCAATGAGTAAAGACGAGAATGCACAGAAACTAAGAACAATGAATATCAAGAAGTTGTTCGGTGAGACTGCATTCGTCAAGTTCATTTACCTAGATACTGGTGCAGACAAAGACGAAGTTCTAAGTAAGTACGAAGGTACAGGTTATACTTGGGTTGAAGACAAAGTTGAAAACGCAGTTGCGGGTGACAAGTTTGGTCTAGATTCTATCGTTATGGAACATGGATATAACATGAATAACGAAGAGTTCCCCCTCATGAAGGGTTGGAAGGACGTATACGAATACCTAGTTGGGTAAATAACTTATATATACCTACATGAGATATGTAGGTTATTCAGAATTCTACCATGATGCCGCACTTGCCATTGTTGAAAACGATGGTACAGTTGCTTTCGCATCCCAATCAGAAAGATACAGTGGTGTTAAGATGGATGGTCTAATCCATCCACCTATGTGGAATATGGTTAATGACGATGACCATGTTACTTTCTATGAAGATATGGAAGAACGTGTTAGAGTCATGGGAGGTCTAAGAACCTTCGGTGCTAGGGGCAACCTTGCTAACAAAAATACTGTTGCTAACCCAGAAATAACTGAATTAAAACGACCAATCCACTCGATGGCAATATATGATGATTTCAATAAACATCATGAAAGTCATGCCGCATTAGGATTCTTTACCCGTCCATGGGAATCAAAAGAAGATACTGTAATTGTATCTGTCGATGGTTCGGGAGAAGTAGAATCTACCGTAATCTATGACCACAATTTTAAACCCTTAAAAGTAGTTAAATGGCCTCAATCCTTGGGGACTCTCTATGGTATGGGATGTACTGCAATAAAACTAAAACCTCTGAGAGATGAATATATTCTTATGGGTCTTTCTGCATATGGTGAATCTAAGGATGAACTATATCAAATCTTAGAAGATTCCTATTACTGGCATGAAACTAAAAAAGGGAAAGAAGTGTGAGATATAGTTCAGTTCAGAATGGAATGTATTGCAGATAGTGAACTTGCGTATAGAGACTTTCAGTTTGAAAAACAATTTAAGAAACTAGCAAGGAGACATAGGGAAGAAGACGTAGCTGCAACAGTTCAGAAGTTCTTCGAGACAGAGATTATAAAACTTATGACCGAAGCACGACAATACGGTTCTAAGTTAATCTTTGCTGGCGGTTGCGCCCAAAACGTTGTTGCAAATTCTTTAATTCGTCCTATGTTTGATGAGATGCATATTCCAATCGCACCCAATGATGCGGGTAATGCTCTTGGTTGTGCTGCTTATACATGGCATAAGGAGACAGGCGGAACACATCTGAAGTGGTCTCCATACCTTGGACATAACATAGAACGTGACATAGACCCTAAAGAAGTTGCACAATACCTTGCAGACAATAAGGTGTGTGGAGTTGCAAATGGACGTGCAGAATACGGGCCTCGTGCATTAGGTAATCGTTCACTACTTGCAGATGTAAGATATGATGTAAAGGATACAGTTAATGATATCAAACAGAGACATAGATTTAGACCATTCGCACCTGCTATACTATCAGAACATGCGAAAGATTACTTCGAAGGGCCAATGAATCAATACATGCAATTTACATCAATTGCAAAACACGATTATTCTTCGGTAACTCATGTAGATGGAACTGCAAGGGTTCAGTTAGTTGAACCTGATTGTGAGTCCGTCCTACGTCAGATACTAGAAGAGTATTACAAATTAACGGGTGTACCGATGCTACTAAATACATCATTGAACATTCGAAATAAACCTATGGTCAATACCATAGAAGATGCTATAGAATGGGAAAAAAAATATAAAGTAAAAGTATTTTAGGAGAAGTACAATGGCAAAAGAAATCGCAGACACTCCTGTAGGACAAGCAACAGTTGACTTGGAAAAGTATACTGAATTAGTTCTCAAGGTGGATGAAGCACAAGATAAAATTAAAGAGATGGAAAAACTCTCTAAAGAACTGCAAGTTGTAACAGCGGCAGCAAAACCAGTACCGAAAGGTTTTTGGTCTTTGTTTAGAGACGAGAACGACATCAACGAAAAATCAATTATTGGATTTGCATCATTTATAATGATGGTCATATTTGGTATTTTTGATTTGATTACCGCAATGGACGGTACACCACTAGAGATATCTGATACAATCTATACGTCTTTTGTTGTTGTAACACTAGGTTCGTTTGGTATTGCAGAAGCAGGAAAAGCGTTCTCAGGTAAATAAAATGGAAAAAGTTAGGTGGAGAGGAACTTGGGGCGTAGGAGATTTTCAACACGCCCTAAACTGTTGTCATAACTATTGTTTCGAGAACAAGACGAAAGTCAATCTAGAAATGCATTGGTCTCACGATGAAGACTATTTACATCATCCAGATGACCCAGAAACAATCGTAGAACGAATGAACTGGTTACATAAGAAGTATCATCGACAAGATGACGTAACAGTTACTCATATATTTAATTCAGATTTGTTTCTTACTGGTAATGTCAATCCTGATAAAAAGAAAGACCGTTTCTATTTTGCAGACTATGACCCTAATGGAGCGCCACCTAATGATTGGTTATTTAAGAAAGAAGAGTATATACCTAAGAAAAATAAGATAGTTATATGGACACCCGCATACAATAGTGAACCACCAAGAAATTGGAAAAGGTTCTTGACAATTGATGATTGGTCTGATATAATAAGCTTGCTGCGTTGGGAGGGTTGGATACTAGTTGAATTGACTTATAGAACACCTATCAAAGATGCATATAAACAGATACAAGAAGCAGACTTTATTGTATCATACGATGGTATGTGGCATTACATTGCAAGAAACTTTGGTAAACCAATGTTCATTCCATCATGGGAAGGAATAACAGATTATAATACTCCTCAGTGTATAAGAAAACCTAATAGAGACCAGACTATGGAATTCTTCGGTGACGGTGGTGAGGGATTTGAACCTAATATGTCCCTAATGAAAGACAAAGCATATGCATATATAAATATGTTAAAACAAAAGTACCATGAAAAGTAAAAAGATATTACAAGTAGTAAACCTATCACCCGATGAATCAAGAATTGAAAGATTAACGGAAATGCATCCGATGAGACAAGTTGCGTATGCATCTGTGATACAGGTACTTGTATTTGGATTTATGTTATTATCATTCTGGATGATAAATCTAGTAGTAGGTCATTAGTGAAAATAGATAGAGCAGTAATTGAAATTAACGGTGGGTGTAACTACTCATGTACTATGTGTCCACAGGATATGCGTACTGGTGGAAGACACAAAGACTTTCTCAAGAAGATGGGACTAGAAGAGTTTGAGAAGAATGTCGCAGATTGCGCCCAACACGGACTAAGAGTAGTCAATCTAGAAGGTAGTGGAGAACCCACACTGAATAGAAATCTACCTGAATACATTAAGATTGTAAAGAAGTATGGAGCGAAGTGTTTCATGTTCTCTAATGGATTCCGTATGCACGGTAAGTTCATGGAAGATTGTGTTGATGCGGGACTAGACTTCTATCGATTCTCTTTTATTGGATATAGTCCTGAGAAGTATGATGAATGGATGAACAATATTATTGGAGGAAACTTTAATCATATTGTAAAAAACATACGTGAAATGAAAGCATATGTAGATAAGACTGGTTCAGATTGTTCTGTTGCAACCTATCATCTTATTACTGATAATGACAATTTAGACTTTGAACTGAATGCATATAAGAAGTTAGTGAATGACCTTGGGGTAAAGACTGAGATATGGAAGATGCATAACTGGTCTGGTGTCTATGACCCTAAACAAAATACACGTAGTGGTGAAGAAAAAACATGTGGTAGACCGTTTAGTCCTGACGTTGTTATACGTGCTGGCGGTTCTGGTGGGAAAAGAGGTGGTGTCGCACCTTGTTGTCAAGTATTAGGACAAGATGAGAAAGCAGTCCTTGGACATACAAGTGAGAATACTATTGAAGAGATATGGAACGGGCCAGAGTATACCAAGTTACGTGAAGACCACACAAATAAAACATATCCTGACTATTGTAAAACATGCGACTTCCTATTAGATGACCCTGAAGTATTAGTTTATACTAATCATGAACGTGACTTGATGAAGATGCATGGAACTGAGTTTGACTTAAATGATTTCAGATAATTTATGGATGATACAGATACCTGACCATAGGGTATCTCAACATTACGCAAATTTGTGTATCCCAACTTGGGACTGTAATGTTAATCTATTTAATGCATATACTCCAAATCATATGCCAGACTATCTTGACTTCAATTTGATGTGGGGAGATAGACCTTTTAGTGAGAGTGAGAAAGCAGGATTCTATAGTCACCTAGAACTATGGAAAAAATGTTTTGAAGAAGACAAACCTATCGCAATCATCGAACACGATGTTGCACAACGTAAAAAGGATATGCCAATTATAGGTGATTTCTTTGCGTTTGCAGACTTTATTGATGAGGATGACTGGAAAAATTATTCTACCCGATTCAAGGGTCACCCTTACTGGGGAACAGAAGAACCATTGTGTCCTGTAACTCATGCATACTATATGACACCCGATGTTGCGGAGTCTATGTTCTATACAATATCAGAACAACAAATCAATAAGTTTGTGGACGATTACATGTGGGAGTTTATGGGTAAAGATAAAAGTAAAATAATGCGATACTCTAGACCTATATACACTGACTACATTGGAGGAACAATGGTTCATGAATAGATTGATATATCAAGTATCAGTTGGTAAACCATCCAAACTATACCAACACTGTATCCGAAGTGTACATGATTACTGTGAACGACATGGTATCAAACACATTGTATTAACTCAACCTAAACTAAGAATCAAACCTGATATCTTTACCAGTGGACGTAGTGAAGAATCTTACATGAAATATGGGGGATATCTTCCTATATTTGAAAAGGAGAACGCATTTGACTATCTCGATAGATTTGACCAAGTTGCGATTGTGGATGCCGATATATACATCCGAGATGATGCACCCAATATATTTGATGATTTTGGTACTGACCACGCATTTGGGGCAGTAGCAGAACGTGAGATGGATATCCAACAATGGTATGGTGGTAAGATTCAAAACTATTCCGCCATGCAGTATCGACACCTACACGGTAGTGGACAGGGCGATTTCAAACCAAACGAATTAGGTTATGAGTTCTTTAACATGGGAATGATTCTCTTGAACTCCGAACTATTCAAACCATACCTTAAAGGACAAGACCCACACACCTTTTTGAATCGTATGGAATTTAAAGACTTTGTAGATGGTCTTGGTGCATACAAGTGGAGTACTGACCAGACCTTACTAAACTATTTCCTGAAGAAGTATAAGATACCTACCAAACATATGGATGGTAAATGGAATGGACTATTTGGTGCAATCAATAATATAGAAGATTGTAACTTTGTACATTTCTTTCTAAAGGATAAACTCCCCGATGGTGGAGAAAATGTTGACCAGTTAATGAATCAAATCGTATAAATACTATAGACAATACCGTCAAAACTTATATTAATAGAGTGATAGGAGAAACAATATGTTAACCCCACAAGAATTTGTGAAGAAAATTCGCAACGAAAACCAACCACTATTTGAAGCATCCAAGATGAATACTAAGGCGTATTTTGAAGGTGACCTTCCTGAAGAGGAAATGGTTAATCATTTCATTGGTCGTATGGTCAATGAACGTATGAACATGTCTGAGATTTGTGATGCAATCGCAAGGTCACCCGATGACGCAGACCCTAGAGAGTTAGAACTTCTAACTAAACAAGCAGCAGATGAAGCAAAACATTACCGTATGGTTCGAGAAGTAATTGAACACATCAAAGGTGAAGAGATTGATGTAGTCCATGCACTTGAATCAGAAAGAAAGGCAAACACCGCAAAAGGTGCTGCACTTCTAGAAAAATATGATGCACAAGAAGATGAGGCAGTCCTTGCCGCATACCAACTTGTTGCAGAAGGACGTGCGGAAGCAGTCTGGAATCAGATGGCAGACACTATCGAAGATGACTTTATCTCTTCTCGTTATCGTGAGATTGCGAAAGACGAAGGTTTCCACAGTGCAATCGGTGGATACTCGTTACGTAAACTTGCTACAGACGAAAAGACTCAAAGTCGTGTCCAACGTGTTGTTGACGCAATGCGTAAAGACCTATTTGAAATCTCTTGTAGAAACCAAGTTGAAGCACAAGGTTCGAGAGAACTTGTGAATGCAGCTTACGGTTGGTAGATGAAAATAGGACTCACGCAAAGAGTCCTCACGCACAATAAACAAGTACATGATTCCTTAGACCGTTGTTGGTATACATTTCTAAGGGGTCATGAACTTGTTCCTATCCCAAATCGTGAAGACTTGGATTACGAATCCCTTGCAGAATCTCTAGACCTTCTCATAATTACAGGAGGAGGAAACGAGCGTCTTCGAATTACTACAGAAGTAAACATGGCAACAGAGATGTCAACTCTGAGATTACCCATACTTGGTATATGTCATGGTGCATTTTTACTCACAGAGATTCTTGGTGGTAAAACAAGAACAGGTAAAGAGAATCACTATGATGTAGAACATATTGTACACAGTAAGTATGAACCTCATTTAGTTAATAGTTTTCACAATATTGCTATTGACAAATGCCCCCCAAATAGTGTACAATTATGTACAGATGCAGAAGGTGATTGTGAATCTTGGATAAAGGATAACATCTGTGCAATCGTGTGGCATCCTGAACGGATGATAATACCCTATATACCTACAGAGATTATGAAGGCAACAGGACTATGATTAAAATTATAAAAGAAGGTCAGACCCACCAAGTTCGTGATATATGGAGTTATGATATCACGTTTATTAAAGGTAGGTACACAAGTGACGATGGGTTTTCGGAATTCGTAGGAATGACTCACGGAACGAGTTACTTGATGGGTAAGAACGCTAGTATCAGTATAACTGATGGATTGTCAGTCAATGGTAAAGATTTTGCGGGACAAACAAGTAATAAGTTTACCGTATATGATGACTCCACATTTGCCCATATAAAATTCTATGGTCTGTCCATGAATGATGAACGTATGTTTATACCTCATGGGAATTCAAAAGGTAATCTATCGTACATGGATGGTGGTACAAATACTACCGCAGTAAATCCAGGCAGACTAGGATTACCTGTTATCAACTATGTCCATTTCCCCGCAGGGATGAAACAAACCCTACACACCCATCCAAGTCAACGTATTGCTCTTATCCTTTCTGGTAAAGGTGAGATTGAACTTGACGATGGTGTAATGTTTCCTATCAAAGAAGGTGACTGTTGGGTGATGGAAAGAAATGTATTACACAACTTTATGTGTAATCAAGGTGAAGATGTCACCCTATTCGTGTTCAGTCCTGACTCTGGTACAGGGCCGACAGATGAAATTAACCCATTGAAGGTGAGAACTTATGTCGGACAAACAAGAGTCTAAGAAACTAATCATAATTACAGGGCCGCAAGGTTCTGGAAATCATCTATTCAGTAAAGTTTTTGGTTTCCATCCCGCAGTAGAGGGTTGGAACTTTGGAGATAAGTACTGGATACCATCTGACGAAGAACCCTTCGCAGAGTGTTGGGTTGACCCATCTAGAACAAAGAGTATGTTGACTCAACAATATATGGTTGCGAATGTCAGTGTACCGTTTGTCTTTGATGGTGTCAAACAAGTCCCTCAAATACAAGAAGTTGTTTATGAAGCAGAAGAAGCGGGATATGAAGTAAGCGTCTGTATTGTGGTACGAGATGAGAACATTAATAGAATGCAACAATTTAGAGTCCGTAAGGAAATAACTTTACAGACTGCACTACAATACTATTATAATCTAGATGCAGAGACAGAGTTTCTCTCCGTTGAATCTCTATATCTATACAAAGCAAAATACTTGAAGTGGTTATCTAAGGTTCTTGACTTTCCTATTGCATGGTTTGATGAACGAATAGAAGATACTCTAAAAGACAATCAGAACGAGAAGTACGTGAAACGTGTAAAGAAACACTGGTTAGATGAACAGGTATGGAACGGAATAAAACCAAAAAATGAAAGATAATTATTTATTAATGACAGGAGCGCCAGGCAGTAGATGGTCTGGAGTTGCAAATAACATTCACTCATCTAGTAGTTTTGACCAGACTGATAACACAGAAGAGAGGTCATTCTCTCATCATAATGGATTAGTACATGGGGGTGCATACTTTGACCCTATGATGGAATTTGGATTACATAGAGGTGAATGGGATAAACCTTTTTCTGGTAAAGGTATTAGACTAATAAAGTCACATACCTTATCTACATGTTTACATTACTTTGATAAGTTTCCTATTGTTATGGTAATAAGAAATGATTATGAGTGTTGGACGTGGTGGAACGAGTGTGGTGGTTTTGATATTCCATATCCTAGTTATGAATGGTACAAGAATCAAGATAACATGTTCACACAGATACAATTACAAAATACTGCTATAATGTCATTCATATATAATAAGAAGGACAAAGTAATTAAATGTAAAGATAACTTTGAAGTACTTGATACTCTAGGATTAAATGCACACCCTAAAGATGTGCAGAGAGATGAATATAATAAAAAGGATGTGAGTGTATATGTCTACCAACCTTAATCCACATATGGATTTTTTAAAAGATTATTTCACTTACGATTGGCCAAGTTCACGCACTGCGGGACTTGATAGGTATTACTGGACGGGATTTAGATTAATTGAAGAAATCAAAGAAGAAGAATCAGTTCTGGATGTTGGTTGTGGTCTCAATCCTCTTAAGCGTCACATTACCAATCTTCATGGAATCGATATTACAAACATAGGTTCTGACGAACAGGTTGCAATAGAAGACTACCACACAGATAAGAAGTTTGATGTTGCATTTGCATTGGGTAGTATTAATTTTGGTGATTGGGAACTAATTCAACAACAGACTAAGTCAATGTGTAATGCATTGAAACAGAAGTCTCGTATCTATTGGAGATGTAATCCCGCACACCGTGACCATGGTAATGATAAGGTACAGGATGTACCTTTTTGGCACTGGTCACTAGATGACCACCTCTTGTTATCAAAACAAAACGGATTCCAAATAACAGAATTTATGCAAGACTTGAATCGTTATTATGTCAAGTGGGAAAGAGAATGAAGATGTTTGTACACATCCCTAAAAATGGTGGGATGACAATAAGAAAGAATCATAAGATTCGTCAACAAGTGTTATTAGCAACACCTGACAATCATAAGAACAGAGCATATACTCAAGGTCTTGAGGAAAAGATGTCACAAACAAAAGACCACCAAGGATATGAACATGCACGTTGGAGAGACTGGAAACAAGATTTAAAAGACACACATAAAGCAGTTGCAATTGTTCGTAATCCGTGGGACAGAGTATGTTCTCGTTATATGTTCGCAAAGAAGGTAATGGAATACGAAGGAACTCAACCAGAAAAATATGCAGACACTTCATCATTTGAGGCATTCCTAGAGGAACGTCACATATGGGGTGGACAAGAATACTTATGGCATCGTGCGATACGTGGATGGTATCCCGCATATGACCATGTATCAGATGAAGAGGGGAAAAACCGTTGTGACATCCTACGGTTTGAAAACTATAACGAAGATGTCAAACTATATTTTGGATTGTTAGAGAATCCAGAAGCAAGAAATATTACTCGTGTACCTAATGACAAAGGTAAGACAGGATACGGTACTTCTTATAGGGATATATACACTAAAGATACTATTCAGATAATTGCTGACTGGTATAAGAAAGACATTGACTATTGGGGATTCGATTTCGATAGTGGTGCAACGAGGAATTATTGGAATGTTAAAACAACTATTTGACAAATACGATTGTGATAAGGGTACAGAGAAACACCATTATTATAAAGAATACGAACCCTACATGGAGTCTGTAAGAGAAGACCCCATCAATCTATTGGAGATTGGAACATTTAAAGCAGCGTCTACTCGTGCATTTCATGAATATTTTCCTAATGGAACAATCTATACGATTGATATATTTGCAAGGACAAACCCAAAAGACCTAGACATCCTACACAAAGATAGAGTTGAATGGTTAAAGTGGGATTCTACTGACGCAGCACTTGGAAAGAAAATACGAGAAACTTGGGGTGATGTAAAGTTTGATTTTATTATTGACGATGGCGCTCATTGGCCAGAAGCAAATAGATTAACTTTTGAGAACTGTGTTTCTTTTATGAAAGAAGATGGAACATACTTTGTCGAAGATGTCTGGCCTATGGATAAAATGAGTCGTAGTGAATTAGACAACCCATGGTTATTAAGACAGTCTGAAAGATATGATATGTTAAAACACATTAGGTTTATGAATCATTTAGATAGTTATAACACAACTCACTATGACCGCAGAAAAGAAACTAAATGCGGTGATACATATATAATTGCAATAAAAAACTAGGATAGCAAGTGCATGATAAAATTAGTTTTATTTGATTTAGACGGTGTTCTTGTAGACACCAAACAAATGCATTTTGATGCATTGAATCAAGCATTGGAAAAGAATGATTACCTTCCAATAACTCTAAATGAACATCTTTTAAGATTCGATGGATTGACAACTGACCAGAAGTTGGATATTTTAGAAATCCCTGATAAAGATAAAAGAAAAATTCATACTCGTAAACAGGCATATACGTATATGACTCTGAATACGATTAAACCAAACCATGATATTATAGAGTTATTCGAACAACTTAGAGGTGAAGGATATAAGATTGGTGTATGTTCCAATGCAATTGAAAAGACCGTAGAGAATTGTTTAGAACAACTCATGTTAACTCCATGGTGTGACATTGTATTAAGTAGTTGGGATGTTGAAAACAACAAACCTCATCCAGAAATTTATTGGAAAGCAATGTCCAAGATGGGAGTCTATCCTGATGAAACCGTGATAGTAGAAGATTCTCCGACAGGATTAACTTCTGCATATGGTTCTGGTGCAAATGTAATAAGAGTTGGTTCTCCCGCAGACACCAACGTTAAGTTACTTGATAGAATAAAAGAACCCCAAAATACAATACCTAAATGGGAAGATAAAGAACTCAATGTTCTTATTCCTATGGCGGGTGCGGGTAGTCGTTTTCAGAAGGCAGGATATACTTTTCCAAAACCATTGATTGATGTTAATGGTAAACCTATGATTCAACATGTAGTTGAAAATCTAGGTCTTGATGCAAACTATATCTTTATTGTACAGAAGGAACACAGAGAAAAGTATAACTTAGATTCTATGTTAAATCTAATTGCACCTGACTGTACTATTGTAGAAGTAGATGGTATCACTGAAGGTGCTGCATGTACAACACTACTTGCAAAACAGTATATTGATAATGACCAACAATTGTTTATTGCAAACTCAGACCAGTACGTAGAATGGAACTCTCTAGATTTCATGTATAAAATGCAATCAACCTCAGTAGATGGTGGTATTGTTACTTTCAAATCAACACACCCTAAGTGGAGTTATGCAAAGACAGATAATTCTGGAAGAGTTTATAGAGTTGCAGAGAAAAATCCAATCAGTGATAACGCAACTGTAGGATTTTATTACTGGAAAAAGGGTAGTGATTATTGCGAATACGCAGAGAAAATGATTGAAGATGATATTAGAGTTAACAACGAATTCTATGTTTGTCCTGTATTTAATGAAGCAATTAAAGATGGAAAACATATTGCAACATTCACCGCATCACAAATGTGGGGTCTGGGAACACCAGAAGACCTAGAAAGATATCTATTGAGTTGGTAAATGAAGACTGCATTATGTTTGTCTGGTAGATGGAATGAATACTGTCACCAGAAATGGATGGATAGAACACAAGAGATAATTCCTCACGACAAGATGTTCACGGGTACATGGAAGGGTCAAGACTATGATGCTGACTACTACTTTGATGACCCTGAGAATCTGTACCATCCAGTATTCGACACCGAACCCTATCCCGATGACGCAAGTACACTAAGGAGAGATATCTTTCCTCATTACTTGGAGAGACATAAAGAAGACCCTACCTATCACAACAGTCAGTTAAGACACGCATACGCAAGTGCGAACTGGCACAAACAACTTCTCATACACAATGAGATGATGAAGTCGATACCTAAAGAATATGATATGATTATTCGAACAAGGTTTGACGTAATCGTGTCTGACCAACTCCCTTGGAAAGATATGATTAAGGATTCATATGACAGGTTAATTCCGAAGGGATTCAACTGTATGAATTACTATGGTACACATGACTTCAATAAGATTAAAGGTATGGGAAAAGAGACTACCTACTACATCAATGATGCATTGATAATCCATCCCAGAGAATGTTGGGATACCGATTTAGTGGACTCACTATATAAAGATAAGAAGTTAAAAAGTGCAGAAGAGGGATGGTATCAAATACTATCTGAACCGTTTGGATTTTATCATGAAAGTTATCATGGTGGATGTTACCTATCAGAGAGATGGGAGTATGTAAGAGATGTTGATGAAAGCCTTCATAATTAGTATGATAAACAATCACGAGTCCACAGTTGCGACTCGACATGTTATTGAATCAATAAAGAAAACTGGAACAAAACTAGAACCTATCATTCTACCCGCTACCACACCAAAGACTATTGGTGAAGGGATAGACCAGTTGGATATGAATGGTGTTGCATGGACGTATCCTCTAGATGAACACCAAGACGGTCTTGATATGAAAACAGGACTACGTCTTACTCACTACAAAACTGCGAATCATAGTAATCGTGTTGCATGTCTAATATCTCATATGAGATGTTGGCAGAAGTCGATTGACCTTGATGAAACTATTGTTGTACTGGAACACGATGCATTATTTACAGATTCTCTTTTACCAGAGGACTTGACTTCTGAGTGGAAGGGTGGTATAATAGGCTTAAATAATCCAATAGGTGCGACACGTAGAGCGCACGTATTTGATGCACAAGTGAAAAAAATACATGGACTACAGGGTGTTCCTTCAGTAGATGATTGGGATGTACCCCAAGGTCTTGCGGGTAACTCTGCATATATGATATCACCTAAGGCAGCTAAGAAACTGATAAATAAGGTGAAAGAAATCGGAATGTGGCCAAACGATGCACTAATGTGTAAACAATTGTTTCCTTGGTTACAAGTCGTATATCCATATTACACCACAATACAGAAAGGGTTGAAGTCAACTACAACACAATAATGGAAATACCACCCGTATCATCAATACCCAAGGTAACAGACCGTTCGTATACTGTTGAACGAGTCAATAAAGTTGCAGGCGGAGATTATAAAGTTGAAAGTACAACTTATTATGTTACTACATATGATAATAAAGGGAGAATAACGACTACAACTAATACTAGTCAATTGAGTTTTTTAATATGAAAGCGTTTGTAATTACAATAAAAGATAATCCATCGTCTGTTCAAGTTGCTGATAGGTGTATTGAATCGGGTAAACGTCATGGACTAACGATTGAAAAGTTTGATGCAATCACCCCCGCAGATAATCCTGTAGAACTATTACAGACAAGAGGTATTGACCCAATACAATTTGATGAGAAATATTCTCGTAATTTAAATTGTATTTCTGCATTCTTATCACACTACGCATTGTGGGAAGCTTGTTCTAAGGGTAACGAAGACTTTATTATCTTTGAACATGATGCAGTTATGGTTACACCTTTACCAATGTTGTTTCCTAACTATGTAATGAACATAGGTCATCCATCTTACGGTAAATGGAACAAACCAAACTTTCTGGGACTTAATCCTTTAACCACCAAAAGATATTTTCCTGGCGCTCATGCGTATTGGGTTACTCCCAAAGGTGGTAAACTATTAGTAGAGAATGCACCATTGTATGCAAAACCTACCGATGTATATTTAAATTTAGATACCTTCCCTTGGTTACAAGAATGTCATCCATTTGTTGCAGAAGCACGGGACACATTTACTACCATTCAAGTAGAAGAAGGATGTCTTGCAAAACACAATTGGAAAGAAGGATATGACATTATCGATGCTTAAAGTTTTTTTGACAGGATGTGATAATAACACAGAATGGCAATTACCATGGTTTTTAGAAAACTATAAAAAACACAATACTATACCTATTGTTCTTGCAGATTTTGGTATGTCTAAAGAGGCACGTGCAAAAGCAGAAGAAGACTTTGATTTAGTAATAACAGTTAAGAGTGAAGCACAGGGATGGTTTAAGAAACCTCGTGCGATTCTAGATGCAACTAAGTTAGATGGTGTAAAGAAAGTTTGTTGGTTGGATACTGATTGTGAAGTAACCGATGACATATCACCAATATTCAATCTATCAGAATATGGTAAGTTGGGTATGGTAAAAGACCGACCTTGGAGTACACGTAGAAGTGAACTTGGAAGTTGGTATAACTCTGGAGTTGTTCTGGTGGAAAACACTCCAAATATCCTGAAGAGTTGGGCAGACGAATGTATTCGAAACCCTGTTCAAGGAGACCAAGAGGTTCTTTATATAATGATGGGAGGGGATGAGATTACGAAGATGTCGTATATTAAACCTATACCTCATGTGTACAACACTTTACGGTTGGACTATATAGATAACATACAAGTAAAGAACCCTAAAATAATCCATCACACTGGAAAAAAAGGGAACGAAGTAATAAGGAGACAGATAAATGAATTATCTACTTGAAGCATTAGTAAGAAAATTAGACGGTGATATTGCCGTTGCAAAAGCAAATGTTGACGTGTACATGAAAAACGCTGCTGGTATAGGAGAACATCCTGATATCGTAGAATCTATTGAAACACAGATTAGTAAAATTGCAGAAGCCGAAGATAAGATGAATATAATTCATACTCATTTCGGATGGAATAAAGGAAAGAAGAATGTATGAATATAGAACAAAAGTTGTACGTGTTGTTGACGGTGATACCGTTGACGTTGACATCGATTTGGGTTTTGGTGTTTGGCTTCGAAAGTCAAGAATCAGACTTCTTGGCGTGGACACCCCAGAATCACGAACACGTGACCTCGTAGAAAAGAAATATGGATTAGCTGCAAAAGCATTTCTAAAGAAGAGTTTAGGTACTTCTCCTATTCTTAAAACAACAAAGGATGGTAAAGGTAAGTTCGGACGTATTCTTGGTGAATTCCTTGTTGATTTTGATGACGGTAGTCGTATTAATATTAATCAATATTTGGTTGACAATTACCACGCAGTGGAGTATAATGGACAGTCTAAAGATATTATTGCAGACCAACATTTGGCAAATAGAGAATTAGTACAACTGTAGAGTAAATTATGAGAGTTAATGTATTGGGTAACGGTGACAATGCGGGATTGTTCGAAAGGGGAACGCCTGGCAAACTGTTAGTTTGTAATATGCCACCATTTGAAATCCCACGCAAAGAAGTTCACGCAACCTGTATGGTGGACTTCAAGATGATGAAGGCACTACAAGAAGGTCATGTTAAGTTAGACATGTATGACTGGATTCTTGGAACTAGACCTAAAATCTGGATGGAGAATTCTGGTACTTTCTATATGAAATACTCTCACCTTATCAAGGGATTCTATTCACATATCCCTAAGTATGCGGGAGACCCAAAGTATGCCGCAACTAACTTTAACTGTGGTCACATGGCAGTTCACTATGCATGTGCAAAGATGAGAGCAACCGAAGTTCACATCTATGGATTCGATAGTATCTTTGATATGAATCTGGGTAGTTTCACTGACCTAATTTTAGAAAGTGACCGTTCTACAAACAATACAGTAAGACTTGCGGGAAACTGGAGACCTATATGGACAGAGATGTTCAAAGAATTTAAAGAGGTCAAGTTTCATTTATATCATAGTCACAAAAACATTAAAATCCCTGTATCAAAAAATGTAGAGATTCACACAAAATCCATGCATGATAATACTTGACATTTAATATCAATAGTGATATAATATCTTATTGATTGGAAAACGTCTCATGGTGAAACTGGATATCATCCGAGTCTTCTAAACTTGTGTTCAAGGTTCGAGTCCTTGTGGGACGGCCAATCAACGATTGCCTCCGTAGTTTAACGGATAAAACAGTCCGCTACGAACGGACAACTCGTGGTTCGATTCCATGCGGGGGCACCAGTTTAAGAGCTAAAAAGGTATAAATAATGCTACAGACTATGAAAATTAATCTAGAAGATGAAGAATCTTCGGATTATAGAATATTTAAAATGAATGATGGATATGATTTCGGAGATTTATCTGATTCAGACCTATCATTTTTTAGTAAGACTGAGTTAGACGAGGGTCAAAAAATGGCAGTAGTCAATAACAAAAGTCTTTTCATATACATAGAGGAGTAACTCAATGGATAAAGTAACAGAAATAATTAACAACCTTAGAGGAATATTGGTAGACCCAATAGTAGACCTATGGGAAGAGTACAAGGGCGAAGTCGGTCTTGTTATCGGAACATTAAGTTTAGTTGTAGGAATATTCCAAGGAGCATCATTACTGATTGTCTCTGGTTTGGTTCTAGTCGCAATGACTTGTGTCGATATTTATGATAAGTATGTTTAATTAATTGCTTAATTGATTACGAACAAAGAGGACTTTATGTCCTCTTTTTCTTTTCTCTCTCTTGTTTAATCCACTTCTTCGCTTTACTATTATCTACTGGACTACGTAAGAACTTCTGAATATCTCTATATGCACGTAGAGTTTCTGCCTTGTAGTCTTTACCGTCTGAGTTATCGACAATCAACATATCCTTCTTACCAAACATCTGTTGAAATGCACCGATGTTCTTTTGAACAGTCTTCCAGTATGAAGTTACTTCTTTCTCACCAATAGTACGGTCACGTTCGGAGTCTCGTTTGATTGCAGTTTCTAGGTCAGTGTTTACAAATATCATTGCAGTATCATAACCTAACGCTTCCATTGACTGTACTTGTTTCTTAACCTTTGGAAAATCTTTACCAGTACCATCAATAACTACACCAAGTCTACCCATAAGGTATCTTGCTTGTTTCTTACCTGTTAATGCCTTTGCACGTCCACGAATATCTTGACCTTGAACTGAGAAGATGTTTTCAGGAGACATTTCAAGTCCTGCTTTTTTCATTGCAGATTCGTATGCGTCATCCGAATTAACTACCTTCAGACCGAGGGCGGGGAGACCCGTTTTCCCGACAATGAAGGACTTACCACTGCCTGGCCCGCCTGCTAGGAAAACTGCTTTAAAGATTGCGGGGTCATCCACACCCTCTGTCATAAACTTTTTAAACTTAATCATTAGTATACCTTAATTACTTTTTGCAAAATAGAAGTCATCTGTGTTGCAATATTTGTTTTAAAATTATCGTCTCCGTAGTTTTCGTGTACGGTATTACTACCCAAATAATGTAACACGTCATTTACATCCTTTGGTGTTCCCGTTAAACGAGTCGGGCGTTCTGGTATAGGATTTCCCCTACGTATTTCCATTCTTATATTATGGTCTTGAAAATCATCTATTAAATCAAAATCTTCGGTGCAATATGATGCAAAGTCATCTTTGATATCTTGTGCATTATATGTAGTACCTTCTGGAATACTAAATCCCGCAAGAAAGACTGCATCAAATTTGACATCTTCTGGTGGTACAACGTTGTAGTTATCCGCACCCATCTCATACATTCCATTAGAAGATATAATGTTTACACCAAAGTCTAGATGAAGGTCTTGATATAAACTTGTATGTCCGTCTGGATATGGAACATATATGTTAGGAGAACAATTAAAATGTTTATTAATAATAGGAGTCATATGTTGACTCGCATTACTTTGCATTGTCTCGTAGTTGGCATCCATTAGTTTTGGAAACCTACCGTTTCTAAAAGAAGGAACAAACAAGACGTTTTGATACTTCATTGATGTTAAAAAATTACTGTATGTTATGCCAGCAACGACATGTCTTTCTGTTCCAATAATTTTATCGGTCAAACTATCAGTTGTATATCCTTTTATAATACCACGAATCTTTGTCTTTAATGCAGTATCAGCTTCATCCGAAACAAATAATGTGTTTAGGTTTCCGTTCGCAGATATTACTACATTATTGGATGACTCGTAATGAGTAGACATTAGTATACCTTGTAATAATCGTTTATTTCTTCAATATTTAATGCAACTCTGTAATAATTCAGTTTTTGTTTTAAACTTAACATGTAAGGTTCAGAGTCTACAACACGTTTTTCTAGGTCAATAAGTTTCTTAGGAGTATTAACACAAGTATACATTCTATCTTTATAAAGTTCTATGTCTCTAGTACTACCATTAATATTAGTCTCTGATAATCTACGAATATCAATCAAGTCAACATTAGGTGAAATACAGTATGGTGCAAATTTCTTCTTGATATCATCAATCTGGTAAGTACCTTTCTTATCCGCTTCAACACCTAATAGAACAATACAATCAAATTTTACGTCAGTTTGAATTTTAAAATCGTGGTCAAGTCTGAAATATGAATCACACTCTATTTGATTTACTTCGTAATGGTCATATAAATCTTTCATGTAATTATCACCATTCTTTGGCATAGTTACATATATGTTACCTTCAGATTCATTTACTGCATGAACGATAGGAAGTAGATGGTCACCCGCACTATTGATTGGACGATAGTTTCTATCTCTTAGTCGTTCATAGTTAGAATCTTCGAATGAAGTTACTACAAGAATATTTGAATATCCACCAGACACAATCATTCCATCTATAATAGATGCATCTGTTATCAATGGTACAAAATCTTTTCTTGTGACATTCTTGTTATTAAAAACAGATATCTTTCCGAGAGATTCCATCAACTTAGTCTTTGTATCAAGGTTGATGAGATTGTTCGTATCTATCCCTTTAGGTTGTGTCTTGTATAATAACATTATGTCCCCTTATAAATCTTTTGAATGTGGTCTTCGAATTGTTCTATCTTTTCGAGACGATTTGGCCAGAGAATGTATTCTTTCTCTGGATTCTGTTTTAGATTGTTCAATAGGGGTTGAACCGCATTAAACAACGTGTCTAGTTTTTCTTGAGTTTCGGACACAGATGCAGTAGTAGAAGCAACTGACGCTTGTGCTTGTTGCACAACCTCTAGTTCATTCTCATCTACAAGGGTGAATCCGAAATCAAATAGTTCGTTTGAATTACTCATAGTTCTATTTATACCTTTAAATAATTGTAAAAAACACTTGACAAAGTGTGTTTTATCCTGTATAGTGTATTTATATAGTCTGGAGATATAGATGCAAACATTTCACGGTTCAATGAAATACGACATGCATGGTCGTAAACGTAAGACGAATGCATGGAAGAAGACCCCCAAACGCAAACCTGAGTTCAAACCTCTTGAAAACTACTCTATAGGTAATGGTGAAGACCATCGTAAGAAATACCCGTCCGCTAGTGACATGGGTTATGTCCCTCAAAAAGACAACTCTTATAAATTAGAAGAGTCCAAGAAGTTTACTGTCGCACCCGCATACAATAAAGGTGCATACCAAGTCATCCCCCGTGGTGACGTTAAACATATAGGAAAATAACTATGTTACCCAAAGATGAACGTGATGAATTCGAGATATTTGCTCGTGAGATGTATCAAGAAAACTGTCGTGAAAGAGACATTTATAACGAACCTCTACTTACCTTTGACGAGTACGTTGAAAAAAATAATCAATTTTTGCTTGACAACTTGCGTAAATAGTGTTATAATACTTGTATTGATAATGAGAACTATGAGAGGAAATTATGAAATTAGTTATTCAAACCCAATATAAAGAGAACTATGCCGCACATAATGAGGATTATGTCCACGGTGTCTCCGAATCCTATTGGAAGAACAAGGGTGGTAGCACCTACATTGTGGACTATGTGTCCATAGAACAAGCTCAATCTGAAGGATACTACGAAGAGTTGTATTCTAAAATTGAGTTCAGTAATGAGGCATGTGAAGAATATGTCATTAGTGCAGAAGTAATAGATGATATTGATTTCGATATCACCAACCACGTTGAGAAGTGGGAGACTCCTATTATGTTAAGGAATTTTTCTGGTACTAAGTTCCATGCGACTAGAACCACCATAAATGGTGAGTATGGTTACATGAAATCCGATATCGCAAAGACCGAAAGAACTTGGGTCTTGGGTGATGACGAGTCTGGTGAGTATCACCTACATCTAACCGATGGTAGAGTTATGACCAGTGACCAGTATAGGGAGGCGGCATAATGGCAGATAGACTTATGAATGGTGGGTGTATGGTCGAGAAATTCGAGATGCCTGAAGTAGATGGGTATCAACTCGTCTACAAATTTGATAATGGTTATGGTGCATCTGTAGTCAAACATGACTTCTCTTACGGTGGTAAGAAAGGTCTATATGAACTTGCAGTACTTGACAATGAAGGTGCGTTGTGTTATAATACTGGTATAACTGAAGATGTTGTCGGTCACCTAACAATGGGTGAAGTCGATAAATTACTTGTGGAGATATCACATCTATGAACATATTCCATTTAGACCAAGACCCTACAATTGCCGCACAGATGATGTGTGACAAACACGTGGTCAAGATGGTTGTCGAATACGGACAGCTACTGTCTACTGCACATCGTGTACTAGATGGTGAATTGTATTTGGACAAGACCAAGAATGGTCGTAACATCAAACGATGGAGACTAAAACCAACTGCACAAGAAGAACTCTTGTACAAAGCATCTCATGTCAATCACCCATCTAATATTTGGGTACGTGATAATGACAAGAACTATCGATGGTTGTATAAACACTTCAAAGCGTTGTGTAAAGAGTACACTCATCGTTACGGTAAGATACATATGACCGATGACAAACTTAGTGGTCAGTTATGGTTTGCACCACGCAATATCAAACAGACAGTAACCACAACCAAATTCGCACAAGCAATGCCTGAGTATTGCAAACGTGAAGACCCTGTAGAAGCATATCGCTACTACTATATCAATGAAAAGAAAGACTTTGCGAAGTGGACTAACCGTGCAATGCCATGGTGGTATCAACAAGCAGTCGGTGGATTTTAAAATGGAGAAAGAAATGAAATACCAAGAAATCGTTGACACCTTACGGGAAGGTGTAGTGAACTTATCGTTTACGAAAGTAAAGGATGGAGAAGTTCGTAATATGAGAGCAACACTGGTATCCGAACAGATACCACAGGATAAAATGCCTAAGACAGATGCAAACGCAAATACTGAAAAGAACCAACTTGCGGTTCGTGTATTTGATTTGGATTTACAGGACTGGCGTTCATTCCGTGTAGATTCGCTCTTGACTTTTAACGCAGTATAAGTTATACTATATAAGATATGGTTAAGAAACTAACAGCAGCACAAAAAGCGAAGAAGACTAGGGAAGCGAATAAGAAACGTGCCTTAGAGGAACTCGGTTACGAACGTAAGAAAGTCAAACGCACACGCAAACCTATGACTGAAGAACAAAGGGAAGCAGCGATTGAACGTCTTGCAAAAGCACGTGCAGCTAGAGGTGCAGATGGTAGTAAGTCTGTCCACAAGGACATTCGAGATTTACCTGAAGACCATTTCTTGCATTGGAAGAAAGTCAAAGAGTGGTTGAAGTGTAATCAAGACCAACTAAAGGGAATGAGAAGTTATAAGAATTCTAAGAATGCGAAAGAACGTTCTGAATATATAGACTTAAACACTTACATAACCAACATGAAGAGATATCTGTCTCAAGGTGTTTGGTTAGATTTTCGTTATGGTGAACAACGTGAGGGACGTATCCAGAAGGTGTGTGTCGCAATGGCATACTATCCTGATGGTACTCCCAAACGTCAATACAATTGTTGGTATCCTGATATCGCACAAGTCTGGACTCGTGAACTTGAAGAAGAGTTCGCAAAGGATTCAGACTATGCTAATCAATTTAAATTGGAAAAACCTCCAGTTCCAGAAGTTATAAATAATGAGGAAGAGGATATAGAAGATGAAAGTTGATATGATTATGGGTGGAGTAGATTCCTCGGAAGAAGAATCTAACTTCATGAACAAGAAGAAATTTACACGTATGGTTGAAGACTGTGTGAGAACAAAGTCTATGTCATACATGGATACGGTTGTTTATCTGTGTGAACAGAACAACTTAGAGATTGAGGATGTCAAGAAATATATTTCGACATCTGTCAAAGAGAAGATTGAGTTTGAAGCAATGAAGCTTAACTTTCTCGAAAAGGGTGGTGACCTTTCCCTAAATAAAGGTTGACATTACTTGATTGTAGTGTTATAATACGAAACTATATTATGAATAAAGTGGATAAACTAAAATACGCAAATATACGGAGAATATAAATATGTCTTTTGCAAACTTAAAAACCAATCGTACCGATGTGTCCAAACTGGCATCTGCCGCACAGGAAATGTCTGGTACAAAACAAACTAACAAATACGAAGATACTCGTTTCTGGAAACCAACTGTTGATGACAGTGGTAACGGATATGCAGTTGTTCGTTTTCTTCCTGCCGCAGAAGGGTCAGAATTACCATGGGTAAGATACTTTGACCATTTCTTTAAAGGGCCAACAGGTCAATGGTACGTTGAGAAGTCTCTGACTACTCTAGGTAACAATGACCCAGTGAGTGAATATAACTCACGTCTTTGGAACACAGGTATCGATGAAGACAAAGAAACTGCACGTAGACAGAAGCGTAGACTTCACTATGTTGCAAACATCTTAGTTGTTAGTGACCCATCTAATCCTACTAACGAAGGTAAAGTATTCCTTTATGACTTCGGTAAGAAAATCTTTGATAAGGTTATGGATAAGATGCAACCTGAATTTCCTGGCGAAGAACCAATCAATCCATTTGACTTTTGGACTGGTGCGGATTTTCAACTGAAGATTCGTAATGTTGCGGGTTACAGAAACTATGATAAATCGGAGTTCAAAGTCGCTTCTGCATTGTTTGAAGGTGACGAAACTAAACTCGAAGCAACATACAATCAGTTACATGATTCAAGTGAGTTTGCTGATACTGGTTCATACAAATCTTATGACGAACTGAAAAGTCGTTTAGAGGTTGTACTGGGTCAATCAACTGGGTCGGGTTCAACGGTAAAGAATGATTCTTTAACACAGACTGCGGAAGTAGTTGCTGCTAAAGAAAAAGAACCACAAGTTCTTGCATCTGCACCAGAACCTAATATCACAGCATCGACTGACGAAGATGATACTTTATCATACTTCGCAAAGTTAGCTGCTGAAGACTAAACGTTTACTAGTAACGTTGGAAGGGGAGACTTCGGTCTCCCTTTTTTTTAAGGAAAAATAATGAAAAAAATAATATTAATATTAGCGTTGATGTCATTTAACGTTAATGCAAATGAAATCGAAGAAGTTGTTGTAGTAGGTGCAAAAATATACCAAGGTGTTGCAGACCCTACCTCAGACAACATATTAACAACAATCGAACCTACCAAACCATTCGTCCTTGGGGCATTTAATGGTCTTCAATTGTCTGGAACAGATACAAAACATACTGGTGTTTTTAAGAACGGTATCCCAGTAAATGACCCTAGTTCTGGATGGTATGACTTTGGTCAAGACCTATCAACTAATCAAAGGGTTACAATTATATCTGGTGCAAACAGTGTTAGATATGGTAGTGGTTCAATGGCAGGAGTTGTTCTATTAGAGGATGACTTTGGAAAAGGATTCTATACCACAGTATCGACAGATAAAACTAAGATGATGGTAGAGCATGAATTCTTTCAAATCGCAACTTATCGTGGAACATCTGGTTCAGTTAAGACAGACAACGATGAAGTCGATTGGTATGAAAACAAGACATTTAAATTAGGACATGATATCTACAATCTAGAAGTTGTAGACTACTCGTATGATTATGACGGTTGTTATAATGAATACTTTGTATTGACTGACGATTGTAATGTTGAAGGTCAGAAGATTAATGTTTCAATTGACCATGATAGATTTACTCTAGGTCATACTACAAATGAATCAATCTATAATACTGGAACTGTAATTGAATCCGATAGAACTTATGGTGATATCCTTTTATATGATGACAATGGTCATGAACTAGGTGTCACTGCACAGAAAGAAACTTACGGTGAGAGAAAAAGATATACAAACGCTGCTTACTATATTTGGTCTAATGACAATGTAAGTCTTGGATATAGGTATGAAGAAGGTGAACGTATTGTAAGACTAGGATTAGAAAACAATGGATATAGATTCTCTATGGGTAATAGTTATCGACTACCTAATCTATACGAACAGTTTGGTGATTCTTGGGTATCAGCAAATCCTAACTTGTTACCAGAACAAGGACGTGGAACTGAATTAGGATACAAAGGATTATCTCTGTATTACTATAAGTTTGATGAAGGAATAGATTTTGATATGAATGCTTATTCTTATATCAACACTGGTGAATATAGGTCTAGAGGTATTAGATTAGAAAAGAACATTGGTAAGGTATTTGTATATGGTGAGATTACAGATTCAGATAAACTAAGAGTTCCAAACTATAGAACAAAGATTGCATATACAGACTATGGATTTACTATTGAGTATCTAGGAGAGTTTGATAAAGGTGTTGACTTTGATGGTAGACTAATTGACGATGTCAGTACATTTAATATCAGTTATAGTTTCACTAATGGTGCAATAGGTACTTATAAACTTGAGATAGAAGACGCATTAGATAACTCGTATGAGTATATTCCAGACTATGCGGCTGGTGGACGTATCTTTAGACTTAGTTGGAATCTTTTATGGTAAAGGGTCAAATCCTATAGAAGTCCCACATCCACAGGATGATACTTCTCTAGGGTTTGTTATCTTGAAATACTCGTTAAGACCTTGCTTAGTCCAATCTAAAGTAGATTCTTCTAAGTAAGGTAATGACATCTCATCAATAACTATAGTAAACTTACCATAGTCAAAAGCAATATCATCGTCTTTAGACTCATCCGCATACTCAATAACATATTCAAAACCAACACATCCCCCTGAAGTAACACCAAGACGTATCATCTTCATATGTCTGTCTTCAGTTCTCTGAATACATTTCTGTACAGCAGCGTCAGTCAATTCAATCACGGAAACATTGCCCGTTCGAATTTATTATTTTTCTGTTCCCAATCTTCTACTGCTTTTTTTATAGAGTCTTCTGCGAGGACTGAACAGTGGAGTTTGATTGGAGGTAAGTCAAGAGCATCTGCAATTTCTTTATCTTTAATCTGTTTTGCTTCGTCAATTGTTTTGCCTTTAAGTAAGTCAACGAACATTGAACTTGATGCAATCGCACTTCCGCATCCATAGGTTTTGAATTTGACATCTACTATCATCTCGTTTTCGTCTAGTTTCAATTGCAGTTTCATAACGTCTCCACATGCGGGAGCGCCTGCCATTCCTGTTGCAATGTCTGGGTCATTAGGGTCAAATCTACCAACACTAAATTGTTCTGGTGCATTTAATACACCCTCGAATCTGTCTATTACTTTTTGTGAGTATGCCATTATGCAACCCTGTCTAAGTCATCTGTAGCGGGTGAAGCGTCACCATATACTGCTTGACTACTTGAGTTGGTTGTGTTAGTTGTTGTTGATGGTGCAATCACTGTATTACCCGCAGATTGTTTTGCCTGTAATTCATCTAGTTTTGCTTGCAATTTCATTATACGTTCTTCCGTATACATTGCACCTTTACTACCACCCTTACCTTGTTCATTATACTTAACCATACGGTCTTGATTAAGTTTTAGGTGTCTCTTGTAACGTTCTTCTTCTGCCGCCATCATATCTTGTTCAGACTTAGGGGCTCTTTTTGTTTCTGTATAATTGAATCCGTCTTCGTCTGTACCTCGAACTTCATGGAAATCATCGTCTTGTGGTGGTGTAACAACTTGTTTTTCTACTTTAGGAACTACTTTACCTTCTTTAATTTCTTTTACTTCTGGTTCTTCGTCACCACCAAATCCAAAGAATCCTGCTATTGAACTACCAATAGCTTTAAACTTCTGTTTGACAAATCCAGTAATACCACTAAAGATACTTTTGATACCCTCTATCAAATCTGACGCTAGGGTTGAGAACATGTTACCGTCTTTACCATCAAACAGAGACATGACTGCTCTGAATGGGAACATCAATCCATCAAAAATCATATCTTGGAATGAAAACTCAGCAAGTTTTTCTTTGAAGGAGTCGAATCCAAATAGACCCGCAACAAAACCAATTACCATTTTACCAAGGTCAAGTAAACCACCAATAAAACCAGATGTAATTCCCGCAAAGAAACCACTAATAGCGGCACTAATTTTTGCAAAGATTCCACCCTCAGTATCAGTGAACGCTTTGAATGAACCAATAAACCCATCAATGATACTAATGATTGCAACTGTAATCGGCCCACCTAAGAACTTACCTATTCTTTTGAACACATTAAAGAATGGTTTAACGACTTCACCAAGTCGAGCAAAGATACTTCCCCCTTCAGATGCACCTTTTGTAATTGTTTTAAATGTCTCTCCCAGTTTAGAAAAATTCTTGAGTTGATTCCTTATGACATCTGAACTTAGAAAAAACGCTTTTATATTTCTACCGATAGATTTAAAAAAGTCACCTATCTTACCAAAGAACTCAAAGAACTTAGTTGAACCAGAACGAACACTAGCAATAACACCCTTAAACCTTTTTGCAATACTTTCTAGAGTTGTGGTAAATCTACCAAACACTTTAAAGGTATCACCTTTTAAGATTTGTCCTGTTCCAGCTTTACGGAAGATATCTCCTAGTGCATCAAATAACATTGTAATTGGTTTGATTACTCTGTTACTAAAGGCAGTTTTTATAAACTTTGGAGTTATTAATTTGAAAGAGTCTTTGATACCATCAAGAAAACCAACAACAAGTCCCGTAAGTGCCGCACCAATAGCACCAATTACTCCAAGGAAACCCATCCCCTTTGCATCACCTACCATCTGTCCAAATCTAGGTTGGTCGCCACCACTCTTTTCTTTCTTCTTTTCACGTTCCTTTTCAAGATTGTCGCCTGCCTGATTTGCCATAGATTTAAAGTATTGTGCAAAAGATTTATTCAGACTAGCAAGTTCGCTAATCTGTTTCTCGTCTCTTTTTTCACTTTTAATACCTTCAATCTGAACTGCTTCAGTGAGGTGTGATATGGTTAATTCTGCCATTGTCTTATCCGTTTTGGTTTTTCATTCGTTCTTCTTGTTCTTTAAGATATTCCTCTAGTAATACTAGGTAAATCTCCCTCTCCCATGGCATCATATGTTCTATGTCATACAATGAATAATTAAAGTGTTGCATTAACGCAAAGTTGGTCTTAAAATGATTGACCAAATTATCATGCGAGAGGCATATTAAAAAAAATCTTGAAGACCCTCCAGAGTCACTTTATTCTCGTGACCACATGTACATTTAAACTCTACTTCTTTTTTCATGACTGGTACAGTTTTTAGGTATTCACCAACCTTTGTAAACTGTATGTTTGTCATTGAATCTATAAATTCATTCAGTTCTTTTTTACTTACGTCTGATACAAGATGATGTTCGTCTTCTGTCATGATTGCAACCATACAGTCTTCTAACATCATGAATCCAAACTCCGCTTCAGAAACACCTTCACGGAAGTTCTTTACGAATCCATCATAAGTAGGATATCTCAGTTCAATAGAGATATCATCTGTAATCTCAACCACATTGTTTGCATCTGATTTTGTAACTTCAAGAGACGATAAGTCAATATCAACCTCTGTCCTTAACTCACATTCTTCAGCCTCACATTTAAAGTGTAAGGTTGATGTCTCACCAACCGACTTACTACGAATCTGAGTGAACATGTATTCAACATCGAACGTTGCAAGGTCACTTGTTTTAATATCTTCATTCACACATGCGACAACGGTATCGACCATTGCCCTCATTGCCTGTTTCTGGTCTTGCGACTCAAAAGCAGAGAGAAGAAGTTTCTCTTCTTTGACCAAATATGGTCTATATGTGACAACCTTTTCAGATGATGGGATTACCATCTCATACTTTAGATTATCATTTAACTTAGGTAGTGCCATTATATTCTCCAAATATTATAAAAATTTCCTAATCAGTTCACCCGCAAGTCCTTCGACAAAATCGTTTCCTACACGGTCACCCTTTTTTGACTTCCAATTCTTATATGACAGTTGTACCGTCACTTCAAGTAATTGTCCGTCATCACTCAACTCAATTGCATTCAATGTTGTTGGGTATGCTTTATCTAGGAGTAACGTATATGTGATATCGTCACCGAACACCGCATTTAAATCAAACTCACCTTGTGCGAGGTCTAACGGGCCTAGTCTTGGTAATCTTCCTCTAATTGCAGAAGGAATTTTACCAGAGTCAAATAGTTTCTTTTTCTTTATAGGGAAAGAAATACCCTTTTTAATATGTTGAATAATAACAGGATGTGTGTAATCGTTGTAATATCCAACTTCTTTTGTTTCTGCATTTACTGCTTGTTCTTGCCACAGTTCAAAGTATTCTCTGATACCCATATCATTCAAACAATGGAACGTGAGTGTTACGTCATCTACTGCATAACCATATGCAACTTTAGTAACATCAATACCCATTGGTCTTTCTGTAGAAAGAATTTGTCTGCCAGGCAATGACGCTGCTTTACATAACAAGTTTAAGTTACGTGCGTCACCTTTGATAGGTGGTAAGAAAATCTTATATAGACTTCCTAATGCGATTCCCCCGCCAGCACCTACAGATGATTTAAAATCGTCAATACGAATACTCATTAGTCTTTACCTATTGCCTGTCTTGAATCATAGAATACTTTCTGTGAGTTCGATTTACGGAACTGTGCAGTCGGTAAGAATGTTGCAATCTCCCACTCTGGAGCAGGAACTTCTGCAAACTTACTCTTGACATGTGAATTCAAGTAGTGTTTAAAACATGGTTTGTAGTATCGCAACTTTGCAATACCCTGTAATCTCTTGTAAGTAATATTAAACTTTGCATCGTCAGAGTTCTTACTGGACGCAACTTCCATCAATGCATCCAACATTTTTGCACGAAGGATAGGTGGAAGATAATGAAGATTGATTCCATAGAATCCACCCTCTGCTGGCCCGACTACAATAATCAATGGGAATGCATCATAGTATGGAAGTTTATCTTTAGTCTTTGGGTCATAGAAAAACATCTGCATAGAACCAATAATACCACGATTCGCTCTTTGTTTTATCTGGTCTTCTTTCATCAATGCTTCACGATTGATAGACCGCATGTTAGATGCTTTCTTTCTGAACCATTCACGGGATTCTTTGGTACGGGGAGTAACTCCCGCACGGAATGCCTGTAATTCTAGTCTGTTGAATATATTACTCATAGTTCTATTTATACCAATTTAACTTATCTTTCTTATATCTTTCGAGGTTTTTGAAATATTTCTTTACGTCTTTTCTTGTTATATCGGGTAGTTTTTCTTCGTAAGTCTCTCTCAAGTCATATCCTAGTTGTTTGTACCAACCCATATGCCATCCAGATAGACTTTCTGGTCTTCCTAGTTTGATTATTCTGTCTGATTGATACTTAGTAGTCCATTCTAACATGTCAATTTGGTCGTAATTTCCACTTGGATGTACCCATACTTGTTGAAATGTTTTTTCTGCACGGTTTTTTAACTCTTCCTTTAGAGCAGCATCTTTTGGAAAATTATCTACCATTTGTCGTAAAGAGGGGTTTGGGTTTATTACTCTCTTTACTTCCCAGTGTTGATAATAGTAATTTTCTATAGCTTTATCTAAAAGAGTTTTATCTCTCCACGTGTATCCATATTTGGACGGGTCTTTTTCTATATCTGAAACTGCATCAACACCATCTGAGACATGTTGTGATATATACAATGGATGTATTGTAACTTGATTCCACCAATACTTATTCAACCATTCTCCAGATTTATCTAAAGTTTCAAATGTTTCGTGAGGTAATCCCGCAATCATTGTCAATGTTTGATTGTAATGATTACCAGTATGTCTATTCTTCTTAAAATACTCTGCGGATGCAAGTAATCCCTCTTGCATCTGTAATGGAGAAAAACCTTTGTTAATAGATTTACCAGATGCATGGTTAAATGTTTCAATACCCATAGACTGACTGGTAAATCCCATATCAATCATATTGTCCCAGTCTTGTTTTGCTCGTCTTATTAACAAGTCACCACGAATAAATCCATGGAACTGAGGTTGAAAGGGAAGTTTTCTTACAACGTCTGCAAACTTTGATATGTACTCAGAACTTGCATTAGCGGTCTCATCTGCAAGACAGTAATGTGTTACACCCCATTTCTCATAGTTCTCTCTTAGTTCTTCTTCAAAGTTTTCTGCATGTCTACTATGGTCACCCTTAACACCTAACGGGGAGTAGTCACAGAATGTACATTTGAATATACATCCTCTAGACAACTCCATGGTCAATACTTCATCCTTTTGTATAAAATCTCTTTCTTCGTATGATGTGTGTGGATTCTTATGAGGAAATGCGGGATAGTCATTAAAACAATCCATAATAACAAATTCCTTTCCTACCATGTCTATTTGATTGAAAGGATTAATTTTGACTTTTACTTTAGGGTGTTTTGCATTACCAGTAAAATAATCACACAGAGCGACAATTGCATGTTCTCCATTACCTATACAAAAGTAATCGACATTTTCGTGTCGGATAACATTAACTAGTTTATTTGCACCTACTACGATTTTTACCCAAGGGTATCTTTCCTTAATGTGTTTTATGAGTCTGTTTTGTTTTCTTACTATAGGTGGTGCTTCGTGAATTGAATATGTGAAGAACACACTGAACCCTATCCATTTGGTATTCTTAGTGATTCGAGTTTCACAAAATTCATGTAGTTCACTATCGTCCCATGCCTCAAGAAAGTCTACAACTTCAATGTCCCACTTCCCAGTATTTCTTAAATGGGTTGCAATTCTATGAGCGCCCGTTCCCCTAACTGGCATTTCTTCCCAATTACCAGAATCATAAACTGCATGTTCTGGAACAAATCCTTTACCTATCGGGTATGTAAAGGACGCACCAGTTATTATTAATCCATGGTGTTTCATCTTTTTCTTTTGGTGAAAGGTCTCAGTGGTTTTGTTGATTTAGGAATAAGAGACTTGAGTGGTTCATTCTTTTCAGTCCAGATAACAAATCTCCATCCACGGTCTTTTGCATATTCATTTGCCGCTTCCCACTTATTTATATTCTTTACGTAAGTCATACTTTCAGATATAAACTTTTTAGTTCTGCGACTACCTGTAGGAATTCTAGTCTCTTTATCTGGTTTAATCTCAACCAACCAAGTCTTACCATCTTCCATGACCATTTTTAAATCCATAAAATATCTATGATAACGCTTGTCAACTTCATATAAGTATGGTATAATAACCTCTTCAGAAGACCATTTTACTACTTTGGGGTTGTTATCACACCATTTGAATGCATGTTTCTCCCACAGAGAACGATATACCACAACAGTATGGTCTCCCTCGTACTTCTTTGTGTTTTTTACTCTGTATCTACCCGAATATGCCATAAAAACCTTATAAATAAAGATAACTGATTTATAACCTATTTATAGAGAAATTACAATGCCGACAGTCACAAACATTCAAGACGTACAGGTAGGAGATACTTTAACTTCTGCACAAATAGTTGAAGCAGCAACTGGTAGAAAGCCTGGCATCGAAGAAAACAAAAGTCGAAAAGACTTAGAGTATCCACTTAACAATCCTGACGAATATAAAGGTCGTTTAATCTTTAACGTAATGAAAGAACCTGAGACTGACCTTGGTAATATTTCAGAAGCAGCAACTTCTTTTGCAAAGTCTGTTGGGGCGGGTTTAAAGAATGCACTTAAAACTGAAAACCCTGAAGAAGTTGCAAAAGCAGTTAAATCTCACAAAGGTGAAGATAACGTTCCTATTATTAAACAAAGACCATTAATTAAACTTGATAGACAAGTATCGATGTATCTACCTGTTGGTCTACAATACCGTGATAACGTTGCATATGAGAATATGGACTTAGGTGGTGCGGGTGCGGCTGCGGAAAGAGGATTACAATCTGGTTCTGGTGCTATTAAGAATTTGATTGAAGGTGGAATGAAAACTCTGAGTGCGGGTCTTAGTGGTGCGGCAAACAAAGATGTTGCAAAACTAGGTGTTGTTAAACTTGCATCTAAGTTACCTGACGAAGTATCGGGTGCATTCAAATCAGCAGCGGGGGTGACAACTAATCCAAACACTCGTGTATTATTTAAACAAGTTAATCTTCGTGAATTTGCATTTGCATTTAAGTTCATTGCAACTTCGTCAAAAGAAGCAGAAGAAGTAAAAGAGATTATTAAACTATTTAGAACAGAACTATATCCAGAGAATATTAATCTAGACGTGGGTGGAAGTCAAGTTTCTATTGGTTACAAGTTTCCCAACAAATTCCAGATTGATATTGAATATGATGGAGAAGAGATTGCAACAAGAATTAAACCGTGTTTCCTTAGAGATGTTAGTGTAACATATAATAACACATCAATGACTATGCACAATGACGGGAACTTTCAAGAAATCGAAATGTCATTATCATTCCAAGAAACAAGAACACTCAACAGAAAAGATGTAGAGGAAGGATTCTAATGACAACAAAATATTTTAAAAACTTTAATATTGTCGGATATAATTTTGGTAATGAGACCTCTTCAGTTCTCTTCGATGACCTCTCACAATATGTAGATATTATTGATGGACTGAAAGATAATGTTTCTTTCTATGAACAGTATACTGTAGTTGCGGGTGAAAGACCTGATACTCTTTCATACAAGTTATATGGAACTACTAATTATTACTGGACATTCTTTCTTATGAATGACCACTTACGTGAGTCTGGATGGCCAATCCCTACATATGAACTATTGGATACTGCAAAAACAAAATATCCATATAGAATTGTTACAACAAACTCAGATATATCAACATCATTTCCAGTTGGTCAGATTGTAACTGGAGTAAATAGTGGTACTGTCGGTACTATAATCAAACGAAACCTTGACATGGGTCAATTAGTAATTGATACTTCATTAACGCCTGGCGATTACTTTGGTAAATATCCTAACCTTGAAAACTTTGGCCCTACAGAGAACATACAATACACTGCTCAAGATGGTGCATTCTATACTGCAACACTTGTTAAAGAATCTGAACAATACAATGCAGTTCATCATTATGAAGATACTAATGGTGTATGGCAAGACTTGACATTATTTGATTTTGATACACCAAATCCTCTCTGGAAACCTGTCACTTATAGAGATAGAATTGAAGCAAGGAACGATGAATTAAAATTTATTAATGTTTTAAAACCCGATGTGGTAGACAACGTAGTTAGTGAATTCAATAACTTTCATAAAAGAGTAGGTTAATGTCCACATCTCAACAGTTCAAAATAACTGAGGCATCAATCTCGGCAGACCGTTTCGGTGGATTTGCATCAAATTCTTTTGATGTTCGTACATCTGTTGCGGAATTAAATATATTTGAAAGTTTAGATAAACCTTATTTGACGGGAACTGTTGTTATTCTTGATGACAAAGCATTGTTTGATTCAATGAATTTTCAAGGAACAGAACGATTTCGTATAAAACTTTCTTCTGCGGATGAAACTTTAGATACCGTATTCGAACGTACCTTTATGATGACTGGAATCGAGCGTTCGGTCAAGGGAAATGATAACGGAAAATCTAGTATGTATGTTATTACATTACTAGACGAACATGCATATCTGAGTAGTCTAACAAGAATTAGTAAATCGTTTAACGGACGTATTGACAAGATTATTATTAAACTTCTTGCAACTCAAATGAATATGGATGTGGACGTTTCTTATTTGTTTAGAGGTGACGGTAAAGAATCTCTACCTGTTCAATCTAATATGAAAGGTATTATTCCTAACCTGAGTCCTATACAAACAATTAAATGGTTGATACAAAGAGCGACCACAGTTACAGGGTCACCTTTCTTTGCTTATGCATCTATGCATGATGACAATCTTCGTCTAGGTAATTTAGATGCCATGTTATCACAAAAAGCGTTTAACTCAAAATTACCTTACACATATAACCCAGCAAATGTTTCTAGTGCAGATACCCAATCGGAAGTAGAAAAAACATTTACTATTAAAGCATTAAAAACATCTAAGATGGGAAACACATTGAAACTTATTCAAGAAGGTGCAGTTTCATCACAGATGTCAAATACTAATCTTAACACAGGACAAATATTTAGTCAACACTTTTCAATAAGAAATACCTTGAATAAATTAAATAATCATGGTATAATTGGAGAATATCAGAATGTATTTGATACTGAGTTTAAGATGGACGAATCTCTTGTAGATACTTTTGAATCACAGAGGTTTCATACAATAACATCTAGTGGTACATATGGTAGATTTAAAAGTTACCATGATGAGTTTGATGCGACTAAGTTTGAAAAGAAACTTGAAAGTAAAGCATTACACAATACTCTATATAAAAACATGATGAATGTAGTTATTGAAGGTGCGGGATTTATTGTTTCGAAAGCAAGTGTTGGTGACATAGTAAATTTAAAAATTGTAAATGATAATACAGAACAAGATAGAAATGTCGGTGAAGATGACTTAATAGATAAAACTAAATCTGGTGATTGTATTATATACGATACTAGACATACTTTCTCTGGAACACAACACACGGTGTCTATGAACGTATGTAAACTGGAGAAACTTTCATAATGAAACCAATTCTTTCAGAGTATTATGGTGATAACACACGATGGTTTATTGCAACTGTTGTGGATTCTTCACCACCATATGGTTTTGAAGGACGAGTAAAAATTCGTGTACATGGATTACATACCTCGTCTACTAAACTAATACCTCAACATGACCTACCATGGGCGCAATGCGTTGTACCTACAACAGAAGGTGGAATATCTGGTATTGGAAGAATGCCACAGGTTCAACCTAATGCATTGGTCTTCGGTATGTTTATGGATGGTGTAAATTCACAAACACCTATTGTATTAGGTAGTCTACCGCATATTGAATTACCTACAAGAACTCAACTAGGTCAAGTGGGTGAAGATATTGGAGAAGATAACAAACCAGAAGGTCTGTGGCAAAGTGTTATTGCCGCAGTAAAACCAAAAGATGTTGATATACAAAATGACAATAGTGGTAATATTAATAATCTGGTAAGATTGTCACGAGAAAAAACTGCGGTCAAGTTCTTTTTAAATCTTGGATATACTGTTAAACAATCTATAGGTTTAGTTTCTGGTCTTGAGATGGCTTCTGGTTTAAGAACTGGTGTTAATGTTCAATCAAGTGGTCTTGGAAGGTATTCTAGAAAAAGGTATAATGATTTACAAAACTTTTCTAATGACTACAATCAATTTATGGTTCAACTTGCCTTCATTGCATACGAATTAAATGGGTCACAAACAAACGCAAATATAAAACTACTACAATCAGATAAGTTAGAAGGTTCTGATGGAGTGTGTAGGGTAGTGTGTAAGTATTATATTCAAGATGAGTCTCTTACAAAACAGTCAGAACTTGCCGCACGAAGAATGATGGATAGGATAGCATAATGGCATTAAACAAATCTTCACTCAACAGTACAATAAACTCTGAAATCAATAAACAGGTTGAAGGGAATGCTAATTATGCCTCTAGTGCTGTAAACACTATCGAAGATACATTTGCAAAGACCACAAGTAAAATTGGTAAGGTTGATGGAGAAGTCTTAGGTGGAGTTCAGTCTTTAGGTTCGTCTGCTCTTGACGGAAACGAAGTATTAAAAGATGGTATAGGAAAACTTACAGATAAGATTCCTAGTTTAGGAGGTACTGCAACTGCACAATCATCCATACCAAACCTTTTAGGTTTATCAGAAGCAGACCCTACTGCATCTGCAATGGAAGCAGTTGGTGGTGCATCACCCAAAGACCTTCAATCCGCAGTAGATAAAGTAACAACTATCTCTGGTGAATCGATGACTGATATATCTACATTTACTGCCAGTATTGCTTCCGCTGATGAACTAACAAGTATTACCGCTGCTCTTCCTTCTTTAGAAATTCCTAGTCTTGATGCAGTCGTAGGTGAGATTACCCCTGTTGCAAGTCTGAGTAGTCTTGGAGATGGTGTGAAGGATGCAGTATCAGATGCAACTAGTATTGGTGGTCTTAGTGCGTCACTCCCGTCACCAAAGAATACATTAAGTAATTTCGGTAGTGTTGGTGATTTAGTTTCAAGTGGATTGAACGATATTACAACCGCTGCTACAGGATTTGTAAATGATGCAACCAAGTTTGCAGATGACTTTGCATCATCGATAGACAAAGGTGTCAGTGGAGTTTTACAGAATCTTGCAGAGGGATTGACAGGACAAGCATCTTCTTTCCTCGCTAATATTGTGCCTGGCGGTATTAGTTCAACTGAAGCAGAGAGAAGAGAAATATTAAGACAGTTTTCAACGGGAGACCCAACAGAAAAAACTAAAGCAGTTAAAACACTGACATCAAAATCTAATAACGTGTCTCCTGAAATGAAAAGTATTATTGATAAAGTAGAAGCGACTACACCTAATACATTGTCAGATAAAGTTGCAAACGAAGCAAAAAAACAAGGTGTTCCTCAAGAAAAAATAGATGTAGCTATTGCAGAATTACAAACAATTGATAATAGTTTAGAACAACTTGATACAACTATTGGTGGTACAGTTGTTATTGACCAGAGTATGTTTGATGAAGACTTTTCTATTGGTCAAAATGAATCTAAGTGGTCTGGTCGTACATCTAAAGATGA